ATCTTAATATTTGGTGAATACTTATTATCTATAAGGTGCTTTGCCGAAAGTACCATAACAAGTGGGCCTACATTTTCCTGCATCTTATAGAAATCCGAGTATTTCTCGTCAATCTTAACAGTTCCAGATAATCCTAGCTTGTAATCCCAATTTGTGCAAGATTCAATAATTTGCTTAATCGTATTTCCTCTAGACTTATGAGTCTCGTCAACGTTAACTACTGAAAATACTTTAAAGAATTCAGCTGGAAAGTTCTGCAGGCTCTGGTATGTTGAGATAAAGATCTCACATTCATCAAATTGCTTCTGATTGAATTTGTTCTTGCCTCCAACCACATGTACTTTCCATTTTTTAGCATTTGCCGAATACAGTTCAAACTTTTCAGCAGTCTGGCCTACTAGGGAAACATTTGGGACGATCATAAGGGACTTCTTCTTACTTGTGATGGTTCCAGTGTCCCTAAGGTACGAGTTGTATATGTAAAAGATGAGGGTCTTTCCGGCAGATGTTGCTAATTCCTCAGTACAGAACTTGTATTTGATTGCACGATATGCTCCTTCTGCCTGATAATCACGAGGAACTATAGGATAGCCACGTTCATCAACTACATTAGATAGAAGAGAATTTACATAAGTGTCGTACTCTTCTCTATCGGGATAAGTTGAAAGAAGCTCATCCAATCCTTCTATAGAAACTTCATATCCAGTATGATCACTGAACTTGTAGATCTCTTTCCATAGACCTATTGAAATTTTGCCTTCCTTTGTGATAAAGACATCATTTCCATCCCAAATACCACGATCGACTAACACATTGAAGTCAGCCTGTTTAGATTTCTTCTTAAAAAAAGAAAATAGCGAAGTTCTTTCGCTATTTAATGAGAAGTCTAAAAGTTCTATCCATTTTCTATCTTCAGAGACCTTGAAGGTTAGCATTACAATCCTAGAGTTTTTTCTATGTCGAGTCGAGTCTTTATTCCAAAGATTACATTATCTATTGTCTTTATTGATTCGTTAAAGAATGATACTTGATTCTCGAATAGTTCCAAATATTCTTTAGTTGTTGAAGTGGCTCTATCAATAACTACTGTTTTTTCATTAGCTTGGTAACGAAGCTGCAGATTCCTTGAAAGTTTTTCCATCTCTTCGCCACGCTCGTCACGATATTTTTTACGAAGAGTTGAGATGTGCTCTAATAGAGTATGATTGTCCTCAAGGAGACGCTGTCTCAACGACAGCATCTCAACTTGGGCATCTTTTAAGGTTTTTAGATTAGATAGTTTAACGATACCTTCGTAAATTTCGGCTGAAACTTCGTCTCGGCGCTTCTTAAACTTATCAGCTATCTTGATTTTGCTACTTTCTTCCGACATGTCAGTCTTATACTATGTAGCTAATCTAAAGTTTATGCAATCTCAGAACTTTCCAACAAAGTATAAGAGAATTTATTACCGTGAATAGCGGCAGCTTTTTCGCAAATTGCCATAAATTCATTAAAATCTTTAACTCTTTTGAATACTTGACAGCCTTCGCTCCAGTTTTCAACGTATTCTGACTCAGTTTTTGGATTAGATCTGTGAATATTGATTCCGAACATGCCTTCTTGAACAACTGATTCATTAAAGGTCATGTCCTTGTTCTTGTCACGGTACACCTTAACATTACCAAGTCTCTGACAAAGAGCTTTGTATTTTCCTTGGTGTAAATCTATCTTCCATACTCCACGATATTGTCCTGGGACAAGGCGACCTACTCCATTTGGATTATGGAACTCCAATACTGCTTTGCGACCAGGATCAGTTGTGATTCTCCATTCGTAGAATTTCCAAACTCCATTTTCCTTAAATGATAGAGTTAAAGTATCATCAAACAGGTTGGTTACATTTTTACCAGTTGCTGAATTTCTAACTCCGACGATGTTAACATCAAATCCCTTGTTAGAATCATCAGAAAACCATTTGTAGCCTTTAGCAGTAACTGCTTTTTCAATTTGCTCTCTTGTGTAAGCCATAGCGATTTTGTTATTTTTAATTTTGAATAAATTTAAAATGAGTTGAATCATGGGTGTAATAATCGTCATTTCCAAATTGAGAAGAATCTAAAGATGTTTCGATGTCAGATCCGCCATCATATGAAGATCCTGAATTATCATAATATTTGTTTTCTGAATCTTTCATCTTTCCTATAACTACATGATGAACTTTACATTTTGATTTAATGTCATCTAACATTTTTTCAACCTTTTGATCTGGATCAAAAACAAATAAACAAGGTAGAGTAATTCCCTTCCCATCAATTTGAGTTGAAAAACTCTGTTCGCACATATCGTATCCTTTTAAAAAAGTATCAGAACATCTTGAAAATGACTTCTTTCCCATAAAACATATTATTGCAAAAGGTAGTCTATTTTGCATAGTGTCCCTAATCTCATTCCACGAATGAGAAGTTAGTGGCGATATAAATTCTTCAAACAGCTTTAGTCTCATTTTTTCTTAACTTTTGCTAATACTGTTGCTAGCTTTTTGTTTTGGGCATCGATTCTATTCAATCTAGAAGTAAAGAACCTAGTAAAAGAATCAATTATTCTCTTAGCTGCTGATTTTAAAGAAGCTAATAATTTAGACTCATTCATCTTAATCTCAAATGAATGTTTTACTTCAACTGTCTTTTTACTGGCCTCCATGCATTCTCTTAAGATCTCCTGAGCAGCATCATCTACTTTTTCCATAGCAGATTCAACAACGCTCTTCCAACCAATATCGGTTCTAGTATGACCGTATCTGTTGATCTGAACGATAAAACGCTCAGTTTCTCCGATCTTATCATCGAGCTCTTTCAATGAATCTAACATAGGCTTCACAGTTATCTCAAATCCTTTGAATTCGTCTTCAGCTTCCTTAAGACGAGCTTTCATTTCTTTAATTTCTTCTTGTAAATTATAGAAACGTTCTAATTGATTTTTAATACGATCATCCTCAATTGCTGCTTCAAAGATAAAGCTAGAAAAGGATAACACGTTTCTCTTTGATTCATTTTTATAGAAAGACATGTTTATTTAGTTTTTTTTATTTATTAGAAATGGACAAAATTTCAGGCGGTCTCAATAATAAATAACAAAAAAGATAGATTGATGAGTTATCTTGTAAATTATTCAACGTTTAAAAAGCTATTTGAGCAAGCATCTAATGATATTGCTACGCTAATTGCTAACGCGAAACAATCAGATGAGGGCACAGAAGTTCCTTCAAAACCTGCGTATACTCCTCTTTTTGCGTGGTTTGAGGAATTTGGACCAAAGGGAGCAAAATCAGATAAAATTTCTTCAGACAATATTAAGAAGATGTTGGCGTACTGGGCAGGTGATTCAAGTAGACAAGGAAGCACTACGATTGATAGCGTTCTTGTCTACTTAGACAAATTTAGTGATGCTGCTGCAACTGATGCATGGGCAGCTGCCGCAGGTGAAGCATCTGGCCAACAGGGAAGTTATGCAAACGGAGTAGATTTTCAAAAGACTGCTGAAAATGCAAAAAAACTTGCAGATAGGCTAAGAGAATTAGAGAAGGAAGGCTGGGTAGTAAATGGTAATAAAGTAAACGTTATTCCTTCTCCGAAGGATCCTGCTAAAGGTAAATTATATCTTGGCTGGAGACCAGCATTTGGAAAAGAACTTTTAGATTATACTAAATCTAGACAGTATGATGATGGTCAAGCAGGTCCAGCACTTAGAAAATTTCAAGAATGGGCAAAAGCATTAAATGCAAATGTTGACACGATTATGACTACGCTAGGAACACCTCAAGATGAGTCTATTTTTTATAGAGGGGCAGTTCAAATGAAAGCTGAAGATAAGGCGGTCTTGCTTGATAAACTTGAAGAAAAAGCAGAAAAGTATGTATCTAGAAAGGATGCAAAATATGATACAGCTGCTGAAGCTATTCAAAATGCATACCATATACGTATATCACCTAAAGGAAAAGTTGAAAAAACAACAAATACTGAAAAGCTTAGTGAACCTACTTCAACTACAACAACTGCGGTAGTTTCAAAAAGTATTGCAACTCCTGAACAAGCCAAAGCAATGTTTGAAAACAATAAAGCAGAGTTTGTAACTGGCTACGCAGATTCTTTGATCAATCAGATCGCAGCGGCAATTGAAGAAATTAAAAAGACAGAAGGTTTTTCAAAACTTACTTCAATTACATTTAAGGCAGTTGCATCAACTAACGTCATACCGACTACCTTTACTTATAAAGGAAAGAGTGGAAATGAAGCTCTAGTTGAAGCAAGAGCAGATTCATTAATTAATCAAGTAATTAATCCCGCGATTGCTAAGATTCCAGATCTTAAAGCAATTGCAAAAGTAGATAAGCAACTTGCTCCAAACAATTATGATGAAACTAGTTATCCTGGAAGTAGCAAATGGGTAAAAGGAGGAAATGTTGATGAACCTAAGTATGCAGCATTTAGATTTTCAACAATTATGATAGACGTAACTTACGAAACTTCGTCTACTTCTACAACTCCTGGAGAAGAAATTGAATCTGTTGATTATTCAGGAAATTGGCAAATTAGCATAGCTTTTGAAAAATCTAAAGGTGGTAACGGAGGTAGTAGTACAACTCGAATTCCTAGAAGTTTCTTAAATCGTAAGAGTCCAGATAGAGTTTTACCTTGTGATAAACACTGTGCAGCATACGATTAATAATTAAAAAATAATCGAAATTAAAAGGGAAGCAGTGCTTCCCTTTTTTATTCTTCACCTGGATCGTATGGTTTGTGAGAATTTATTAAGCACGCAGCCATAACCCAATAAACACCATCTTTCTCATAAACATACTGATAGCAGCCTGCCATGCGGCCATTTGGGGAAAGCATTGATTCATTATGAGATTTTGAAGATTTCCACATTTGAAAGACATACTCAGTAACGGCAGACGGATCACATTTTCCAGCTTTACAGCTTTCTCCCATCTTAATGGCATATTGAGAATATGCAGGATTATGCACAAAGTTTCCAGGACCCTTACAACAGATCTCGCTACGACGATTGCCTTTTAATTTTACATTGAAGTGAGACATGCGAGTTTCAAAATAAGGTATAGGTTTCATAACATTCTTTGCATTACCTAAATATGACTCAGTATGTAAAGAAACCTTAGCTGTATCTAAAGACTTATAGTTGCAGTGATATGCGCAAGCGTTAGTCATAGCAGTATCGAAAGGTAGCGGGTTCAACCCATTCTCAGAACGATACTGATTGATTCGATTCAACAAGCGAACAGTAGCATCTTCTGTGTTCAACAATGCTGGATAGATGAACGGAGACTCTGGAAAGCTTTGACCACTTAGTGAGGTTGTGAAAGCTACTAAGAAAACTACTACTAAATTTTTCATAATGCTTAATTTTATATTACTAAAATACTAAAAAATGATGGAAAATTAAAACTTTTGCTTAATTTTTCGTATATTTCATAAAAATAATTTTTATGGATCACAAAATGACTAAGCTTAATGTCTTCGACCTGGACGATACTTTACTTAGAATTCCAACGTATACTAGTAAGTTTCACATGGAAGAAACTTTCGATAACATGAAGCTAAATGATCCATATGATTTCTACGATCATTGGTGCTCATTAGATAGGGTCTTACATAACATTCAATTCATAGACCCTGTGCTATCTGATTTGAAGCAAGGCATTTCTGAGAAGTCTACTATGAGCGTCTTAATAACGCATAGAGTCGAGTCGCTTCGACATAATGTAATGGAAATACTGATTTCTAATGGAATTGAATTTGATGATTCTTATTTCCTAGGCAGAAAATCAAAAAAAGCGGAAGTTGTTGCTAAAATATTGAAAAAGCATCAGAGCATATCTCACATAACGATATACGAAGATTCAGTTGCTCAAATACTTCAGTACTCTCAAGTTTTTGTAGAAAATCCAGAGTATCATGGAAAGACATTTGAATTTTATATAGTTGATAAATCTAGAGTATTTAAGCTAACTTCTCTGAACTTAACTGATGTGCGAAGTATAAAACTAATATGATATTGATAATTGAAGGACCTAGACATTCGGGCAAAACTCATTTACTTGAAGAATTCTTTAAGCAGAATACGAACCCGAATGTAATATACTATAAGTTCTATTTTGCAAAGTATATTGATCAATTTGGTTTTAGAGATCAAGAGTCAGGTTCAGGTGTTCATTATTTTAGCTTAGGAAATATTCTTTCTATATTTGAGCTAAATCAAACCTTATTTAAAGATAAGGTGATTGTGTTCGATAGGTGTTTATTCTCAGCATATGTGTGGTCAATTTATAGAAAGAGAATGAAGACATCAAGACTTCATGCTGAACTTGAGAAGATCTTACAAAGTGAGTTGTACTCCAATATTTCTCTTCTCTACTTAGATAGAGATGAGAATGTGAAAATTGATAAGAAGAGAGATAAAGACTACTTTGGTAATTTTGAAAATTATTCAAGAGAATCAGAAATATTTGCTGAGCTTCTACAGAAGTTTAATTCATATTTAGTAAATGGAGAAAAGAAAAATACTTTTCATATGCTAAAGAATGGATTTAATGAGCCTAGCGTACGTTTGTTCAATGAATTGATGGATCAAATAATAAACAAGTCTATTGGAGCAAATAAATAATCAAAAATGCTTCAAGGATGAACAATAATTTCATCAAATCTTTTTCTAGATATTTGGTCGAAGGCGATCAGGATCAAATGCCAACTGGTCAACTGAAAGGATATACATCAGAACAAATAATTGGCAGAATAGGAGAAATGATGGAGATCATGTCAGATGGTCTTCGATTCGGCGTTCCCTCAGATACTTATGGTCATGCCACAACATATAGAGATGCAAATGGCGCTATCGAAAAGATTAGAGACATGCAACATTACTATGAAACTAAGGGCGAGCAAGTTAGATTCTACTGTTGGAATATCAACTATGGAGGAAGCTGGGAAGCAAGTCAAAGTTTAAAACAGAAGGTTGAAGAGTTTGGAGGCTTTGGAAAAAACCCAAATAACATCAATCTTAAGAAATTGATTGAGTATTTTACTCAAAATCCTGAGGATGTCGATAATGTTAGAAGCATTTCAATTAGCATGGACTCAGAAGCAATTAGAAAGTTTGCTATTAGAAATAGTAAGAAGGATGAGGTACCAGCACAAGCTGAGACTCCTGCTGAACCAGCTAATCAGCAAACTCAATCAACTCAAACTACCAACACTTAATATTACATATGGCGGGTATAAATCACCTACGTGAAATCTATGAGAGTAAAGGAGATGACTTTTTAAAGGGTCTCCTAAATAACTATGTTATCATTAACGAAAAAGTTGATGGTTCATTCTTTGGTGTAAAGAAGGATCAGAAAACCGATAACTTTAAGTATTTTAAGAAGAACGGAGAAATTACATATGTCGATAGAGTATTGACAAAGTATTACAATCCAGCAATTGCTCATATGCAAAGTATTGAGCCTGAGAAAGTTGAAAGAATTCCGTCAAGCTTGTATTTCGGATTTCAATACTTGACCGGAAAGGATAACTCTGCAGAACGATACGATAATCTTCCTAAAAATAATTTAACTCTTACTTTCATTCATAAGTATGGAAAGGATGGTGAAATTGAGGAAACTTATCAAAACGGCAGTGACTTAAACAAATGGGCAGATTTTCTCGATGTTGAAAAACCGCCAATCATTTTTGAAGGAATGTTGAGCGATGAGCAGAAGGAAGCTATAATGGAGTTTGTGTATTCACCAATGGAAACTCTATTCGAAAGATTTAAGACTGACTCGTTTACAAGATTTATAGTTAATCTGCTTTGTCCAGATAAGAAGGAAGCTTATTTGATGAATAGAGAACTAGACGGGATAGATTCTATAGTTTTCAGATTTTATGATGAAACTCAGGAAAATCCAAAGGCTGAAACGTATTTAGCTAAACTAGTTGATCCACTATTCCAAGAAAGAGAAGTCTCTCAGGATAAATCTCGTGAGAATAGGAGCAACGATTATATTTGGTTAATACTAATCGATCTAATGAATTTCATTGAAATCTACAATACTCAGACGCTAAAGAGCTATTGTGGAGACGAAGACACTAAGGATTTCGATAAGAGATACGTTAACTTGATGAACTGCGTATTTAAGGATTTTATCAAGAAGATGGGACCGAAATACGAAGGTTTGCAACTAGATACTCCTGACTATTTGAAGAGAGATGAATTCGCAGTTGACATGGATATGGTCGGTGATAAGGAAATCAAGAAGCTGATCACAAACAACGAAACATATGCTGAAATTTATAGGATATTGATAAATTTCTTCAATAAGACTAGAAAAAAGGTTAGCTCTGGATTCTTTACTCCAGAACTTATAAACCAGTTAAACTTGCAAGTCAATAAGATCAAGAACATTATTATGGGAGATGAAATCTATGAAAGTTTATTCCCATCATTTAATGAGTTTGTTGGAAATGATTCTGATGATTCTTATTTAATTGGAGAAGATGTTTTTGAAAAGAAGAGAGATTCTTTAAAGAAAGCGAAATTAGTTAATGTTATTATTGACGATTTTCAACCTATCACGCTAGCTCATATAAAAGCTGCCGAAAAGTTAAAATCAGTAAACAATCATAAGATCGTTCTTATTGCTATAAAGAAAGCGAAGCCTACTAAAAAAGCACCGCTTGCTGCGAATAGCGTAAAAAATCTTTTAACTAAAGTAAAGAATGAATATTCAGACCTAATTGAAGACATTAAATTTGTGAATGCTTCTCAAATTGAAGATCTAGTAAAAGCGTTAAGACCAGAATATGAACTTTGTTTATTAGGCACAAATGGAAAGAAGTTGAAGGATTATGTTTTACAATTAGATCATATTAAAAAGAGAGATATTCCGCTGAGCCTATCTAATAAATTTAAACTAGTTGAGACTCCTAACTTTGGAGAAGATGCAGACTGTTTAGAACTGATTAAGAACTCAGATTATATGGAATATAAAAAGATTGTTCCTAAATCAATTGCATCAGAATTCTTTAATTTACAAAAAGAAATTTCTCCAAATTCATTGAATGAAGCTGAAAAAGCATTAGGAGGATCTTTGAGAATTGAGGAAGAGGTAACTGCAGTAGATTCCATCATACTTGAAGAAACGAATGAAGATATTATAGATGAACAATTTTATAGCATGGGATCACCAACTGTTACATTAAAAGGAAATGATCCACATGGCTCAATGAACATGGCAAGTGCTGGAAATGTTCTTAAGAATTTGTCTATCGATGATTTAATTAATTTGACTTCAGCGATGATTGATGGAGTTCCAGGGATAGGTAATTTAATTTCGGCTGGGATTGATGTTGCTCACGCAATAAGTTACGGAGCTAGATATTTCCTAGCGAAGGACGATGAGAGCAAGATCACTAATGCTATGATGGGAATCATAACATTAGGAACAACAGTTGTTCCAGTTGGAGGAAACTTTGCAAATATTGTAGCAAGTCAAGGAATTAAGAAAGCATTAGCTCTTACTCCACAAGCTATAAAGAAGATACTTGGCATGCCAACCACTTTAAATCTTTCAAAAAGCATTTGGAAGTATTGTATCGTTGCATTACTATTTAGACTAACTCGGTCTAATATTGTTGGGTGGTTAATTGAGGCAAGGAATAATCTTAAGAAGATATCGAGTATCAATATATTAGGAAGTTCATTCGGCAGTGATAAGCAAGTTATACTTGCAGTAACTTCCTTAATTAACGAACTTATTGAGATAGCCAAGCAGTGTACTCCAAATTACTCTGAATTAGATAATCACATTCCGGGTAAGATTTAAAAGTTAAAACTTATCTCCTTTTTTGGATATAAGAGTTTATTAAAAAAGTTCAAAATCGTTAATGAAATTTGAAGAATTAACAGATGTTGACATTGAGCACATAAAGAAAGTATATTCCAGAAAGGATCTAAGTTGGGACTCTAGAATATCTCAATTAATGGAATACTTGAACAAGTCGGAACGAACCGTCAGACGATGGTTAGTTAGCTTGGGTGTAAAAAGCAAGTCCGATATTGAGTCTCCTCAATTAATCAAAGCAAAGGAAAAAGTTTTTGATTCAAATGCCAGCAAGTTTATGATAACTTGGGCACAGAATGATACTCCTGTTCATGATGCTTTTTTCACAAATATGGAAGCGTACGCTTCTGAAATAAGAGCAGACATTCATGTGATCGCAGGGAGATATAAAAATCCTACATCAGTATTCACCGATAAAAGCTATGATACTTGGGCAGATCGATTGGATGAGTATCTTGATGCAAATCGTCAAGAGATTCACAAGCGTATGTGGATCATGTCAGATGTTAAGATACAGCCAACTGCAGTCGATCCTATGACTGGATTGCAGGGAATGAGCGGAATAAATTCTTGTATATTTGGATCGCCGAAGGTTCAATTAGAAACTATTCCAGTTTTACAGGGAGCTGATCCTAAGATGATGTTAACTACTGGCGCATGCACATTAGGTAATTACACAGATTCAAAGTCAGGTAAAAAAGGAGAATTTCATCATACTTTAGGATTTGTAATAGTTGAGATCAAGGATGATGACGTATTCTTCGTTAGGCAGGTAACTGCAAATGAAGACGGAGACTTTAGCGATCTATACTATTCAGTAACATATAGCGCTAGAACAAAGAAGAGTACAATCAAGAAGAATAAAGAAGTTTCTGCAATAGTATTAGGCGATCTCCATTACGGTCACCATGACGATAGAGTATTAGATGAAACTCTAAAATTAATGGAAGATTTGAAACCTGCTCATGTTATTTTACATGACGTATTTGATGGAACTTCTATTAATCATCACGATATTAACGACCCATTTGCACAGTATCAAAAAGAAATCTCAGGATTAAATTCTCTTAAAGCTGAGGTAGATGCGATGCTTGATGGACTGGAAGCTTTTAAAAAGTACAATACTGTGATTGTTAGAAGTAACCATGATGATTTCATAGATAGATGGTTGAAGAATACTGATTGGCGAAAGACAGTTACTCCAAAGAATTCATTGGAATATATGGAATACAGTGCAGCTCTATTAAAGGGCGATGCTCCAAACGGAATTATTCCATACTTAATCAATAAGAAATTTCCAAAATTTAAGACTCTTGGAAGAAATGATAGCTACATAGTAGAAGATTGGGAATTAGGTCAACATGGTGATATTGGATCAAATGGGTCTAGAGGATCATTATTACAATTTAGAAAACTAAATGTGAAGATAATCGTTGGACACTATCATTCTCCTGGAAGAAAAGATGGCGCTCTTTCTGTTGGTACATCAACTAAATTAAGAGTAGGCTATAATAATGGAGCAAGCAGCTGGTTACAATCTCATATCCTCATACATAAGAATGGGAAAGCACAACATATTAATTTCATACGTGGAGAATTTACCACAATGAAACCTTAAAATAATCATAGAGAGATGGCAAAAAATGACAGTTTCAAGAATTACTCAAATTATTTAGGAGGTCGTGAACCCCTAAAGAATGCAATTCTTCAACACCCAGAAGATAGAGAAGAATCGATCTATGATTATATGAAGAGTCAGATCGACAGACGATTGTGGATCAAGCCTTATTCTGAATGGCATAAAGATAAGAAATCTAAATAAATAACAAGAAAGGATCTTGTTAGATGAGTTTTCTAGATAGCCTTATTGGATTTTCGTTTATTTCTTCAAAATTGGAGGAGTCTGCTCCTGCATTTAATTATGCGGAACTTGACCAAGCAGCTGAATTATTGGATGGAAAAATAGTTGGAGATATTTCAAATGCGGCTATTAAAAATTCATCGTTTGAAGCAATGCAATTGGTGTTAGATATAATTCCATATGAGGCAATTGAAGGTTCAACGAACGATCCTAAAATAAAGAATGTCTTTGTTAAATTTATAGATCCTAATCGATTAGACCATATAATTGAATATTCAAAATTTGAGGCAAATAAATTAGCAGATTTAAAGAATGATGTAAAGTCGCTAGTTTCAACTAAAGTAAATGTTCGACCATATTTGATAACTTGTGACACAATCGTTGCACGTTTAGCAAAATTAAGAGAGATACTTGCAGAAACAATAAATTCTGGTGAACTTGCATCATTAGGTGTTATTGAAAAGAAAGCCAAGATACTTAAAGGTATTGATGCAACTTTCGTAGAAGGAGGTAAGAAATTTAAGATAATTGAGGTTAAGGAGAACGACATAGCTATTAAATATGATGACGATACTGTCTCTAATCTAACAGCTTCCGAGTTTCAGAATATTTTAAAATCGAGTGGAAGTAGCTCATTAGACTCGATGCTAGATGAAGATAGTGAGAAGAAAATCAACACAACTATTCAAGATAATGCGACAGCTATCTCAAATTATTACATCTGGTTGAATACTCTTAACACAACTACTCTAAATGAAATTGATTCTGAAAGAGATAATGATTCTAAGTTGGAAAAGATCGAAGCAGCTATCGAAGCAATTAGAGATCTAGCAGCCGCTTTAGTAGAAACTGTGAGTAGAAACGAAAGAGTTCCTATGGAAACTGCACTTGCTGAAAGGGAGCAGGAAGTTTCTCCAAGAGCAACTGGAAGTCGTTTGAAGAATACTATCTTTAAGAATCTAAGAAACTCGCTGGCTAAGTCTCTTCTACCTGCAATAAATGCTGGTCAAATTACTGCTCCCGGTGGATACTTTGCTCTCTATTCAACTCTTCTTAATGATAATACTGAGAGAATGGAGAGAATAGTTAGAGAAAGAGTATATCGAGGTGACGTTGAGAAAGCAAATGAATTTTTAAGAACTCATTCAACTACTGAGAGCGCGGAAGAAGCACATCAGCTTGACTACTTAAATTCGTCAGAACAATGGATAATTGACTGGATTGAGAGCGATCAGGACGGAACTTTTCCTGAGAAAAAAGCAGTATCTTGCGCAAAAACGATAGAGTCATTAGCCGAAGTTAAGAGAAAAGAAATTAAGAATTTCTACCTATCTAAGGGTTTCAATATTAGTAACTTTGCGGCATTTAGAATAAAACCTGAGATAAGATTACCGTTATATCAAAAAGTCAGACTAGCTGTAACTAACGCTGAACGAATATCTGAAACTCCTCTTGGAAAAGTTGGAAAGGGTCTAAGCTATCTCTATGATGCGACATATACTGATGGAACAGCCTCTGGCAATAATGCTCAAAACAAGGCAGTTTTTCAAGCAGTAAATAAGCTTTTTTCAAGCGTTGTTACGTTAATTGGAGGCAAACAAGCTGGTCGAGATTACGAAAAGGCAATGCATAAATTTACAAATAGCGTTATGCCATTGAGAGAAATAGGATTCACATCGGAGGACCCAAATAAAGAAGTTTTCGGAAAAGTTAAAGAAGATATGCTTGCGCCGTTACCTATGTCCAGCGCTCCTCTAATGAATCCTGCACTTCCTGGACAGGCTCATCAGACTCCATCAACTTTACCTGATCAGAACATGGATACTTTTGCATTAGCCGGTCCTCAAAAGAAGGATAAGAAGAGCAAAAAGAAGAGTTCTGCAAAGATAATGAACTTTGCACAGTTCATGAAGCATGCGACTGGAGAGTAAGTAATTTTATCAAAGTAATAAATAAAAATAAAGGAATTCGCCCATGCCATTTGGTAATATAGGAAGCGGTGTAGTATCTGCAATAAATGGAGTAATTGGATCAGGTGATGGAAGCGACGGAAGCGTATTAGGTCAGATTCCATCAGGCCAAATAGGACAATTTGAAGTTTTACAGGCAGCATACGATTCTAATGTCAGAATGACATACATCCTTAGGGAAGGAGGTAAAGCTACTGAATATGAAGCCGCTCAATCGATATTTAATCCTTTTAATGTATTTAGGTATTCCAGATTTGGTGTAACTACTGGATATGATCCAGCAAAGCATAGAGATGTTAGTGAAAAGTCAGCAGAAGGTCTAATGGGATCATCTCCGATTGAAGCAATCAACGCAAGTTTAGGGTCTACTGTAAATAACGTAGTTTCATTATTTTCTCCAAATAATGCTCAACAAGTTGATCCAAATAGCGAGAGAATATTGTTGAACTCAAATGAAAATTCTAGAGAAAATATTTCAAATCCGACAGCTAAGAAGATTATTGAATGGTCTCAATTAAACGCATCAAGCAGTGCGGCTGTTCCACCAGCTCCTTATGCCCTTACTGATTTTATCTGGTGTAGAGACTATGGAAAAGTTCCAAATAATCGTCTGCTTACTCTAAGAAGGTACCCTATTCCTGTACAAGATAACTTACGAGTTAACGAAGAAAAGATGCCATTGATTCCAATAGCACAGGCGGTTAGCTGGTTTGGAGAAGGCACAGGTAATTCATTGGGGACAACTCTTGGGATAAACTATGGATTCAACTGGACTTCAGTATCAGCTGACGTGCAGACAGTAGAAGGTAACGAGATTCCATGGGAAGACGTATACACAGCAGCTGGCATAAAGGATGAAAAATTAAAAAGTTTTATTACGTTGTTTATTGCAAATCAGAATGATGTTGCAGCACTAAGCGGATATGATAAAAAATTACAAGATTTTGCTAGAAATGCATATGGTCCTGAGGGACCTTATTGGAATCGCATATTAGGCCCAGTGAACGTTATAAACTCTACTCAAATGAGAAGTAGGGGATTTACATACACTCAGCCTATCACATTAACTTTTAATTATTCACTTAGATCATATAACTTAATAAATCCTAAGATTGCGATGTTAGATTTAATTTCTAACTTCTTGAGTTTAACGTATAACACCGCTCCTTTTTGGGGAGGAGGATATAGATATTTTAGAAAAACTGGACTAGTAGTATCGTCTGTTCCTGGAGCTCAAGCAATGGAAGACGGAGATATGTTGGGTGCGTTAGTTCAAAGCTTATCTGGGCTCAAGGTACTTGCAAGTGGAGCATTTAAGGAACTTTCCGGATATTTAGGAGGATTAATGTCAGGCTCAGAAACAGATACTAGCTTGCTTGAAAAGGAAGCTGCAACTGATGACTATGCAAGATCTAAACTAAACTTGATACTTGCAAAAAGGATGGGAAATCTGATACAGACTCCTCTAAAAATGAAAGCGTTATTGGACGGAAGAGCAGTTGGTGAATGGCACCTCACAGTAGGTAACCCTATGAATCCGATTGCAGTAATCGGTAATTTGATAGTTAAGAGCACTAAGATAACGTTTAGCGAAGAATTAGGAGAAGATGATTTTCCAACTGGTGTAAGCTTCCAAGTTACATTAGACCATGGGCGACCTAGAGCAAAGCAGGATATTGAAAGCATGTTTAACTTAGGTGCTGGTAAATTATCACATACTCCTCTTGCTCCACCAGCATCAGCAATCAATACATTTGGAGAAGCGAATAGCCAGAGACAAAACTTAGCTAGTTCTTCCCAAACTGCAACTAATTCTTTGGCAACTAGTCAAGAAAGAGATGCTATCTTAGATAATGTAAATAGAGTATTTAAACCACGAATCAAATCTTTCTATGGTGAAGATTTCGCAATGAGTAAAATGTTGCCAGATTATTTCTATCAATTAAAAACTAAAGATTAATTATGTTGAATCTAGGACTATTTAAGAAGAAAAAGCTGTTCACTAAGTCTAATGGAGATCAAGTAGTTGATCTAACTAGCGGTACGTTCAACTCAAATACTTTGAACTCAGCTGGAACGAGTTATATTGCGGTAAATGAGGACGAAGTAATGAGACCGGATTTGGTTGCAAACCGGATATATGGAGATCATAATAAATTTGATGCAATTTTAAAGTTTAATGGGATTTCAAACCCATTCAGTGTGGATTATGCAGACATTTTAATGTGTCTTCCATATTCATCAATTGAGTCAATGTTTACTCCTCCTAAAACAGTTCCTGAAAAGGGAGTTGAGAAGAAAACTAGCGAAGAATCTATATTTAATAATCCAAAAACTACAAAAGATCAGGCAAGATTAGATGATCTTAAGAAGAAGGCAGGTGCTGCTATTCTTCCACCAAATGTTAATCAGCCTGGAAGTAAGAATGTGAAGATCAAGGACGGTAAAGTAGTATTTGGAGAGGATGTTACAACAATTAATAGTAAAAATTGTCCGGCTCCAATTTCCAGAACAAGATTACAGGAAGCTCTAATAAAAAATAAGTTATTTTAATGGGTTTTAAGCAAGTACTTAAAGGCACAATATTACCTAAGGTGTCTTTAAAGGAGATGTTTACAGCGTATGATGGTAATAACGAAAAGAATACGCAATCTGTAGTAAAAGTAGGAGTAGATAAACCGGACTCTGCACAAAGGTATGGTTCAACTGAGCCTTTTGTAATGATCGGATCAATACAGCTTCCAGAAAAAGCGTTAGACTACTTAAAGATTGATGAAACTGGATTTTTACCTAGAGTGATGCTCTCATTTAAGGACAAAGAAGGTATTTTTTCTGGAAATAATTTTCCTAAAACTGACACGTTAGTTTCAGTTTACATCAAAGTTACAGGAGATGTACTTAAGCCAATTAGATGTGATTTCTTAATAACTGACGTTAAATCATCAGCCTCAGGTAAATTAATACCTAGCGCAAAAAATATAGATTATACGATATTTGGTGAACTGTTTGTGCCAAAGCTCTATGCAAATGTTTCAAAAAGCTATAGAAACATGTCGTCGAAGGATGCGTTAAAAGCGATAGCAACTGATTTAGGATTGGGATTTGCAGAAAATGATTCTGCGCCAAATGATTCGATGACATGGGTAAACACTAACACTACATATTTTGACTTCATTAAAGACATTGCAGCTCATTCGTATCAAAACGAAGACTCATTTTTTGAAGTGTATATCGATAAATGGTATTATTTGAATTATATTAATGTTCAAGTTCAGTTAAGCCCAGGAGAAGTTCAAAAAACTATGCAAGTTTCTCCAGACACGGGAGTTCTTGAAACAAGTCAAATCAACGCAAATGGAGCAGATACTAATCTAACTGATACTGAACTACCCATATTTTTAAGCACAGATAGTTCAAAAGAAGGAAAGTCTGTATTTATTGAAGAATATTCATTATTATCTGAGCAAGGAAGGATTTTGAAGAAGAATGGATATAAGAAGCAAATATATTATTACGATCATTTTAAGGAAGAAACTGAATCTAAGAATAAGTTTACCACCTTTAATATGAATGCAATTTACACATCAGATTCATCTGGCAATATTCCTTTAATTCCTGAAAATAAGGAGTTTAGAGAAAGCTTAGCAAAGAAGTGGATGAACATCAACTATGGAAACACTCATAGAGAATGGAATGCAGCTAGATTATTGAACGATCATAACTTAAAGGAACTTAGAAAGATAATGCTTTTCGCTAGGGTGAATGGTATAAACTTTCAAATAGTTAGAGGAATGAAAGTGCCGGTTGAGATAAAATTATCAGTCGACGACAATATCTCAAAAAATAGACAAGATACTGAACTTGAAAAAACAGATTCAGAAGATGCTAAAAAGAATAATATGACAGAGGTCGTAGACACCCAGTTAAGTAGTGCATATTACATAGGTGGAGCAAAGTTCATATTTGATAGCTTGGGGAAAAAGGAAAATAAGTTTCATACTGAATACTTTTTAATGAGACGTGAGTGGAAGCAATCCGATAAATAATTTAATAGATGCATAATTTTTTAAACATACGAACAAAGACCGATAACTTCAGAAAGGGTGTTTTCATGGATCCATTCGATGAACCTACTTACTTGACTTTCGCTATCGATTTTAACTTTGAAGCTACTTCTTTTACAACGGTCGAAGGACCTGATTATTTCTTGCATGCAAGCCCACTCTTCAAAAATGCAAAGGGCGATGCAAATGATGATCCAAATAGCGCACAGAATTATCTGATCAATCGCGGATATGTGCCTCAAGCAAATGCACTAAAGACATTTAAGGAAATTCTTAAATACTTAACATTCAATGCTCCTTGGTATTTTAATAGCATTCAGGGTTTGAATTCTCTTTGGAAAAATGCTACTGACACTAAGTCAGGTAGCAAGAGTATGAAAAATCCAGTTAGACTTGAAATAAACACTCTAGAGGCAGTCGATTTACGATTAACTGAAATTGCTGACCTATATAGAAATTCAATTTATGATAAATTCTATATGAGAGCCAGAGTACCTGATAACTTGCGATGGTTTAACATGGACATCTATATTGCAGAATTTAGAAATCTTAGGTATCGTCTTCCTGGAGTTGCTCAAGGAGTTGCTCAATTTGCTGGAGTAAACACAGCAGCATTAAGCAGTTTAGCCGGATCTGGAAATCAGTTTGCTAATGTGATGGATCAGTACGGATACATTAAATTTAAGTGTTCAATGTGCGAATTTGATTTTTCCGATAGTTTACCTAGCATTAATGCAGTAGGCGGAGGCCAAGCTCAGCAAGCAACTAATAAATTTGCTATAAATATTGGTTTCTATGAGGAAGAAAACTCATTTGGAGATGGAACTAAAACCTTCGATATGCCAAGCAAAACAGCAGTTCAAAATCCATGGGGTAATAGAAATATTGGAACAAATGTTCAGAACGTTGGAACTTTTATGAGTGGATTTGCTCCAATTGGAAACGCGATCAATTCAGCTACAGCAGCTGCACAGCAAGCAGCAAGTAACATCGGAGGCTTCATAAATCCTGCATTAGCAGCTGCTGCCAATTTTGTTGGAACTGGCTCATTTGGAGGAGTAACATCACTTGGAGATGCGTACGAAAGTGGATATTCAACTAATGGAGATACACCACCTGCTAGACAAGCGCCACCTAGTGGAAAAGTATACTAATAAACCTTTTAAAAAGAATTGATATAAGATACTGTAATGATTGAAAGTAACAATCACGATATTGAAGTAAGGGACACTGACGATCTATTAGATAAGCAGTACTTGGGAATAGTCGAAGATGCTAATGACCTTCGTAGAGAAGGTCGCTGTAAGATTAGAGTATTTGGTTTGCATGAAGGAATAGAAACTCAAGATCTTCCATGGGCGTACCCTAAGCAAAAAAGTGCTTACTTTGGAAAGGACGGTAAATCGGCAGCAGTCTCTGTTCCAAAAATAGGTGCAGTAGTTGCAGTTAGATTCGATAACGGTAATAAGTATTCACCTGAATTTTTCTCAGTACATGAGTTAGCTGATGATATTAAGGATGAGTTCAACAAAGAAGGAAAATATTTTGGTTCGCATGTCATATTATTTGACGGAGATGAGGAGCTTAAGATATGGTTTAACATGACAGATGGACTAATCGTTGAACTAAAGGGATCTAGGATAAGCATAGGTCAAGATAAAGCTATAACTATTTCACATGCGGATTCGCAATCATCTATCGAACTTAGAGGATCTGAGATTAAAATAGTCTCGAATAGTACAGTTAACATAACTAGCGCAAGTAAAGTTGAAGTAGCATCCGCTGAGATAGTAGCAGATGGATCTTCTGTAAAAATAGGAAAGATTCCCACAAATTCAGCAGTTCTTGGAGAAGCGCTAATAGCTGCTTTACAGATTATTGCAGCAACAGCTGACGCTAAATTCCCACCTTCACCAGGAGTAGCAACGGCAGCTGTTCAACAAGCTTTGCTATTGTCAAGTTCAGTGAAAGTGAGTAAGTAATCAAAGTCTTTTTATGACAATGTTGTTTTCTTCTTTGAATTTTTCCCAATCGGTCTTATTCATGATATCTGGAAAACGTGCACCGTCGTTACAGGAACGCTTAACGTATAGTTTTCCAGGAACGTCACATCCGCAATATATGCAGTATTGAAATTTAACGCAATCATCTTTGCATTTTTCCATTCTATACAAAACTTGCTCCTTTTGATGATCGGCAAGCAGGCCAAATTCATCACCTAACATTTTCAAGTTACCTTCGAAAAATTCGTATACTTTCTTTGGAGTTATCATAAATAATAGAAAACTTATTTGTTTTTTCTTATACAATATTTGATCGTAAAAGTTTATGAAGGATTACTACAAAATACTCGGCATTAATAAATCAGCAACGGCTGATGAGATTAAAAAAGCCTATCGTAAGCTTGCGGTAAAGTATCATCCCGATAAAAATAAGGAAGATGGAGCGGCTGACAAATTTAAGGAAATTGCGGAAGCATACTCAGTACTAGGGGATGAAAAAAAGAGAAAGGAACATGATGCACCTAAATTTAATTATGGAAGAAGTCGCAATTCAGATTTTTCATTTGATGATTTCGTTAGATCTAACGAGTCCTTTAGAAAAGACTTTAGACGTGGCTCTGGCTTTACTGAAAAGAAGGTAAAGGAGCAAACACAACACCTAGATATAGTTCATACCGTTAGCTTAGGACTAGCTGATGCTTTACTTGGAACAAAGATAGAATTTGACGTGGCACGAAGAGTTATTCAACCTGACCAGTCATTTGGAACGGAAGAAAAGACGATATCTGTCGAAATAAATTTAAGCGAAAAAAAGTTTAATATTATTTCAGAAGATGGAAAGAATGTAATCAAGGTAAGAATTCAAAAATTAGGGCACGAGGAAAGAATAGGTAAAGTTGGAATTTGGGGAGATATTGAATCTGTATTTCATGCAGGTGATCTATATGTTCACATTGAATTGATGAATGCAGTTAATCTTAAATTAGAAGATGGATTAGTTGTGCATGAACTTGAAATTCCTCTGCATCAGGCAATACTTAAGGGAGAGAAGGTTAGAATATCTACAATATTTGATAAGCAATACGACGCTGAATTCAATTCAGCTAAAAATTTAAGCTCTCTTAAATTAACAATAAAGCAACAGGGCATAATGAAAGTTGATGGAATAAGAGGAGATTATGTAGTTAGATTTAAAGTACTTGGCCCAGATTTATCTAGTTTAAGTGAGGAAGAATTAATAATTCTAAAAGATCTCCTAAGTAAATAGGGAAAACTCACAAGTTTTTACAAAAAGCCTATAATAAATAATAAAAAAATTTTAGGCTTTGAAGAGTAATTCTTTAAATTCAAACTTGCCAAACGATTGGGTTCTGATCGTTGAAAATGTTGGAGAAGATTTAGCAGTAAAGAGCAGATCTCAAAACAACACGATATTGGAGGGAGTTTGCGCAGTATTCGGCGAAATGAATAACAATCGTAGAGTATACGAAAAGAACGAATATCTACCACACCTTTCATATTTAAAGGAGAAAATCTCAAAAGGTCAACTTGTTGGAGATCTTGACCACCCACCTCATTTTGATGTTACTCTAAAGAGCGCATCACATATCATCGAAGATTTATATTTTGATGGTGACAATAAGGTGATGATCAAATTGAGAATTTTGGAAAACACTCCAAATGGAAAGATTGCAAAAGCTTTATTAGACGGTGGAGTTACTCTATCAGTATCATCAAGATCAGCAGGAGAGGTTTTATCAGAAGGGCGAGTTAGATTACACAGAATCTTTACTTACGATTTAGTAGGTGAGCCTGGTTTTACACAAGCAGTTCTTAAGAAAACTATGAATGAGTCTCTAAAGAGTGAGTTTGAGATGATAACTGAGAGCTATGATGCTATGAAGAATAGATCATTTGTTGAAACTCATAACCTGGATGACGTATCTGAAAGTTTAAATTTTGCAGATAATTATAAAGTGTACAAGATAAATAAAAAAGATAAGGAATTCAAATCTGTATTTGAAACATCCATATCTCAAGAAAAAAATACATCGCAAATGGCCGATTTCGTAACAAAGGATCAGATGAATCAGTATTCTGAAGTATTGAAACAACAGATTCAGGGTATTAAGAAAGAATTAAAAGAGCAAAAATCTTTGCTTGAATCTTCTAATTCTGATGTGGACTCTTCTAAATTGACTGGCTTTGTTAATTACTTAGCTGAGAACATGGAAGGTCTAATTAACTACACTGAATACTTAAGCAAGAAAATGAACGAAGCAATTCGTTATACTGAGCACGTTGCTGAGACTACCAATAATTCTATTGAGTACACTAGCTACATTGGAGAAAAATTGAATCAGAGCATCAATTACCAAGAGTATGTTGCTGAGAAAGTTGATCAAAACATTAAGTACTCTGAGTATTTGAAAGAAAACTTAAACACTAGCATCAACTATCAAAACTACTTAGGTAAGGAATTGGATGAGTCTATTCAATACATTGAGTATGTTGCAGAAGGTGCTAACAAAGGATTAGAGTATTCTGAATATTTAGCTGAAAACTTGAATTTGAATCGCGATTATTCTGACTATATCTCTAACAAACTAACTGAATCTATTGGATACACTGAGTATGTGGTAGAATCATTAAATAGCGGATCATTCACTCCAGCAGAAGGTCGTAATCTTTTAAATGGAGTTAGTAAAGTAGATCAATTGATTTCTAAAGTTGACGAAGCGTTGATTCAAGTTAAGAACAAATCAGCTAAAGAAGTTTTGGAAAACAAGCATCCTTTCTTGAAAGTTCTTTCTGAATCAAATCGCTCTGCTTTCTATAACTTAGATTCTCAAACTAAGCAAGCAGTTGTTGAAACTTTGAATGGATCAGTATGGTTCAATGAGAACGAAGTAATGAGTATCATGGAAGCAGTAGTTAATAAGCAAGCTGCAGATCTTCCTAACTACTTACGTTTTATGCCAGCTGAATACAAATCAGTATGGACAACTATGAATGAGTCTGAGCAAAACAGAATTCATGCAAAGGCTCAATTATTTACTATCAATACTCCATATCAAGCAAAAGCATTTTGGGACGAAATGGATTTCAGAGCAGTAAATGAAAGAGTTGAAATTGAAAAACATAATTTAAAAATAGCAAAACTCAACGAAAGCCAAGGTACAGAAGGCCTAATTCCTGTAGAACAGGTAGTTGATATGCAGAGAGGTTACTCTCAATCATACTTGGACGGTTTGCTTCGCCGAGCAAACGGTTAATAACAAGTAACTAAAAAAATCAAATCAAAAAATGGCACGTACAAAAATTTTCAAACGTTCTAGCGACAATCGTTTAGCAACTACTTGGAAGCCTGTATTGGAAGGACATGGTGCAGATTTGAACAAGACGCCTTGGTTAGTAGATTACGCTCATAACCACGCAATGTTCGAAAATGCTACTCCTCTTTTCGAGCAAGCATCTCCTGGTCAGTTCTTGCAAACTCCTGGCGCTTTAAATGGCATGGGTAACCCAGTTGCTCCATTGAACACTCAAGCACCTTATTTTAATGGTGCTAAAACTACTACTGGTGGTTCTGGTGATAAATTCCCAAGCTTACTTCCAGTAGCTATCCAAGTTGCTGCTAAGACAATTGGTTTCGACCTTGTTCCAGTAGTTCCTATGGATTCTCCAGTAGGTTTCTTACCTTATTTGGATTACGTTTACGCAGGTGGTCGTACTACTAGCGAATTCGAACCATATTTGGTTAAAATCGTTGGAGCAACTGCTGCTGCTTTAGGTGGTGGTACTTTCACTCCTGGTGATTCAATCGTACACAGTGCTGCTACTGGAGCTTACACATTCGTAGGTTTCTCTCGCGTAGATGGTCATTTGATCATTAAAGTAGAAGAGGAATTGGGTGCTGGTGACACAGTCGCTGGTGACTTAGTAGGTAACATCACTGCAATCGGTGCAAACACTGCTCCTAACTACACAGTTGCTTCAGCTGATGTACAATTAGTATCTGCTCTTGAAAACCATATTTCTGGTTTCACTAGCGTATCTGATGAGGATTATCAAGGTGCTGCATTCAATGGTCCATACTTGCCAGCTACTGGTGATGTTCCTGGTGCAATGCGTCGTGAACAAGGTGAGAACTCTAAGTTCCGTCAAATGGGTCTTCGTATGTTCACCAAGTTTGTAGAGGCTGAAACTGACCAAGTTGCTATCTCTGCTACTGTTGAGCAAATCCAAGACTTAAACCGTGTTTGGAACTATGATGTTATCTCAATGTTGGAAAACGTTGCAGTTAATGACTTAGCACAATCAATCAACAAGCGTTTGGTTGACCGTGTATTCCAAATGGGTGAGGCTGGTGCTAACCAAGCGATTGCATTAGAAGGTTCTGATGTTGTTACTTTGAACTTGGCTGCAGGTTCTTTCGATAACACTTCAACTTTGCAACGTCGTTTCGTTACTAAGGTTCTTGAATTAGCTAACTTGATCTATCACAGAGGTCGTTTCGGTGCTGCTACCTTCATGGTATGTGGTGGTCGTGTTGCTTCTGCGTTGGCTGACGTTGCTGGTTACAGCATCGCTCAAGTTCCTAGCGACTTCGCTGGAACAGCTGGTCAATTGTATCCTGCTGGTAAAGTTTATGGAGTACAAGTATTTGTAGATCCTAACTTGCCTTTCGGATCAGATCGTATCGTTTTCGGACGTAAAGGTGCTGATGAAGAACCAGGTGTTAAATTCATGCCTTACATCATGGCCGAGTCTCTTCAAACTATCGCAGAGGGAACTTTCTCTCCTAAGATCGGAATGAAGTCTCGTTATGCTATCACCGAGGCTGGATGGCATCCAGAAACTCAATACGTTACTATGACATTGTCAGATGGCGCTATTGGTATCTTGACTGGATCAACTACTATCGTTCCTTAATAGAAACGTAGATAAATGAAAAAGAGGACTTCGGTCCTCTTTTTTTATGTGTGATACTTAGAAATATTTAATTAGATAATAAGTCCATCCGTGATCCTCTATTTAACAACTGAGATGTGGTACTTATTGACGAACCAGTTAAATTCTGAAATAGCTGATTCTCGAGTAATTAACAGATTCTTTTTAAGATAACTAATTGCATACTTTTCAAAGTCTGAAAAGTTCGATTCTGATATTGTTCTGCCTGGCTCACCTGAAAACTTTTCCATCATCTCCAATAGGTGTTGTATTATTTCTCTATTGTTCGACATTTGGATAGTATTGATGATTAGTATTAGTGTCAACTATTCTAAGAATGGATCCACGTTTCTTATTAAGAATTGAATTGATGTACTTTTCTACGGATTTTATCTTATCGTAGATTAGTACTTTTCCATCATTCTGATATACTGTTAAGGAAGTACCTCCTTCTTGAACCGATAGCTCGTTTAATCGGTATTGATCGCCTACTTTATGTGCTGTCATATGAGTCTTTTTTAAAAATATACTAAAGCCTCGACCTAAATTAAAATATTATAAAGGATTTTCAATCTTATCTCCAGACGCTAATGAATAGACTATCTTATTTGGAGTAACTGTGAATTCTTTTCCTCTTAGCGCATCAATATACTTTTGGCCTGCGCCTTTATTAAGGTAAGCAATAGTAGAATGTGGATGATAGTCAGGAAAATTAGTAGTATGAGGAAATTTAGTCAATTCCTGATTTACTTGGTGTAACTCTGGTGAATCGACATCGAATTTCAAAACATCATAATCTGAATTATTGAAGCATGATGCATTCTTTAGAGTAAGTTGAGGATATTGTCGAGATTGACAAGTGTTCATAACTGCATCATGATCGACATCGTGATGTAAGCCATATAATAGAGTTACGTGAGGATTTGTTTCTAATCCAAACGAACGATCTCCTTCTTGTGTGTATACATCATCTGGAGCTATTGATTCGTGAAGTTCCTTCATTTGAGGCATTTCAAAATATAACATAGCACAGCCATATTCATATGTTTGTTTCTCCTCAAAGAGCTTCTTGGCATCTTTCCAAGAAATAAAATTGTCTAAAATATGCATCTTATTTTAAAGTTAATAAATACTTAAGTTTGTTCACTTTGCTCAACATTTCATCTCTAAGATTTAAAAGATCAGTATCCTGATGAGCATTCAGAGATGAGTCAAAATCTAATAGAAATTGAGTAACTGTTTGTAAATAATCATTTAGTGGAAGATCTCCAATATTGTATAAATCTACTGACTCTCCTTGCTCTAGCGCAACTCTTCCATATTTTCCCATATACACCTCCATAAATTCATCAATAAGACCATCAAAGTCTGAATATATTGAACCAAATGCATTATGCCTAGAGTAACTAGTAGACTGCCAGTGAAATATTCTGACTTGCTGCTGCATTTTTATGAAATTTACTATGATTGAAGACATCACTATATGTATTTTTATTATTTATCCTAACTATATTGCTTAGAAATTGCTCTTTTTAACTCAGAAAGATCTTCTTTATACATGCCATCTGGTGTTTTAGACTTAATCATCTCCAATTCTTCCTTCTTCACTTCCACTTGCTTACAAAGCTCTTCAAATTTTTCCTTAGTTAGAGTATGAATTGCCATAGAAAGAAGATACGAATACGATTCTGAGATCTTATCAAATTTTTTCTTTTCTAGCTGCTCTTCAATCACGCTACGTGCAACATTATTTACTTTTAACGTGCCTTCAATAATTTCCTTAATGAATCTTGCACGATTACTTAAGTTTAGAAGTTCAGATTCGATTTTTGCGATCAAATACTCCTTTCTTTTACTGTAATAACCTAATCTAAAGTTTACGAAATAGTTGATGATGTCTGTCGCAGATTCAAATATCTTTAAAGCTCCATTTTCATCCAAAACTGTGAAGTTTTCGGATTCTTTCTCCTCCATCTTTAGGAATTTAGCTAACTTATCACTAGTCTGCAATGATTTAATTTCTTCTCTTCTCATCTTGATGAGATAGTTCACATCAGACTTACAATTATTGTCGTATTCTGTGATTCTACGAGTTTCCTCAAGACCATTTAGATAAGCATCATACTTTTCATAGGTCATTGATGGTGGAAGTTCCAATATTTGAATGGTGCTCGTATTCTTTATCTCATAAAGACCTCTAAAGATCCAAGAATTAGTATCATCAACTCTTTCGCAAGTTCCGCTAAATCCATTAAACCATGGCTGAGGCTCCTTAAACTTCTTGCCTTCCAGGGACTTAATACATGCGTCAATTAGCTCCAATGGATTTCTATTTAGGATATTTGTCGCAAACCCGACAGCGATCCCGCTTCCTCCATTTAATAGAACAGTAGGTATAATTGGTAAAAAGTATTGAGGTTCGATCTCATTACCTTCTTCGTATCTAGGAGAGAGCAATTCAAAATCCTTGTATAGTAATCTAAAATTAGGATGAAGTCTCGTTGAGATATAGCGAGGAGCACCTGCTTCAGGAGAACGTAAGGATCCGAATTGACCAATTTCATCCAAAACCGGCATTGAGTTCTTGAATTTTTGAGCCATTCCAATAATTGCTCCGCTTAGAGATGAATCTCCATGGTGGTAATGAGCATCACTTGCAACCTTACCAGCTAACTGAAATATTTTTAAGTTCTTTTCAGAACCGTTTTTCCATACTCTATCTGCTACAAAAACTACTTTACGTTGAGTTGGCTTGAATCCATCAATAACTGATGGAATTGCTCTATTTTCGACAACATATACTGCATATTCACGATATGCAGTGTCTAAGTAATCAGTAACTGTTTGAACTGTTTTCTTTGCCATTATTTAGATACGATATCAGGTATGTTTCTGAATGTTTTTTTGTTTGCGTATACTTGCTTAAGGTGATCAATGATTTCAATATACATATACATGTATTTTGCGCTGCCTACATCCAATAAATCTTCAATATTGTTTTTTCCATGTATTACGGTCGCATGGTTATATCCAACTCGTGATGCAATTTGGCTAGGGCCATATCCCATAGTAGTAAGTATGTAGTAACAGAATTGTCTATATGTAACCAACTCATCTGTTTTCTTTCGATCTTCCGTAAAAAATTTCATCCCAGCGACCTTTTCAACTCCTTCAATAACTTCATCAATTGAGAGAAGAAAAGTTATTACTTTATCGCTATTCGGATTATTGTCTAAGTTGAAGGATTCATTAATCTCTGCATAGAATCTAGCAACTACTTGGTTAATATTCAGATTTAAGCGTTGCATAGCGCTATTCAATTTAGTAACTTTTACGGCTTTCATTTATTTTTAGATATTAGGTTGTAAGTTTAGTATTTTTTCCTTTCTAGGTTGAGAATCACTGCCGAACCAGGCATTTAATGAATCTCGAGTAGTGTGATCATTTTTCAATTGCACAACATATGGATTCTTTATTATTTCCTGATATTCGTCATCCTCTAACGCAGCTAATCCTTTCTTGTATTCTATACTCCAAGATTTTGGATTGTTTTTAGACAGCCAGGCATCAAACTCTGCTTGAGTATAGAAGCTATTAATAGTTGATCCTTTTCTAGCAACAACTAATGGTGTCATTACTTTATAGATTCTGCCCTGCTCGAATAATTCTGGCCAGTACTTATTAAAGAAATTTATCAATTGACCTGCGATTGAATTTCCATCAGGATCAGCATCGACATACAAGTAGATTCGACCGTATCTTAATCCAGTAGGTTCTTCTCCTAGCTTCAAGCCAAGCGAACCCATAAGACCTTTTACCTCCTTATTTGCTATAACTTCGGAATTAGATAGTTCGCTAACATTTAGAAATTTTCCTCTTAATGGATAAGCTCCCATCGTTTGAGTATCTCTAAACTTTCGAACAGCGGATAATGCGGACATTCCTTCGTATATTCCAAGTATGCAAATTCCTCTGTCTCCCTTACGTTGAGCATCAATTAAGTTAGCAACTTTATTCTTATCTAGTTGACTGTTTAACTTGCGCATTTCAGCTCTTTCTTGAGCAAGCGCTTTCTTTTCAACCCAGTCCAAAACAGATTGGATAATATCGGATTTGAATATCAGCTTTGCAATTTTATCAGTGACCTCATGTTTTGTTTTGAAATCCTTAGGTTCAGTAATGAGTTTTTCTTTGGTTTGCGAGCTAAATGACGAGTTTACGATATTACAATCAATAAACACATAAAGGTAATTTTTAATGTCGCTTGGCTTTACATCAACTTTGTGCTTTTTCTTAATCATCTCACGCAATTGATTGATGAGCTGATTTGCGATATATTCAACATGCGATCCGCCATCCTTAGTATGAACAGTATTTACAAAACTGACATTTGCAAAACCTGAGTCAGATTTGGCAAAACCTATCTTCCAATCTTTAGATTCTTCGTAAAAATAATCTGATGTATACAATGCGATATATTCTTCGAAAGTTTTGAACTTTAGAACACTTTTGGTGGACTTTCCATCCTTAATTATTGTGAAACTAACTGTCAACTTTGAATTACAGCCAGCAACATCCAAGCATCTCTTAAATAGAATTTTTGTGCTAACTTCATCTATTACAGTCATTCCAAATCTCTTTAGATCTGGAATAAATGATATTTCAGTAAATCCTTTTTTAGCAGGAGAAACCGTTGGCTTGCTTCTCTTTAGCATGTTATCAGTAAAAGTTTGCTCGAACTTATTTACTCCATCACAAGTCTTTACTGTGAATTGTTTTGAAAAGATATTTGTTAAGGTTGAGCCGACACCATTTGTCCCGGCAACTATTCTCTCCTCGCTATCATCAAAGTTCGAACCAGATTTTAGATTTGAGAAGATCATTTCGGGGATCCATTCTTTATGCACTTTATGCTTTTGTACTGGAATTCCACCATTATCCCAAACTGAAATCTCTCCATTATCGACATCGACAGTTACTCTAATTTCATTTAGTTTTGGATTACGACGATGTTCATCAACTGAGTTGGACACGATCTCATCAAATAATTTGATAAAACCGGGATTGTATACAACTTCTTCCTTTAATATCTCACTTCCATTATACAAATACTGCTCTCCAGTATGAGGAGAGATAGATCCTATATACATAAATGGTCTAAGTAAGACGTGCTCAACATCAGTTAGCTTTTGATATTTTTGTTCGACTCCTTTTGACTTTGCCATACTTTACTTTGGTAATTTTTTAATCTTTAAAGCTTCCTTAAAATATTGAGGCAAGCTTTGATTATTTAATACTTGATCGAAGCATTCATCTAGAATGTAAGTTTCTGCCCAGTCTTGATCATTTCGGATGGATCTTCCATAAGCTTGTAGAATATCAACTAGTGTTTTCCAAGAATACCATTCTGAGTTGGTTTCCAATCTCTTCTTAATCTTCTTACTGATTAAGTTAGGAAATGGCACCTTTAATATTACTTGGAACCTAGATAAATCATCCTTCAAGTCTATTCCATTTATCATAGATGGAGAAACTATCACAGTTTCTTGCTCGGATCTGATATGTAAACTTAGAGATTCTTCTCTGGTTTTAGATTCATGAACAATTAGCCTAGGATTTTTTATTGAAGACTCAATTCTACGACTAAATTCATAGTTACCACTATGGATAATTCCCTTATTTGTCGCATTCTTTTCAAGAATTTTATTGATAATTGGAACTGCTCTTTTGAAGCTCTCTTCCTTTTGATAATAGGACATTTTACCAAATTTCAAGTAAATAATTGGTCTTTTTGCAGCATCAAATGGACAGGGAAGAGCTAAGTATGAAGAGTTCTCGACATCATATCCCATTAGGAAACTAAATAAGTCTTGATCTAATATTGTGCCTGACATAAAGATCACATGATCGTACTGCTGCCAAAATGTTTCATCAAGATATTGATTTCCCCAAATAGGTTCAACTAGTAGCCTAATCTTTCCATTTGCATCTAGATCCTTTTCAAATGACCAATTGGTTGAATGGCTTTCTCGATCATTAATAAAACGATTGTACTTACACATTGACTTATCAAGGTGATCTGCTTTCTTCACAAGATCAAGCTTTTTCTTTTTTCCTCGAGTCTCTTTAGCTTCATCAATGTTCGAAGCTATTTTGGATGACATCATTGGAATTATTGTCTTGGAAACATATTCAGCTAACTCAGCGATATTTTGAATTTTCTCAAGATCTTTCTCCATCCAATATTCCCAAATATCTAAAGCCTTTAGGCTTCTTTCAGAAAAAGTTGATGAGATAAAATCACAAAAAGTTTCTTCAAAGCCATGAGCTTCATCTACAATTAGCAAATTTGCACCACGATCTCCAAGTATTTCAGGAGAATACATGGAGTAGGCGGTTATAAGATGAAAATTAGTTAAGCTTACTTCATTTCTAACAAAATGGCTTTGGGCAATCTTGTGGGAACACGCTTGGCAGCTCTTGTTAGTCGCTTTATTAAGTATCGATGCTTCACCACAACTCATCTGATTAGTTCGGCACCAATAGTTATCCTTACCTTTAAGATTTGCGAGAAATTTAAAGTCTTTGACGTATTGGTCTTGCAAAAGTTTGCTATTCGTTAGAATATCTACTTTACCTTTTGGGGCAACTTCACGAGTGTACCATTCAGAAATCATCATAGCTGCATATGATTTACCAACGCCAGTTGGAGCATCAATAAGCATGAATTTCTTCTTATCCTTTACTGAAGACTTGACAAAATCAAGTATTTTTACTTGTTCTTCGCGAGGTTTAAACTCAAGTTTTACTTTTGACATTAATCTACTTGAGTTTCAATTGTGTGTTCTATTCTCACTCTTGCGCAAGTTTGAGGCTGGTGTTCGTTCATTAGGAAATTGTTGATATATCCCATCATGTTTGCAGAGCCGATTGGATTTGCAGAGTGAACAACGACTTGTGGAAAAACAATAGCTTGTCGAGGACGTTCTCTTTTTTCTGGAAAGAGCTCATAATAATGATTAACTAGCCATTTAGCACAATCATATCCTGTTTTTTCCTCAATATGAGAGTAGTCCAACTGGTAATTTGGAGAAACGTTTGTGTAGTATTCAATCATCGCAGTTTCTCCAAGATCATGATCTAGAGATATTGATGAAATATTTTCCAAGCCAAGTTCCTTGACCTTTTCAACAAACTCGTCATAGTTTCTAACAACTGTCCATCTCTTATCGACTGGAGTTCGGATGTCATCTAAGTAAATTGAGTGCTTCATATTAGTATTATACTCAAGAAATTAATAAAGTTTGCGGTTTCCACTTTGGATTGAACCAAAAAGTTCTTCCATTTCTGTCAAGTAGCTTATCCCCGATTGAATAGCATGTGAGCCATTCAGAAAAGCCGTTTACTGGAACGTTGAATGGATTTTGCCAATCTTTAAGTTGACCTCCTCCTAAAATGTATGATTCATAGACTATTCGATGACACATCTCTAAGAAATTAGTAGAAGCTAGAATATATTCACGAGCGGACTGAAACGGATTTATATCTAATCGATTTAAGATCTCAGCCCTAAGATAGTTGCCAATTCCATTAAAGTATCTTTGATTCATCATAACTTCATAGATGGGCTTCTCAAATTCTTTTTTACTAATATTAGATAGTACGTTTTCGGAGAAAGAATTGAACTCAGTTAGTACGCATGGACCTCTATTACTGGACCAGGTTGACCATTTCCATTTTCCAAATCTACGAACATCAACAAAGTAGAGACTTCCACTTTCTGATTCAAATTTAAGATGAGCGTGTTTTGGCCAGTCATTTGACATTACAAAATAACCGCTCATTCCCAAAGTAATTATCATCTTTTTTGAATTTGGAGTCCCAACCTCAGATAGGGTGAGTTGCAATTCTTTGCCTCGACTAACTGCCTTTATTCTAAACTGGTCAAATTCACAGTAGAGATCAGTCTTTACTTTGGTTTCAGGCGACTTTAGAATTTTTTTGAAAATTAGATCTTCACATAGTGAATTGATCTGTTCTGATGTAATTTTAACTTCGGCAAGTTCAGGCATCGATTGATTGACAATTAGGGTTATTGATAATGTCTAAGTATGTAGAATATGGGATACTGACACACACGTGTTCAGAGCTTTGGCTAGAATGATATATGAAAATTGTTCCATTCTCTCTTTTCAAGAACCCGTAAGTAATCACATGATTTAAGTCTTCAAGGGAATCAATATGAATCCAGAGTAAAATTTGCATAATCTTTTTTAGCTAATATACTTAAATTCTACAAAACAATTCAGATAAATAATAAAAAATCGAATAGAGATGAGCAATCCTGTAATGAATTACAACCAATTCATGGCTGCTTTTAAAAAGGCTGAGGCTGGATATAGAGCAAAAGCTAATGTTGCAGCAAAAGATGCTAATGGAACTGCCAAAGTGAAGCAAGAACTTTCTGACGTTAAAGGAAAGGGAACAGCTGCTCTTGACAAGTACACTAAGCAGTATCTTAACACAGTTAAGAAGAAGAATATTGTAGGAAAATAATTCCTTAAGATAATGAAAAGAGCTATCACAAACTTTAACAAATTCTCTATTCTGGAGAAAAAGGGAGAGTTGAAAAAACTTGTTGGAAAGGATCCTAAGGAGGAGCTAACGATCAATGATGCTAAGAAGCTCGGCGTTAAGATCGCTAACATGGACGGCGAAAAGAAGAAAAAATACGTCGGAATTGTTAACTTCTTGGGAGCTTCTTGCAACATTTATAATGAGATCTGGAAAAACTACACCAGAACAAGAGACGCAAACGAAGATTAATGAAACTTTTTGAATCGAGTTACTATGATGAGACTAGTGCAAAGGACGGTGGTTTTGTTTTTCAAGCCATTATAAGCCATGATCTGTCTTGGAAGATAGTAAATGGCTCGACATTCTTCGATCAATCTAAAATTTTAGCAAAACTTCATCAAGTTGATGTTTTTCCTGACATGAATTACACTGAGGCGTATGCAACGTCGACATATTATATTTTAAGTGAAGTATCCTTATTGAAAAGAAAATTTGATCTTGCTTCTGAGAAGATAAAGGAAATGATTAGTGTAGAATACGCTAGGGAAATGTCTAAAGATCATGCAAATAAGGAAGAAATAAACAAGAAGTATTTCAATGATGTTACGTTTGATGTTCAGTTAATTACTGATCACGTAGTATTACGAGAAGTATCAACAAGTGGATTAGATTCTGGAAATCCTAATATAGTATTGAAACTTTCTACTGGAATGGTGGATGAACTTGATGGAAAGAGCATAGATAGTTGGAATTCATTTAAGCTGAAGGCCACAGGTCCAGGAATAAGCATAAATGTTGATAATTCTAGTGAAATTCCAATTTCTCAAATAAAGGCATACGATCCTGTTGAAAATAAAGAAGAAATCATATTTCAAACGATTATTCCATCACTTGTTTTGAATTATCGTGGAGATAGAGTGTCTGCTGAAACTTTTACTAGTAGATCCGCTGAAGTCGCTTCTATATCACAAGCAGATCCTAATTCAATATTTGGTGCAAGAAAAGATAAAGAGATTCTTTCAAACAAACCTTCTGATAAGGAAGATGATATGGAAGAAAGCGAATAACTCACTAGATAAATAATAAAAATAATCAAAGATAGATGGCCGGTTTACCGCATTGGAATAATTCGCAAGCTGCACGTAATTACTACGAACCTTTATTTAAGAATCAGTTTGAAGTAATTATAACTCCGCCTGCAACAATCACAGATAATGTGAATCTTTTAGTTGAACATGTTACTAAAATTACAGGACTTCCTGAAAAAGCAGGAACTGGTACAATTGTAAAGCAGTTCTACAAATTTGCTGAAAGAACATTTGTTGGAGGTATGCCAGAAGCAACTTCAGTTACTTTGAACATGGACTTTGAAGTTAACTTAAATGAAGATAATAGCATGTATGTTTACAATACTCTTCGTGCTTGGGCAGATTTAATCTACGATCCACTAAATGGTCGCCAAGGTTTGAAAAAAGACTATGTTGGTGAAATATATGTTGGAGTATTTAATAAAGCTGGACAAATTTATAGAGAATTTAGATTTAAACCAGCTTACTTGGAAGCGCCAATCACAGCAATGGATCTAAACTACACAGATAACGAAATCTACAAAATTACTGGTCTTAAGTTCCGTTGTGATTCGTATGTAGAGACTAGAATAGGTCAAATTGAAATCTAAAATAATCTAGAGTAGAAAATGGACATTTTTAACCCTAAAAGAAGAGACCTTCACGATATGGATTCATATATGGACCTAAGTAAACCTGGATTCGGTGGACCCTCTTCAGCTAAACCTAAAACAAAGGTAGGAAAAGAAGAAAAACTAAACGGATATCGCCGTGTAGTAAAGAGAGATCCAATGTTTGGAGATCACTATGATTCAACATACAAAGCAATGACTCATGACTTAGTGTATAAGCAAGAAGGTCAAGATGCTTTTGATTACGACCATGAAATGATGGGTATTCCAGTAGTTGATCTAGAAGATGCAATGGAAAGAAAAGCAGCAAAAAAGAAAGCTAAAATGAACGAAGGTAAAGCATATTCGAAATTCTCACAATTTGTGAATGAACAAGACATGCCAGAAGAAGAGTACAGTGATGCTGAATTAGCAACTGGTGCAAATCCATTAGGCATGAAAGAATATGATGTTAAGCCTATGAGTTGGGACAAGATTGAAGCAATGTCAGATGAAGATGAATACTTAGAAGACGACTTCGATGATTTAGCAAATGACGATGAAGATACTTCTTCTAATTATTCTACTGATAGAGAGCCGAGTGCTGCTGAAATTAGGGAAATTGAAAGACTGCTTTTAGGTGGAGAAGAAGGAGATGAGGACGAAGACTATTTTGAAGATGATTTCTAAAAGCTTAATGTAAAGTTTTCATAGCTATCGTGATGAAGTATATTAAATACTACTCTTTATTTGAGAAAGAACTTGGTTGGAAAGAGATGATCACAATAGATGGATTAGGTCAATTCACAGCTAAGTTAGATACTGGAAATGGAACTAAAGCTAGTTCATTAGGTGTCAATTCTCTTGAAATAGCTGGAGATTCAGTTAGATGGGAATGTAATGGGGAGCATAGAGTAGATCATATTATAGATTGGAGCCATGCAAAAGTAGGACACTCTCTAGATAAAAGGCCTATTGTCATGCTGACGATAGAGATAGGAGGAGTTCGGATGGAAGCACCAGTTGCGTTGACTGACAGATCAGATAAAGAGACTCTTGTTCTTCTAAACAGGGACATATTATCTAGATTAGGAGTTTCAGTATCGTCACACCAACAGTTTACCCTTTGATGAAATATTTACTAATGTAAAACCCACCAAATGGTGGGTTTTTTATTTTAATTGGAGTATTTCCAAAAAATCAATAGTGTGTATCATATCATCGAAGTCCTTATGCTCAACGTACTTAAATTTGAATTCGATGTCTGAATACTCAGCTTCCATAAAACTAACAGTATTTATGATAGAAGAATACGTTAAGTTCGAATTAAGATACACAATATTTGAATACTTTTGATTTTTGATATTAATAGCTTTATCTAGTAATTTCTTAATCTCATAATTCAATAGGAAAGATTGAACTGGATTCGGTATTATGAACTTAGTGTTGAATTTCTCTTTAATGATTTTGCTAACGTTTAAAACATAATCTTCTTTGCTTTTTTTATCAAAAGCATGAATATAATACCTATACTCTTTTACGAAGATTACATTTACTTGGCGCGGCTCAATCATATTTCTAATTTTGTAATTTTTATCCCAGCCTCTTGCAAAATTTTCAAGCCAGTCAAATCCTTATAGTCTTCCTTATACACAACCATAGATATGCCTGCTTGAATTATTAATTTGCTGCATTCTTTACACGGAGAAGTTGTGACGTACAGAGTTGCTCCATTAGTGCTTTGAGTAGATCTAGCCACTTTAAGTAATGCATTCGCTTCGGCGTGCAAAACATACCAGTGAGTGTCGCCATTTGCATCTTCACAATCATTCGGAAAGCCTTTAGGCGTTCCGTTAAATCCATCTGAAATAATAGTACCGTCTTTGACAATCAAGGCGCCTACTTTCTTTCTACCACAACATGATAAAGTTGACCATTCACTAGCCATCTTTAAGTATGTTAAATGATACTTTAGTTCTTTACTTATCAGAGTTGAATGAAACATTGAAAAATGTGGGGCTTAATAGATTTAATATTAGTTTTATTAGTAACCAATCAACGTATGTTATACTTGTTTTAAATACATCAAGTAAGAAAGCGTCATATAACCACTTACATATTAAAGCAGATATGAAGAATCCGATAATTCTTGATACAATTTTTGAAAATACTTTGCTTCTTATTTGTTGGCTAGATGCTTTGATATCCATGCGTAAATATTTGATTTTACTGGAGAAATTCCTTCTGAATAATGATCGAACAATATTCGTAAACTTGAAGTAGGCTCTCCATTTTGTGAAATTAAGTTGGAATCAACTGCAGGTATTGAGACTGGTATAAACTCATTCTCTAACATTTGATCAACTAATTTAAAGTGTCTATCGTAAATATGATATGAATTTGCTATATGTGTGTAAGTTCCAAGTTCAAGATCTGGATAGACTCCACTAGATACTAAATGATATTGCATTTGACTCATAAGAGTTGCAAAAAAAGCAACGTCGGTTGGAGTTCCCCAAATTGCATCATTACTTCTCATAGATATAGTTAAATTCAACTTATTATCTCTGATTTGAAATATCCCATACATTGTGCATACAAAATCCTTGTTTCCAACATATTGGTGTTCCGGTAAATTAAAATGCATCACAGCTTGTCTAGAATCCTTATCTCTCACCAGTGACTGGTATGCCCAAAAGTATTGAGATAGGGAATATCTATTTTTCTTAGTGAAGAGAAGGTTTCCGTACGATGAATTTACTGTGCCGTCTTCGTTTTGAATTGAGGACCAGAATTTTGCAAATTTCTCAATGAAAGCTACATCATTTCTTCCCATGAAATACCATAACAACTCAGCAGAGATGTATTTATACTGAGAAGATCGTGCTGCATTATCATATAAACACGAAAGAGGATCCTCAATAACTAATGCAACATCAGTATTCTCATAGATATTTAGATCTCGAGGTCTAGTTACGAATTGAGGGTTTTTATAAACTGCTTCGATACTTTCTTTATAAGCTTCAGCAAATGTTTTAGCCTTATGGATAATCATAATATTTTATACACTATTTTATTTCTTAGGTTTTACTTGCTTTTTATTTGAGATGATCTTCATATCTGAGAAATGGTCGGACTGTGTAACTGAGATACGAGTATCGAAGAATTCTTCAGGAAGAGCTTCGTGAGATACTACAAAGATAGTCATATTATATTTCTCAGAATATTGCTTTAGAATCTCAATTGCACGATATACATTGTTCTTATCAAGAGAACTAAAGATCTCATCAAGAAACATGATATTCATTTGATTGTGTTTCATCTTAATTAGCTCAATGAAAGCAAGAAGAACAATTAGGTTCATCTTCTTACGTTGACCACTTGATAAACTTTCAGGAGAAATATCCATTCCTAAATAAGAAATGATAGGATTGAAGTCGCTATCGAACTCAAATGTAAATTTGAATTCTAACTGTTTTGAAATTTCCAAGATTCTATCATTTAGGGCTGGAATAATTTTGTCAATTAATGATTTCTTTATTCCTGAATCAGATAATAAATCGTCTAAAATTTCAAATAGTTGAGAAGCTCCTTTCTTTTCAGAAAGTAATGATTCTTCTCTAGCTATATCACTTTCTAACGAATCGATAATTGATTGAATTGAACCTGTTTCAGAATTTTCAAGTTGTTTTTGTAATTTATCAAGCTCATTTTTTAAAGCGTTGAGATCTGCTTGAACTTGATAGAAATCTGACCTAGCCTCTGATTGCTCATCAACTTGCTTATTTAATTCAGCGTTCAATTCAGATAGAGAAGCATTTAGAGCAGGTAACTTTTGCTCTAGCTCTATTTTCTTGGACTCAATAATTTCCTTGGTCTTTTTAGAAGTATCAGTTGTTAGGTCATTTAAGCAGTGCGGGCATCTATTCTTATTATAGAGATCTAATTTTGATGAAAGATCTCGGATAGAGGATGAATAACTCCTAGAATTTTCCTTAATATCGTTTATCTTTGCATTAACATCATCAATTACCTTTTTAAAAGCTTGATACTTTTCACGAATTTCAACTAATTCGGATTCCTTATCGGAAATTGAAGTAGTTAGTCTAGAAACTTCATTGTCCTTTTTTTCAAGTAAAGTTTTCTTTAGAGTATCTAGTTGAATCATTGATCTTGATAAAACTTCCTTATTTTGAGAAAGCTTTGTGTCAATTAATTCAAGTTCCTTCTTTCTTGATTTTAGATCATCTTTAACAACTACTCGCATATCACTAAGGATATCGATTCCAAAGATTCGATCGACAATCTTTCTCTTATCTGCTTGAGTTAAGTTAACAAATGACTTAAAATCATCGAATGATAGGCTAATAGTATTACAAAATACAGTAAATGGTATTCTAGCTAAATCATCTTCTACGAACTCATCAACTTTTCTCTTATCTGGCAGATTAAATTCTGATCCATTTACTTGGATGTTACTAAAGTTTGGATCGATTCCTCTATCGATCTCAATAGTTTCTCCAGAATTTGAAATAAACTTAACTTGAGTATACGCATTTCGATTAATCCAATTTGGAATATCTTTCATCTTTCGGATAGCAGATCGTCCGTAAATCGAAACAGTTAATGCTTCTTTAATTGATGATTTACCTGCACCATTTTCTCCTTCGACTAATATAAGTTGAGGTTCATCAGTAAATTCAAATTTTTGTAGCTTGTTACCGTATGAAAGTATATTCTTGTATGAAAATTCTAATAGCTTCATTGTGCGTGACTTTTATTGTTCCTAAGAGAATCATAGATCTCCTTGAACTTTGATCTAACTTCGGTGCTTAACGATTCTGAATAACTTCTAGACTTTAGCTGATTTTCAAGAATATCGAAGATATTGTACTCATAACTTGATTCTGATTCTTGTTCGCTTCGAGTCTTTTGATTCTTATTATATGTGAAGAACTCAATATGTCGATAACCAGATGGTTTTACCATCTCAGTAAATTGAGTTATTGGGAATTTTGATGCAAATTCGGCTTCAATCATAACGTCAACGAAGTTATTCTTAAATAGAGTTGAAATTTCATCGAAGTTCATGTTTAATAACTCAAACATATCGTATTTTACATATTGTGGCGACTCAGTATTCTCAACGAATCTTTCCACAAGATCTCCTGTAGAAAAATCAAGTATGTAGAAGCCCTTAGAGTTCCCACGATCACCTCTATCCATATGGTATGGTGTACCAACATATAATGAATTTAAGTTCTCCTGACGAATATGGATGTGTCCAGAATAGATTCGTTTGAATGCTTGCAAATCATTTATCTCTAATCCGTGTTCTAAGGTTGCCCATTTATTTAGTCGAAATCCCTTAATGTCTGCATGACAAAGTATGTAATCTACTTTTCCACTATGATTAAGAACAACTTGCGAAATCTCGTCAACGCTTTCTATCCAAGGAAGCATTAAGAATTTATGCTTATTATTTACTTGAAGGACCTCAGGTTTTTCAAATATCTTAAAGTTAGGAAACATTCTATCATATCCCTTTAGAGAATGTGTATCTGTTCGATCTTTATAATATACATCATGATTGCCTAAGATGATATAAACACCTCTCTTAAACTTATTCGATAGGGCCTCAGCAATATCTAAAGATGAGTTCCAAATTCTAACATTTGTGGATTCTCTAACGTGATTCCAGTCGCCAGCTTGGAATAAGACGTCTTGATCAGGATCAAATCCATCTTCCTCTATTTTTCTGATAAAAAAATCCAAAAGAAAAGACTTTTGGATTTCAAACCATTCTGTTGAGTTATTTCTAACGCCTAAGTGTAGATCACCCAACAGAAATATTTTTCTAATTCCTGTTAAATTTATCATTAATCTCTAATTTCAGTAATATCAAGTTCATCAAAGTCGATTGGACGACATGCTTTTTCCAATTTTTCAAATAGTAATCTAGCTTCGTCATCTGATGCAGATTCAATGGTCACAACTTCGCTATAATCGAAAGTGTTATAGAATATGAGAACAATTGAAGTACCGGAAACATACTGAATATCGCTCACCTGATACAAGTTTATCATTCTGGCAATACCATTTATTGTAAATTTTACAAATCTCATTAGTGCATTCTTTTTTTAGTAAATCTTCCCTCTAGGAAGTTATATTTTTTATTTAGTTCAATTATAAGAATTTCCTGTATATCGGTTTCAAGAGAATCGAATATTTTCTTATATTCCATTGAAGAAATTGCAGATATTGCCTCAACTATGTAGATTGGGCTAAAATAATGGGAGTCTTCTTCAACTGAACTTAGTTGAGAATATGCCTTATTGAAGATAAAATTAATTTCTTCCTTTGCAAACTTATTTTTACTTCCTGTTGAGTTTACTGTGATCATTTTTGAGATTTCAGGATCATTATTGAAAAAATCAAAGATGCTATCAATTGAGTTAGAATACTCCATCTGATATTCAACTTCATAAATATCTTTAAGGAAGGATGAGGAGTAATCATTACTTATATTGAGTCTTGCATTAAATGCATAATCATCTGGGTCCATTAATCCATCGCCAGAGTTATAGCGATTATTAAATATTTTATCTTCTCTAGTTACTTCATTATCTAACGAATCATCTATTTCTTCAAATTCTTCATTTTGCATCCAAGTTGGATTATTTTTATATACTACTTAGCAGATCATCGTAATTATCGGATGCACTGACCGTCGCAGGTTGCTGATTTGGTTGAACACTTAAACTAGCATGTTCAGATCTAACTTGTTCAGCTAGACTATTTACTTCTTCATCATCGCTATAGAATTCACTACCTATTCCGATCTCCTCAGTTAATCTTGAGAACTCTTTTTGCATTGCGAAGAATTTATAACTTTCTTCGTATCCATTATCGCGATTCGCTATGACTTTGATCTTCATTCTTGATTCTAAAGGAGCTCGCATCAAGCCAAATAGGGAGTCAACTGTGTGCACTAGACCAAATGATTCGGCGACTGATTCCATACCTAAGTCAAAGTTTTCAACGTCTTCTCTACGAATTTGAGTAGCTGATACCATACACCACTCGTTACGCATTGCAACTCCCCTAAGTTCCTCTGAAATTGCTTTTACTTTTGAATAGAGTCCTTCTTGATCTTTAAGAGGTCTCAGTAGATTCAAATAGTCAACAACAATAACTTTAAACTTTTTATTGATCTTGCTTTCCAAACGAAGGAAGTAGTTCTCAATATCGATCGCTGTACAGTTTCCAGTAGGAAATTCTTTCACCCAAAGCTCTCCAATTCCAGTAGTATTCGCTTTAAGATCAGCTAGCTTATTTGAAATTATTGATGCCTTATCGCTATCAATAATTGCAGAGTATTCATCTCCAGGAATGCTTAGAATATTTGAACCTATTCTCTTCATGTACTGACGTTCAGCTAATTCAACAGTAACTAAGCCGGTGACATTTCCTGATAAGAATGATCGAGCGGCTATGTTTCCAAGCACCATTGATTTTCCAACTTTAGGCCTACCTTGAAAAACGACTAACGTTTTTAAGTTCCATCCTCCACCCAAAACTTTATCTAGGAATGGGAAGCCAGTTGAAGTTCCCTTCTTTGGGATTTGAATATGACCTTCTGGATTAAAAAAGTTTAAACCAGTATCTCCACTTGAGAAATTAATTGCAAGCTTTCCACTAATATCATTTCTAACTTTTTCGGAAATTAGATCGATATTATCTGGATCAATAGTAGTAGTTTTTAGGTAACTGAGTAGATCAAAAACTGTTAGATTTAAGTTTCTTAAGAGTATAAAGGACCTTACATATTTGTAAAGATAGTCATAATTATACTCTCGTAAATTAAATTCGTATAGTTCATCAAATTCTTCGTCTAAGTATATTGAATTAACGTCAAGGTAGCTCTTTAATTCTTTACGATTTGGAATCTTATCGTGCTCCTTAAAAAACTTTAAGGCCATTCTAAAACAATTTTGACGGACATCACCATTAAAGTATTTAGGGTGGATTAAAGTTATCAGCTCTTCTCTACGCAATGAATCATGGTTCTTTGGTTTTAATTCATTATCTATGTTATCTTCATTAAAAATGAAGTTCCAAACCATGCTCTCAAGTGAGTCTATATTTTGCGTAAAATCAATCATTTATTGTATAAAACTTAGCGAGTCCTACTTTTGTTATTTTTATAAAATCACCATCATTTTGAAGGTAATTCTTGGAGATCATCTCCTTTAATGCTTGAACTAGATTGTTCTTAAAGGTTTCATCAGAAAGTTTATCTCCAAAAACATATTTTAGAGATTTTGATGAAAACTTTAAGTTATCCATGCTCAAGTTCTTATCCTTTGTCTCAATTACCTTTAACAAATACACTATAATTTCATATAGGTATGAGTCATTATCGAAGATATTTGGATCATTTTGCAGATTCAAGTAATACTTGATCGGCAAATCAGAACGAATCGCTATCGTCATCGCTGAAATGGTCTAAGTCGTTTGTTTCTTCATTAAGTAAGTCCTGAGCAGTACTATACTTATACATTGGACGAATTAAGTTCTCATCAAGTTCCTTAAGAGCGTCGTCTGTCCATACCTTTTCAGAGAATAATTCTCTCAACGGATACGCTTCGCCAGTATGGCGTGAGATATAGTTTCTAGCAGTTTCCTTTGGGAAGAAATAAAACTTTTCACCGCTTATCTCAAATGGAATACATGCAGATTGTTCAGCTGGCTTTAATTTAGAAAATTCCTTTTCAGTAAATTTGTTACCTCTACCTATTCCACAATTTTCAAAGTTAAATGGAAGCTTATGCAAGCCTACAAATTCATTCATTCCTTTAAGGAAGGAAATATGCATCTCAATTGCGTCCGGTTTTGCTAATCGATTTTTATCAGTAGTTGCTCTACAGATAACTCCAGTTTTTGCATTGGTTGCCTCATCTCTAAGAGGAGCTTTTTTCAACATTAACACAACGCTGGCTGAGTATACTGGTCCCATACCTCCACCCATTCCATCTGGCTTATATTGATCTAGTGAGGATGAGATGTGATTTGTGAAAAGGAATGGAATCTTCAAGTTTGACAAGTCAAGAGTAAAGGATTTGAACAGGGAACGTAATTCCTTAGCTCTAAGACCCATATCATTTGCACTCTTACCTTTATCTAAATCTGCAACTTCTTTATCTGTTTCAAGCATACCCAAAGAATCAACTACAACCATGATCTTGAGCCCAGGATTCTCCTCAGCTGTTTTGATAAGATCATTGATGAAGAACTTAACTTCAGATACTATACCTAATCTTACATATTTTAAAAGTCCTAAGTCAACTCCGAACTTTTCAAAATCACCAGTATCTAACGCTCCCTCAGTATCCACATAAAAAGTTACATATCCTTTCTTTTGTGCTTCACGAACGGCATTCATACAGAGGAAGGTCTTGCCTGTGCCTGATTCTCCAGCGATTCCGACGCTTCTTGCATTTGGATATCCTCCAAACAAAGAACCGGACATTAATGCATTTAGCATATAATTTCCGGTTGGAATAAATTCATCAATATCTGAAAAGCCTTTTAGCTTTACGTGGCCTTTTGTCTTTTTGTCTAACAGATCATTAAACTTTGAAAAAGCGGCCAAAACATCCTTAGTATCCGACATAAAAATTATTTTTTCTTTATATCTTTTACTAGGAAGAAGGAAAAAGTTTCTTACTTTATGTAAGAAAGAAGCAAGCAGCCACAAGAAAGAGCTAGTGAATCGGCGATACTTCCATTTAGAAGTCGAGTGAATCTAACTTTTTCCAATGAATGATTTTTAGAATCTCTTTCCGATACTGGAATAGCTGGCTTAAACCCCTCTACTGAATCTGCTGAATAATTTGAAACGTTTACGCCATAACAACGATATGTTTTACTAAATGGAACAGTATGAGCAACTTTTCCTAGATAGAAAATATCATTTACGTCAATATCGTCAAGCGCAAGTTCCTTTTCACAAATTCTTACAAGAGCATCATAGTGAGAGTTGTCATACTCGGGATCCATATCATGATGCACACAACAATAATCCTGAGTTCCATTGAAATAATCTAGATACTTTTGCAAGTAAATATGATGTATCTGTCCATGATCGTTTAAATCAAATGGCATTATGCAGATCCCATCAACATCGCAATTTATACGTCGATGAGAATTTGTTCCATCAGAAATTTCATAGAATGAATATTTTCCATCAGAATACTTTTCCTGAGGATTAAATGCAAAGTTACTTAGATCTTGTCCCATTGTCTACTTAATTTTAAGTAAATCATTTTCCCTTAGATGACATAAGCATAGAAAGTACAGAAGATGATACTACTTGTTTATTTATTTGACTTAGAATAAACTCAGAAAGATCTTCTACGAACTTATCTTTGCTTTCAGCATTCATGTACATCATCTTCAAAAGCTTCTTCTCTGGCAGCTTTATATTAACTCCCAATGAAATTTGAGTTTCTTCTGAGTTAAAGGCTGAGAAAATAGTAGAAGGAGTAACTTTAGCAATATGTGAAACTGTTGTTCCAGCAAATGTAGGATTTTCCGACACTATTTGAGTAGAAACTACTTGTTTATTTGCAAGAGCAGCTTCTGCTCGCATAGCTTCGGCTTCCTTTTGAAGCTCAGGCGGAAGTTTGATTGGCCCTTCTCCAGTTTTAGGAGTAGAAGTTATGACTGGACCATTAATAGATTCTACCTCAGCTTTAGAAAGAGCTGGCATGTCAGCAGTAATCATCATAAGATCAGAACTTATCCTAGAAACATCGGTACTTGAACCGTCGTCAAATTTTGCAACAAAGGAACGACCACTTGGAACAATATCAATGCATGTTACGACCTTTGCTAGTCTAGAACGATCCTTGGTTTTTATCCATTGAAACTTCTGTCTGTTGAAATTCTCCATTAAGGAGATGTGTTTGTTTTCGTCGTACATTTTCTTTGATTTTTTATTGCTCCAAATCTTCCATGGTAGTAGCTCGCTTAGCTTTTTCAATAAGCTCATCTATCTCAGAATTATTATTTTGAAGAACTTCTTCACCGTTACTTTTAGTAACAGGAATCTCATTATAGCTAAATCTTGGGCTATCGGTTAGCAGAGTGGTTCCAGATCCATAGATTGGGCTAGGTACTGTAGTAGTTCCAGGACCCCAAAAACTAGTTGAAGGTTTTCGGTACTCTTCGATCTTCTTTCTGATTTCCTTAATTTGATTATGAGTTGGCTTGTTTTTACAAGCATCTAGATAACCTTCGATCCAATTGATTAATGATTCTGAATTCATATTACTTATTTTTTAACTTTTTAATTTCTCCTTGAGTTGATATACGTTCGTTGTATAGTTTTGTTAAGATGGTTCGAGCTGCTGAGTCAGTATCACTTCTAAATAAAGTATTGTTTCGAGTAGTTATCTCTCCACCCTTTCTCTTAACTTCATCTGCTTTCCCAAGATAGGTATCTGGAGAAATATTGAATTGTATTTGAATGTTAGGATACATTGATGAGAAGTCATAACATGCTACGTAACTATAGTGACCTGGGTTTGGTTTCTTTACGTATGCGCCTTCATATGTTGCATCAACATCATTAGATTGTCCCCATTCAGGTTTCGGCATCCTAAGATTCTTATTCAAGAATTCACGACACATCAATAGTTCAGCAATGTAAACTGGACTAAATACTTTGTTTACTTCAACTTGCGCAACATTTGCAATTGAGAATGCAACATCAAGAATTGATAGCTTTTCTTCAATCAATTTAACGAGGATAACGTCAATTACGTTATACATTGTAAAGAGATAAAGATCCTTTTGAAACTCAAACATGGTTGCATAATCATGCTTCAATTTAGTTGCATTTAAAACTATACTTGCGATGTAATCAAGCTTGTAGTTTTCAACAACTTTATATGGCTTTAGTTTCTCAAATACTTGCATATAGTCAAGTATTCCCATGTGAGTTGGAATCTTTACTTTTGAGAAAGTTGCTCTGGACACCATGTTTTGCATGGAATCAACTTTCATATTTGAGCAACGATTCATTAAGTACTTCCAGTCGAATTCGGTTACGTTCCAACCAGTAATGAAGGACATCTTTGGAAGAATCTTATGAAAGTAAAATTCTAAAAGTTCTTCTTCAGTGTTAAAGTAAACATACTTTATCTTGAAATCCTTATTGAATAACTTAGCATCCTCAGGTTTTAATGGAACAATTCCTTTAAAGTATTCTTTCACATCGTTTTCCATTCGCTTGATGTCCTCTTCAGATAAACCATTCGGTTGCTCTTCATTATTCATCATTGAAAGTACGTATGTGACATCATCCTCATTACAGAATGATACTAAACCTACTGGCATTCTAGCTCTCTCAGGATCTGGAAAAGATTCATCAAGTAGCTTGATCTCGATATCTAAGTAGTGTTTCTTTGGCAAGTTATCAAATGAGTAGATAGCTTCAATTTCTTCAGGGGTTAATTTCTCTTTGATCAATTCCTGAATTCTAAATTGAGACATATATCGACCATTAGAGTTTGCCTTCTTTAACGATTTACCATTCCATGCTTTAATAGCTGAGGGAACTGACGATTCTACCCAGTTAAACATTTCATGATCGTGAAGTCTCTTTCGGATGTACGATATCTTGCCATCACTTCCATAATATGAGATTAGTAGCTCATTGCTATCATTTAATACTTCTGAACCAACTATCATACTTTTGGCATAAAGAGTTCGTTAACATGTCCGCATTTTGAGCAAGCAATAACTGGAACTGGCATAATTGAGTCAGTTGGATTGCCTGTCAATAACTTAGATACTTTTTTTATCATCATCTTTTCTTCAAAGACTTTGTGTCCACATGATTCGCATTCAATATATGGCAAATCTGCCGGATTGATCTGGGGTTGCTGAGGCATTGCACCTTGACCTCCAGTAAAATCGTTTTCAATAATTTTTGTCATGTTATCTTATACAAGATTATTTTTATTAGTTTCCAGTTGAGCCGAAACCTCCCTCGCCACGATCAGATTTCTTATCTCTCCATAATTCAAACTCAGTTTCAACAGTTTCTACATCTAAGTAGTTCTGTTTGATTAACATGAACTGGATTAATTTATCTCCAGGATGAATTTGAGTAGAATGCATGCCTGAATTTATAACATGCAAGTGAATTTCACCCATATAGTCCTCATCAACTACTTCTGCACCAACAGTTATTGACCTTTTAGTACAAACGCCTGATTTATTAAAAGCAACTAGAGCGTATCCTTCAGGAAGGCATGCTTTTATACCGGATGGAATGAGAGCAGATTCTCCAGGAAGTAAAATAAGCTCTTTTCCGCCTTTTTTAACTTCCCCAGTAGTTGAATTAACAATATAAAAATCTTCTTCATATGGAACAAAGAAATCTATTCCTGCAGCATAGCTAGTTCCTCTTTCAGGAGTTCTAACATTTCGAGTCTTGAGTATTTTCACAATAATCGTTTCAGGTCTTATACTGAATAAATACTCAAGGATCTCTATTTTTAGATTTTTTAGCTTTCCTGTTAGTAATTTCGAATAAATAATAAAAAAATTGAACAAATATGGCCGATAGACTCATTAATCTAAACAACTATAAGGCCAGTGGCGTGTATACTGTTGAGGTAGATGCTAGCGAGAACGTTGCATTGCCGCTTGCTACTGGTAGATTGGTGGTTGGGTCCAGCAAAGTTGGACCTTTTAATACTGTTGTTTTAATAAATGATGTTAGAACATTAAGAGCAGTATTTGGAGATAATGATCCAAAATTAGAAAAAGCTGGAAGTTACTTCCATAGAACAATCGAGGTTGCCCTGAGAGAGGGACCGGTATTTGCTCTTAATGTGCTTCCTTTTGACACTGATGTTGATTATCTTGATCCTACTACAAATGAAGATCAGGCGAACTTCACAACATTTAATACTGAAGCAGCTACTAACAATCCTGACACAACTGAAACTTTCCCAATTGTTGAATTCTTCAATAAGAGAACTTTTTGGGCAGCAAGTGCGGATCAGCTAAATAGAAGTAAGAACTTAGCATTAGGTGATGATTTTATAACTGCTCCTGAATCGTTAGGAGAGGTTAACGGTCCATCTAATAAGATTCTTTCATTTGTTAATACTGGAAAGAATAACGTTACTATTTGGGTTAAGAGATCTGATATTAAAGGATATGACGTAACTGCAAAAGAATGGTATAATACTATCGGCGGCGGAAATCCTATCGATTTTCCTAATTTTGTTCACGAAGATGATCTAATCTCTGATTATTTCGTTGAAGTTATAGTAGTAAGCGGAGATTGGTCAAATAATCTAAGATTAGCAACTGATCCTATTTATGCTAACTATTTTGATGCATCTGGTTTAAAAGCAGCTAAGATGAACGATTTCTTTTCATTAAGAGAAGTTAAAGTAATTAGCAGAGCAATTGGATGTTTGATCCCAGAATTTAAGGATCAGGGTGGCTCCACTGTATCTATCGATCGTGTAGTAAATAGACTGTTCCCAACTACTGGAATCATGTGTGCATTAGACGCAAGTAAACTAGAAAAAGTTGATTTAACTGAAGATACTTTTGCAGATGACAACATCTTAACACACAGAATAGACTTAGCTGGATATGGAGTATCTGAAATGGAATTAGGTACTGCTGGTTCTCCATCTACTTTTTCTGCAGATGACGGAGGATCTACTGGACCAGACGGATCGCCTGTTGAAAAAGCGCCTGTTGCATTGATCGATGTTATCAGTTATACTAAGCCTGCTGATACTAATTTAGTATTCAAAGTAGAGGAAGAAACTTTGGCAAATATACTTGCATCAGGAGCAAGCGGAGAAACTTTTATAACAAACAACCTTACTGCTAATACTAATTACATTATAGCGATTGAAGGAAGTAAGCTATATGAAATGTATACAAAGGGATTTGTAAAAACAGGAGATATTATTTCAGGTGACGGTGATGACAATTACATTAAAACACAAGGAGGTTTCCTGACAGATACTGGATTAAGTTATGCTAAAATAACAGTATACTCAAATATTGGTTTAACTACACAAGTAGATCCTACATTTACAACAGATGTAGGTAAGTTTATTGAAATTGCAATGCAATCTGGTAAAACTTTTGCTTATGAATTTGATTTGACAGATACTAATTTCTTTGAGGAATATGTAGTACTTCAGCCAAACAAATTAGAGTTGACTATTGATACTGCAAATGCTGCACAAAAAGAGATAATTGATGAATTTATAAAAGTAAACCATTACATTAAAGCTCAAACTTTAGATGGAAGAACTAGATTCTTAAAAATTATTTCAATTGTTTCTTCAACTCCTTCTACTGGTTTTGTTAAGTATGTAATAACTACTATGACTCCAATGAATGAGAACGTAGTTGGATTGAATGTTGCTGGGAACTTATTATATGTTCAAAAGGGAATCCAAAACTTTGCAGACACATACAAAGGTCAATACTTAAAAGGATTTGTAATTCGTGATGCTAACTTGCCTAATGGAAGTTCTTCACGCCAAAAAACTATTTTACAATTCTTATGGGACGATACTTCAATTCCACAAGCACTTGCTTCAGGCGAAGCAGTTGACTTTAGATATGTAGTTGACTCTTACGCTGGTGACGTTTCATCTAGTTCTAAATACTACTTAGCAAAAATAGCTGCTCTTCATGGACAAGCTATGGCAATCTTAAATGCTCCATCAATTGAGCAATTTGAGAAGTCTACTGATCCTAGCTTTATTGATTCAACAAATAAGATGGTTTCAACTAGATTGATTGCACAAGGTGGAGATTTAGATCTTAATCCAAGCTTCACATTTGCTTTTGCTGAAGAAGACGTTAATGGAGTTCCACTAAGCTCATACTCAACTTATTTCTTCCCAAACCTATTGATCACTGAGGGAAATAAGACGATTTCAGTTCCACCAGCAGCATATGTTTCTAATACATATGTTAGAAAATTCAAAAATGGTACTCCATTCTTGATTACTGCTGGAGCAAAACGAGGAAATGTAACTGATCCAGAGATTGTAGGTTTAGAATATAACTTAACTGACGAGGATCGCGCTTACTTGGAGCCAGTTGGTTACAACTTATTGGTTCGTCGTAGAGGATTTGGAACATTGATCTTCAGTAATAATACTGCATATCAAAGAATCAATTCAGCGTTGAACAATGCTCACGTTCGTGATAACTTATCAACTATCGAAAGAGACATTGAGAGAATCATGTTTAACTTCTTGTTCGATTTCAACGATGAAATCACAAGATTGAGAGTTAAGACAATTGTTGAAAACTACTTAGATGCAGTAGTTAGAGCAGAAGGTTTAACTTCATATAAAGTAATATTTGACAAGTCAAACAACACTAATGAAGTTATCTCAGCAAATACTGCAATTATGGATATCCGAGTAGATTTCCCAAGAGGTATTCATAAGTTTATTAATAGAATTACTATTACTAAAGTAGGTGGACAATTAAGTTCAGATTCTACTGGATTTATTCCAAGCTTCTAATAAGAAGCTAATAAAACTAAAAAGGGACCATTTGGTCCCTTTTTTATTGAATTAAGTTTAGTATTAATCATTAAAGGTAGTATCGATGCTGAAATCGAAATACTGATAAGTTGCTGTGAATGTTTTGAAATCTGGAGCAGCTGCACTATAGCTTAATTTTACGCTATCTTGAGAGATCAGCAAAGGCTCCTTAAATACTAGAGTCGACACCAAATATCCTTCATTATTCAACATAGAAAGACTCATTGGTGAGAACGTTTGTTTCTTATTTGAGAAGTCTAAGAAATTTAAAGCATTATCTAAAAATATGAAGTAATTCAAGTATGAATCAGTCATCTTAAAAGTAAGAGTAAACTTTCTTGTGAAAGTATCTACCACTTGAACTGAAGATTTATATTCTTGTCTTTTTCCCAGAGTTCTTGTTTGAGCGACTGGTGTAATTGCCCAGCCTGGAAATTCAATTGACTGAATAGTAGATGACATAAAGTCTTCTATTGTGTCATATGGAAGAACTAAACTTTGATAATACTTTTTATATTTCTCCTTTACTGCATCTGAAAAATAGTCAGGTGGAAAGAAAAATACAAAACCGTTTTGCCTTGCGTTTAATATCATGTATTTTTATTTTTTTGGTAATTTATCGTTAATTCAGAACCAGCAGATATGTCTTTAGTTGCAAAGAATGTGAATCGTTTGGAATCTGAATTTATTGTAAAATCTACATTGTTATCTTCTGAATGATTATACAAACTTCCATATCCTAATAATATGACTAATCTTTTGACTGGACCATCTGATGGCCTTTCAAATGCATATTCAGTTAGAGTAGCTCTATTGCATCTATCTAAATCTAATGAAGTGCATACTTCTATTAATTCTCCATTTGAAATGTCTTCTTTTGCAAACACTCCTATTCCATGAATAGAACTTTTCTTGATCACTATTTTTCCATTTGAATACGCGTAAATTTCGCTCATTTACCTACTTTTTTTACGTTTGCCCATGATTTACTTGGACTTGCTGCATTTACTCTAGCCATTGCCCACTGATGTGCAGTCATGCCTGGTCTGGAACCAGATGAGTAGTATGCTCCCAATCCTTTAACATATTCACGTTTAAGATCAGCAAAGGAGTATCCTTTCTTCTTAGCAACTGCTCGGATCTTAGCTAACGTTTCCTTACTTAAGTTTCTGCCACTTTTTTTAGAAGCCTCGTTCACCTTTGAATCTTTTCTAGGAGTGTTTTTCCAATTAGGATTCTTTCTAACTCTTGCTTCCATTTCATCTCTAAGGGCGTAAGCTTCTTCCTTATTTCCTCTCTTGAGAAGCTCCTTAGCTTTATCTAATTTCTTGTCACGAGCACTTCCTTCCGGAGCTTTATATTGAGCTGGGTTATTTGATTTAGACTTAGCTTCAAGCAGACAAAACTCTTTAAAATTTAGTATCATTACTTTTTATTTTTTTTCAATAGCCTCTTCACTTCTTCTCTAACGCTTTCCATTTTTTTAGCATATGTTGGGTTGTCATTTCTATTAAAAACTATTTGCTGGTTCAAGCTTCCTGTGATCTTTCGCATGTCTCCATTTCTAGTACGAATTAACCACTTTGCAAGAGCTTTAACGCCTAGCGTTTTAAACTTGCCATTTGCATCAGGAGCATCTGAATCATGCCAGTCAGGAGAGTTTTTAGTTTTACGCTTTTCTTCTATCTTTTCTCCACTCTTTGATTGCCAATCTGCGGAAACTGAATCTTTTACAATAGGTCCGCCAGCTGCCCATGTTCTACAAGTACGAGCGGAATGACATTTAAAGTGATGCATCCAACAGTAACCGAGTCTTCCTTGAGGATCTGAAACTTCGCCAGGCATACATTCTTCCATCCTTGGAGAAATATCAAAAGCTACGCAGTTTCCGCAATTAGAATTTTTAGCAACGTCTGGAGTAGTCTTCCAATGTTCTGCTAAATCTTCCCAATACTTTTCATCAGAAAGATTCAAAGGACCATACTGAATATAGTCGGCTTTGATTGAAGCATCTCTATTTTTGGTATTTACTTCCAAATTTTGAGTTGCAATTGGACAGGAGTCTGTTCCTTTCTCAAGTATCAAATACTGATTGAATTTTAAAATGCTCATAGGTTTTTATTTTTTAGAAAGCGTAATGATTCACAACTTGACTATTTTTAAAGAAAGATCGCCAGTTCCTTTGATGAGACGATGCCAGTACATTGCAGGAATAACTGTAATCGAATTTAATGAGCAAGGTAAAGAATTCTCTAGCTGTATCTGCCAGTCGGTCTCATTAAGAGAAACTATGATTCTAGTCTCTTCATCCCTATGCCACTTCAATTCAACTTCATCTATCTCCTCATGAAAGTTTCTGATTAATTGATTGTCTTTTATTGTATCTTCGTATATCATATTACCAAAATCCAGGATAAGTTTTTCCTCCCCAAAGGTGAGCATATCTGTTTATTCTGCAGGCCCAATAACCAGCTTTTGTTTTATCTTTCTTTTCTGCACAGTTGTGTCTTGCTGCAAAACTCTTTCTAGCTTTAGGATTACTTACTTTTGCAGTAAGTCCTCCATGAACGTCTCCAAATGCTATTTTCGTGATATTTCCGGTCTTAGGATTCTTAACATATACGTGATACTTTTTAGTACCTCCTCGCATAGGTTTATTTAGAGTCACCTTCTTTCCACCTTTAGTTGCTTCATTTAGTTCCACATCTATTGGAAGATCGAGTGGAACCTCGCGTCCCTGATAAGTCCCAAATAGACCGATATCTGTTGTTTCAAATAATATTTTATCCATTCCGCTAACTATAAGCTCACCAGACTCAAATAGTTGACGGGCTTCGTTTAGAAGAGATATGTGAGAATTTGAAGTAGGTCTAAATATCGATTCAGATATACATAGTTGATTTGCGATGTGAAAGTCTAGTCCTTCCGAAAGAACTGAATTTCCTACAAATTGATTGAAACTTTTTAGTCTAGTTAGTGCCATTGATATTATCTATTTTATTCAGCTGGTGGAAAATCAGGATCGACCCAAGAATCTGATAAAGTTACTCCAGAATCTTGAATAGACGATCGCACGTTTACTTGACGAATGTTATTACCCTTATAGAACACACCGTGATCGCTAAAGCTAGGATAATACGTTTCCATATCGATTGTAAAGTTAGTAATCACCATCTTATCATCAGAGTAAGTAAAATCATATTTTTTAGTAAAGTTTTCAGCTTCAGGAAAAGTTATTTGTGCAGGTATTCGAATTCCTCTAAATTGAAAGTAAGTAACATTATTCTTATAGTAAAAATCGATAATTCTTTCAATTATTTTGAAAGTTTTATTCATATTATCGCTATTGATCTTAATATCAAATTTCAAACTCATTGGAATGGTCATCAGTCTTGAAGAATATGCTTTTAGAACTTTTTGATCGTTAACATCACGGGTCTCCTGATTAAAACTTCCTCTAACGAATTTGTTAGTAAAATCAGCTGATCTTATTTGAAAAGAGCTTAATGTTACTATTCCTCTAGGAACCTGGTCATAGTTTCCATCAGCAAACTTAGGATACGTACAATCATCTGGAAGATCGATGAAAAAATCTTTCATGAAACCTTCATCTCCAGCAAAGTTGTAAAAGAAAGGAATCGGATGGCGTTCAACAACATCCTTTCTAACTAGATCGATTATTATTTGTTTATTCAGAAGATCCAGTAATGAAATTGTTGCATTTCTAAGAAAGATGTCCTTTACGTTAGAATTTGTTATGTTTTCGCTGTTTACTGTTTGCATATAATATTATCTATTTTTAGCGATAAATGGTAAGTTTGTTTGTGAACGACAGTTGTCGATTAAGATCAAACTAGACTCATCTTTGATGAATTGCTGGCTAAGTATGAAACTGTGCTGTTCTTGTTTGATCATCGTATTAAACAATCTAAGATTTGCAATGTACATATTTGAGCTAGGTAGAGTATACTGAGTAGTCAGATTAAATATTTGCGGAACTAAGCTAGATGTATAGTTAATAACTTGTAATAATTCATTATGATTTGTTAGGTCAGATGGATCTTCAAGTATCTCATACACGTTAATTCCGCATTGTTTAAACTCATTAGATAAAGAAACAACTAATGCATACCATTTTCCAAGCTTTATGTTTGAACCAGATACGGTTTTAGTTATCTCATTAATATCTACATTCAATGTAATATCACCAAGCGGTTGATCAACGGCTGCGGTTGTTGTAGGAACGTAATTTGCTGATATTTTTAAACCCGAAAGCTCAGTTGAATCATATCCGTTTACAAAATGTAAAGTTTCTGCAACTTGAGTAGGCACGCAAAATAGACAAGTAAACGTCAAGTTTTTAACAGTCGACTCATCGAATCTTGGAGTAGAAGAATAAACGACTGCCGAATCCCTAAGAGAAACTTTAAACTCTGTCCCTGGAATAGCATCTACTGCAACATTGACTTGAGATTTTAAGCTAAGGTCTTTATACGCCTCAAGTCTTAAATATCGACCGGATTCGGACTGGCCAATGTGATTTGGAATAGTATCAAAAGGTCCCCTAACTCTAAGATATCTAGTGATAGTTCCATAGAAATTTTTATCGTATGTAAATAGAGCATTATTTTGCCATGCGCTAAATATTTCACTTTCCTGATACGCAAGAATAACGTAATGAGAATTTGGAGAATTTTGATCCAAATCCTGAAGAGATACATGATTCATGCTAATCGAGACAACTGGATCATCATTTGTTAGTTGATATGTCTTTTGAACTGGAACTATTTTTGTTAAATCATAATAGTTTTGAATTAGACTAGCGTGATTAAAATTGTATTTTAGCTGCTTAGTCATGAGGTCAAAGTGTATTGCTTTACGTGATGAATCAAAAGTCGTTGTAATATTTTCGTACTGCTTTGTCATTTTAGCATCTGAAGTAGACTGCTCGACTTGAGCAGAGAATAATTGTTCAGCACTTTGAATAACGTTATCTAAGAAGTGTCGACTATCATCAGTAAGAAGCATGTCGATATTTGGATTGTACTTCTTAAGCGATACTTTCCAATAAGTTGGAGTCATCATAAAGCCTTTATGAATGTAACTTCCTTGTATTTCAAACATTCTATTTAAGAGAGGAAAATATAAAAAGTCCCTAACTCTAGGTTCAGTACCTGCTCCAAAAATTGATTGAAAATACCTATGATCGATATGGACTTCAAATGGTAATTGAAAATCCATTCCAAATTCAGTAAATTTAGGAGCATTTGAAGGAAAGGAGTTCTTTGGAACAACTACCTTTAAACATTTACGATCTATGTTTTTGTAAAGTGTCCATTCCTTAAAGATATAGTCTCCACTATCTGAATCAGGTTCAGTTTTAAAGTAAACGACATCATGTCCAAATATCTTATTAGTATATAGCGAAAGCTCGCGGTACATATCTATAGCTGAGTCGACTTGATATGGTTTAAATGATGGATTAGTAGTGGTTATGAAATTTGTGCAACGCTCATTTGAACATACTACTCTAGGCGCATAGGAATCTGGTAAAGAGTCGTCAGCTTTTTCAAATCTTAGCTTAATTTCATTGATTTGAATAGCACTGTCTAATTCCTCAAAATTACCATTATCGTATTCGTATTTTATTTCAAAGTAAAACTTGGAAGCTGGATCCAATATAATTGATGAAATCTCAGAAGTATTTGTTGGAGAAACTGAGTACCATAATGACCAATCTTCCTTATTTGATGAATACCTAAATGATCTGAATAAGTAACTATTTAGATCTAGTGTATTTGGAGAAGTTACATCTATACTTTCCAAATATTCAGAAAATGCAACTATTCCAGATAGCGGCTCATCCGTTGAAAATATCCTAAAATTTTTACTAAAAGTTAATTTATTACGGTCAGGATCAATTACTAGCTTGATTGTTGCTCTTGCCATGAAGCAGAATACGACTTTTTATTATTTATTCAAATAATCTACGCTAAACTGGTACTTGAAATTGAGTAAAATAAATAATAAAAAGAAAGCTTATGAAGAAGAGCGAATACATACTGGATCCGCTATGGATCACAAAGGGAAGGTATTTGGACCCAGAATACTTCGCATACATTCTACTCGCGGCTAATCAAAAGTACAAGAAAGAGATTGATGAAGGGAATATTTCAAGATTTACTGAAGTTCTATTTCACAGTCTAAACTTAAATAATTTAGCAGTTGAAGGATTTGTATTTGACTTCAAGTTAAGACCCATTTTTAACGAACCTCGACTAAAAGCGATTAAAGAACAACTTAAGGAAATTTATAATATACCTCAAGACACTGTTGAAATATTTAAGAATGCAAATTATGTATTCTCAAATCTCATATTAGACTATATGGATATCCAGTTAGACATAATGGAGGGAGTAAAGATATTTATGACTAATCCAGGATTACATAAAGAAAAGGAGATTTTTATAGTCACAAATTATGAAGGAACTCTCACATATACTGTATGGAAGCTTAAGGAGGATCGTAGAAAAAACTTTAATTACTCTTTCTCACAGGTTGGTGAAGTCACACTGAAGAAAGTCAAGGAAAATGCTCTTAAAGAGGCAGTTGATGAATTGAATATCGATCAGCTTAGCAACATGACTCCAAATACTAATGTATGTTTTGCGATAATGCAAAAAGATTGCGATGAAAATCAAGTAGCTCAAGTAATGAAGGACATTGTCATTCTAAATAAAGGGCTTCTCAAAAATCTAGCGTTTGAAATCAATATAATTGGTGAAATGCACAAGCTAATCTTTAGCGAAAAGATCATGCCATTCACTAGTGGTCAATGGATTTAACTAAGGTTAGTTAGCAAATAAGAACCTGAAAAGTAGAAATTACCTAGCTCTTGATCAATATCATTATTAAAAAATCGTAAAGCTAGGTAGGGAACAGATAGATCTTCAAGTTCTCCAGTAACAACGTTGATGCACTCAATAGTTGTTGAAATATCTACATCATAATACGCACTAAGTGTTCCTGAAACTTGAACACCTCCTCCTATTGCGTTACCTACGCCAGCTGCATATAAAGAATATGGACCGTCTGACGAAATTTCAGCAGGATACAATGGAGCTGGAAATGCGAATCCATATAACGCAGGAAGAGGGGTACTTTCTACATACACAAATCCTGATACATTTACAACATTCCCGACTCTAGTCCAAAGTAAACGTATCGCTTGGAATCCTCCAGAATAAGGCACTGGTGTGCCTTGGGCAGTGTGAGTAAATGTAAAAAATCTTTGTTCAGTAGTAGGACTAATATTAGTAAATTGATATAATCCGCTTTGTAAAATTGATAAATTCGATGAAATTCCACAAAGTGGCTTATCATGAGAACTAATTGTTGGGTTAAATGAATTACTTAAAGGCGCGCTTACTCCAAAGTTATGGAAATTTCCATTTATTCCACGGGCAGAAACAGGACCAGTTGTCGCAATTCCTCCAGATCCTACGTTTAAAGAGTGTCCAATATTTGCAGAATCTCCAACATTTATGGTTTCATTTACCTTTAAGATAGAAGTTTGGATGGAGTCTATATGAGCAGCTGGCGAAATAATACCGTCTGAACTCAAAGTTTTTATGTTTAATGGTTCACTGCCGAACTGGTCATCTGAATGAGATGACGAAACATAAACATATTTGCCATTTATAAGTAGTCTGCTTACTCCATTTCCATATGAAGACTCAAGTGCAAATTGATATGATGCAATCGGTTCAAGTGAACTGTTTCCACCGACCTCAATCATCTTAAAGATATCGTGTTTAGTTACTACACCAGTAGTACCTACTGTTTTTCTCCATAGAACATATAGGAATCTTCCTGATATCTTACTATCAATTGCATAATAAGTAGAGTCAGCCATCTCATAAGTTAACAAAGAGGTTGCTGGATTTGCAATTAATGACTCAACATTAGGCTTAATATTATTAGGTATTTGGTATACATATACGCTATTTTCCCAAGATACAAATACATAATTTCTAAATATTGAGACTGATCCAAAGTCAGTTAACGGGCCGGTCGATTGGGTCTGAATTGGAGTTGCTGAAAATCTACGAAGATTTGGTACACTTGGGAGCTCTTCAGTAGCGTCAGGAGAATATATTAAGTCGGCATCTGTTCTAGCATCCGAAAGATCATATAGATTTAATATGATTTGATTGGTAGTTCCACTAGTTACATCATCTCCAAACTCGTCTCTTGAGTAATCTGGAGAAGAAGCACCAGTAGTTAGTCTTTTCCAGGTTAAAGTAGCAGCAATTGATTTATTTACATCTAGCGCAAGGTGACGATATCCTCCGTAAGAATAAGTAGTACCTGCCATATCAGTACTTCTCTTTTCTCCTGAGGAAACGACTGAATTTACAATAATTGGATTGTATGGATTACTTATATCTATAGCAGATAAGTATGCACCGGCTTGATCACCTTCTATCCCGTCTCCAGAAAAAGCGGAATCATCATCATATTTGTTAATAACGTATGCGATATTTCCTTTAACTTTAAGGCGGTAGGCGGCAGATAGATTTGTCCAAGCGTATCCCAAGTTATTATCGGATTGCGTATTACTTGACGTAATTGCACCATTTGAGTAATTACTATTAGACAATGAATATAGTAATGTTAACTCGCCGTGATATTCTTCGTCTATTTTTGCAATAGCAAAAGGGATTTTTGTACCGCTTCGGTCGGATGTATGGTTACTTACAATATATGCATAATCTCCAGCAATATCAATATCACATGCACCATATAAAAAACTAGAAGAAGTTGAGCTAAGTGAAAGATTCTCTTGAGTTATCCAGTTTTTTAAATTAGAAGGGTCAGTTGCTAATAAAACGTGATACTTGTCGTACGCTGAAGCTGTGCTACTAATTGAAGTAGTTAACGTAGGGTCTCCATGAACTACATAAATTCTGTCGCCATACATCGCCATTCCAGTATGTTTAGAATAATCTGACGCACTTTGTCCAGTATTTATTGGAGGTGTGATTACTTTATTTTTAACAAAGCTGCCAGTTCCAGCTTGAATAATATCTCCGGAATCTTGAACTAATGTTGAATCTATGAAAACGCCTGATGTGTTGTCTCCTCCCTTCAGATAAACATAATTTTTATTGTTTCCTGAAATATTCAAAAAATCTGAATCTGCATCACGATATGCGTAGGTTGAATCTGACCAAAATAGATCATCAGCAATACCGAATTCTATCCAGTTGTAAGACGCACTTGAAGTAATTACTAAGCCAGATGAATTTAAAGATTCTGATGTTAGATATGAAGTACCGCCTTGTGATCCCAAGTAAAATGATAGTTCTGAATTAGTTCCTCCATCTACGTAATTTGGAGTAATAAATTTTAGTACACCGTATCTATCAATTGCTGTAATATCACTGCCTTCTAACTTACTAATATTGAATGAAGCAACTGACGTGAATGTACTATCTTCATTATCATGCTGATAGTATTTTATTTTTAAGTTTTGATCTCTCTCGCTAATTAGAGTATCTACTCCATTTGAGTATATCGCTCCAAATTCTAGATTTGCTCTAGCATCTGACCCACCGGCAGTAGAATCAGCATAAATTTGTAAAATTCCTCCATCTAGTAAAGAAGTATATGGGCTAGATAAATTTGAAATAGGTGTAGTAATTTCATTAAAGTTAGATAAAAACAATATATCAGTACTACCGTCGCCAATTTCGTCCCTATTTGGAAAAACTATAAAGTTAGTATCGGAAGGATCACCAAATCCTCTAAAAAAGGTTTGAGTAGTAGTCGCTAAGTAAGCATTTATTATTGTTGTAAAATCAATTAATTGATTCCACACAGTTCCACCTTCATCCCACTGCCAAATAGTTGAGTCAGAGGTATTTAAGTAAAAATCTCCATCTTGAACAGGAGAAGGTGGCGTTACGTTAGGGTCAGTTGAACCTACATGCCAAGTAATACCGTCTTGTCCGACTGGGCCTTCTGGACCGACCGGACCTGCTGGTCCCTGAGGGCCAGTATCTCCTAGTGGTCCTTCTTCACCAACTCCTAACTCGAGAATTTTGTTGAAGTTGAAATTTATTTTATCGACTGCGATTGTTTGGCTGTCTGAAGCAAAAACTTCTCTAAGGTTAATCCTAATTGGCATTAGATGAACTTAATTTTTATTTTTGGACTGATTATTACACCAGCGTTTATTGGTTTATTAAACTCATACGTGAGATTAAGTTTACCTGTTTTATTTATTTTAAAATCTTTTGATAGAACAAATCCCTGTTGATACCTTTGAGCATCAGTTAAAAATGAAAACGCTATAGTATTGACATTTGCAACTCCGACTTGAGAAGATATCGTAGATTTACTAACTTTTGTGTAAAATTCAATTGTTTCTATTTCATATAGTCGGTTAATATTCTTTTCAATATATGCTTTTACATAATTAGTTAGAGTTGAATAATTTCCGATGTACTCTGAAGTCTGTGGAATTAGTTCTTGAAAAGGCTGAATGAACCCATTATTTAATAGGTAAGTGCTTAGTACATTTCCTATGTTTATGATCCCTGAAACTTCAAAATCTGTCTCTCTAAATGCTAATTCATATTGTGCTGGATTAATGTCCTTCAATTCAACATTTGGAGAAATATCAGTTTTTACAAAATTTTCAAGTTCTATTGAAGTTGGAAGTTGCATCAACTTATTTAAAAATGCAGAGTCTTCTTCTATTCTAAGAGTTCCAGAAACAGGCGAGCTTAAAACTTTTGTTGAATACTTATGGTGAAATCCATAATCCCAATTTGAACTAAATACAAACATGTCGTTTCGACCTATTGAAATTTCGTCAATTAGCTCATAAACTGGATCATATTGATCGTCGGATTCCAATGTAAGTATCTTAGAATCAGCTATTTTAAGGTGATTGAAATTTACTAAATCATAGAAGTGATCAGCATATACATTCAACTTGGTGTTGCTTTGATCTAGGTCGTCAATATCATTTTGAGTAAACTTGAAAGTTGAAACAAATTTTGAAACATTTTTAAATAGTGGCTCGTATCCTCCATCATATCGTGTAATATGATAAGGAGAAGATAAGTTAACTCTTCCGTAACGATATCCTATTAATGGTGCGACAGTATTGTTTGGTATCGTAGATAATTTTTGACCTTCAAACTTTTTTGTAGATATTGAAGAACTTGATGAAAATTGAGCAGGTCTATCAGTATCTTCTTGAACTACAAGTGCCGATGTTTTATAAATTTCTTTAGGTGAAACGACTTCAACATAAAATCTAGGAGACGTTGATAATTCAGGTATCCCATCAACTAGAGAATAAGATTCATACTCTATGAATGCTGAATAATCGTTCACATATTTTTTAAAATTAGCAAATGATAATTTTGAGAAAAGAGATTCGTAATATAATTCACCGCCGCTAATTATCTTAAACACTGCTTTAGTTTTAAAGAAATTTGAGCTTAACGCTGATGGGATTGGTTGAAATGGTCCACCAGTTGATGCATCTATTAAAAATGGATTATCGGATGACTCATATAAACTTAAGAAATTTATATTTGCATCAGATATTGGACTTATAAATTTTGGAGTAAGTAAAGTAGTATCATACTCATCAAGTACATATTCTGCCCCAGTATTTATGAATCTAACTCCTAAGTAAGTAGTATTAGTTTTCCTAGGTGTAGTTTCTTCCTTTAGAGAAAAAGGATAATTTGGATAGCTTGGATTGTCGAGTTTAGGCAAATCAATACTTCCTAAATTTATCTTTGAGGCAAGTTTAGCGTTTGAGAAAGAATCAAACAGTGCATTGTACTTTTTATGCTTAAATGCATATAAAAATAGATGGCTTAGATTTGAAATTTCAGTTCCATCAACGCTAGTAAACTGTATTCGGTAATCTCCATTAATCGTCTGATATGAGTATTTTCCAGATGGAAATACTGAATACATGTCGGGATCATTCGGTTGAATCGCATCTGGGTCCTGACCATTCGATATAATTCCATATAGTTCTTTACGATAATCGTCTATGTCAGAGAGGTCGCCTAATGAAACTTCTATTAAAAGCAATATGAACTTATAGTCTGTGTGTTCAATGACCCTATATGAAATAGGGGGAACAGTAGGATCATTTATATCTTCCTTCTTAGCTTTAAGAAGAGCACTAAACTTATATCCATCAAATCGAGTAGAATTAGCAGAATATACTGGTCGACCGTCTTCCTGTAATAGAGAAGGATCTATTATATCTTTAAGAGTTATTTTAAATCCTTTGAATAGTACTTGATATTCTCCTAGTCTATTTTTAAATACGTTTGCGTACCTAAACTGAGTATCGCCTACCTCGATATCGCTACTATCTACTTTTGGAGAATATGTAAAGTATTTTACAAAATAATCAGGATCGCTGATTAATTGTTCTTCATCGAACGGATAGTCGAAATAGTAATTATTTAGCTTAACCGTGTCTTCAGATTTGTTGTAATTAAATATTGACTCAATATAAAACCATTCATGCGTAAAGTTAGAAGGATTTTGAGTAGTGTCAGTATGGTCTGGAGAAAAGTTAGTGTAGCCGAATGCAGCTTCAGTGTTAAATCTATATGCATTTCCTCTAGCATCAGTTCCATCTTCTATTCCCCATTTTGTGATGTATGGAACTAACTTTGATTTTAGTGCAAAGTCAGCGCTACTATTTTCTTTATAGTAATCGTATTCGGTTGGAGTAGCTCCGTTTACGTATTTTGTTTTTAATTTGAAATACTCATCGGAAGTTTCAGGTCTAATTATAAATTGATCCTTAAGTATTGAAAATCCCGGAAAAGAAGTAAGTTCAGTATTTAAGTCAGAAATAGGAACGATCGTTGAATCACCAGGATTAGTCATACTATAGTAATATGAAACTATCACCTTACCTACAAAAGTAGAATAAGTTAATGGTTCAGCAACAGTGAATGGTTGAGGATCTGATGAATGAATTATTGAACCATTACTTAGTTTAATTGAGCCTATGCCGATAATCGAATATTCTATTCCTGGAATAAGATTAGCAATATTTTCAGGCACATAATGATGTGCATATAAGTCTATTTCTGGAAAATTATCATATTGGCTTGAATAAAAGTCAAAGTCAAAATCTTTGATCGGAAACATCGATAGTAAACCAAATCTAGTTCTATACTTTAACTTGATAGTATACTGAGAATATTTAACTTCAGGTTCAACATCATCCTCTAATGTTAAAACAATGTTTTGATAGAATGAATTTAGTGATTTCTCCTTAGTAATAGCGTTTGAAAAAGATTTCTCAGTCAATAAATCAGAATATTTTGAAATTTTCTTAATTTTTGACCAACCTGTCTTAGTTCGAATAAGAAGATTATCTATATTTTGTAGTATTTTAGAGCGATGTTCTGCCTCTATGACAAGCCTTCCGTATTTGTTTAACGATCCTCCCTCAAAGTTAAACAAAACCCCATCTAGGGATTCTCCAAAAGATTCAGATATTTTTAAAGAATTTATTGTGTAATCAGATGTAACAAACTCTAAACCGAACGCTAAATCTTTATCACCAGATGATGAAGATTTTATAATGATTTTAGCGCCATCCACGAATACTTTATATGACTTTGTTCTAACTTCATTTAAACAAGTAGCAATTGCTTTTGCTATTTTAGTTATATCGCCAGTACAATTGAAATAAAATTCATCATATCCTAAACTACCATCGGTGTCTATGTAAAAATAAGCATCGCCAGGATTAGGAACAAGCGAATAGCCTGAAGTTCCAGTAAACAGATCATATTTACCGTTAGAATCAACTCTAGTTCCAGAAGGATGATAGAATTTTATTGAATCTAAATGCTGAAATTCTAAAAGAACTTCAAGATCAATATGTGAGTGTGCGTTAGATGTTGCAACAAAACCATCATCTTGTAAAAAATCAGAATATGGACCAAAGAAATTTCCGTAATTTATTGATTTATTAGATAATGTGATAGTTCCGCTCGTCAACTCTTCACTAGTCAATGGATCATAGCTTAGAGAAAAAGGAGAAGGTACTTTTGGAGAATATACATTATTTTCCTTATCTAACAAATAAGTAAAAAATAGATTAGTATCATCAGTAAAGCAATCTTCAAAATCCGAAAATTTAATAGAATTGTTTAGATATGGAAAAGGAAGACCGTTTGTATTTTCTTGGTATAGCACACTATCTTCGTTTTCAAAGTATTTTCTCTTGATTATTGGAGAGTTTCCGGTGTTTGATCTATTTTGGTATAATGCATCAAGATCAATATCTAATTTGGTTAACTCTATTGTATTTACATAGAGTCCTAAGTATCGGTTGAATGTGTAGTTTTCAGCACTAGGATCATCAAATGCAAATTGAAGATTTACAATATTTGGAAAAATTACTCCATTTCTTTCAAATCCTAAGGTAATATATTCTTCAGAAAATTTTAAAGGATATGCAGTTTGGTAAAAATCATACAATTCTTCACCTCTACCTCCAAGAACCCCTGAATTTAGTAAAACACCATTCCATACTGTTAATCCTTCAGGATCATATGAAACGGATAGTGATGAGCTTGGGAAATTAGCATCGCCTAAGTAGCGTCTTAAGTATTTACCAATCTTGGAAGTTTCACCAAGATCAAAAGTTTTTACAATAGTTGCCTTCTCAAAAAGTTCGCGTAAGTAATCTCCTTTATCATAAGGATAATCTGCTTTTAGAAGATCTATTGATTTATTTGCAGCACCTTCAATTTTAAAAATTATAAAATAATTAGGTATATCTTTTTTCAAATAAAGTGGAGCAAAATATGAAAATTTTTCAGAGTACTTGTTTGAAACTAGATAATTTGCTCCGCTAAAATAATGAGAAAAATCGTACTGGTCATTAAAGTTCTTAGATGTTCTAGTTAGATCTATCTTTTCATCAAGAGAAAAAACTATTTCATTTGGAGTTTGACCATTATTAAAGAACTTATACAGAGCACTAGCGTAAGTTCCAGTAGAATCTATTGCAATCTTATTGTACTTTTCTTTAGCAAGTTCATTATTTGCTGGAATTGCGTCTAGCCACATTTCACCAGCCGAGTCTACTGTTAATTTTACGTTTCCAGTTAATTTTGGGTTGGTGCGAACTAGGCTAAAACTAGAGTCAGCATCAAGTATTTTAGTGTAATTTAACTTCATTATTTAAAGTTCACAATATTTCCTATTCCAGGTGCAATTATTCCTTGGAAGGTAGTTTCATTTTGATATTTAGCAGATACTGTTAAATCAAAAGAAAATGGAGAAGCATCTTTTATGAAAACGTCAATTCCTACTGTTCTAGTGTATTGAACTTGATTTAGATTTTCATTTTTTCGATAACCTCCAACATTTTTTAGAATGTCTGAGCAACGGTATTGGAATACAATTGGTACATTAATTGCTTTGACTGCGCCAGTTGCAACTTTTTTAACAGATAGTAAAGGGTGATTTCCTTCAACTGAGACTATTTCATAGGAGTTTGGCATCATGTTTAAATATGCGCCACATGTATATTTTCCTATTAAATACTGGTCATCTGGAACGAATCCTAATTTAACAGGATAGTTATCGGTTCCTCTATTTGTATTTAAGTTAGCAGCAACTGTGTCGTTTACATTTGGTCGAATTGCTTGTTGATTATTAACTCCTCCTAAAACTTGAGTTTCATTATTTCTAGTCTCAAAGAAAGGAGCGTGGCTTACTGGCAAGTATTTTTGACCAGCCGATGAAACAATAGATCCACCAGATTCTTCAAATTCAGGCAAGAAGAAATCTTCTAAATTTGAACCACTTGCTAATGTTGTTCCTGGATTGCTTGCGCACCATGCTCTAACATATGGATGATTTACATGCAACGCAAACTCAGTGACATAACCTCCTCCAGTTGGAAGACCAACAAGAGTTGAACTTACTCCATTCCAAACATTTGAGTTAGTTGTTGGAAAAGTAGAACTCCAGTTTAAAGTAGGATTATACGGTAGATAATGTGCCCAGTTCAAAGGCACTAGATTTGAACCTACAGTTATTCCTTGGAAATTATAAGTTGATACATTTGCTGTTGAATATCCGGAAGATGGATATTGTGCATATAACTCCTTAGATAATCCATAATCCTTAAATCTAGAATAAACGTATTGACTCTTAACTTGAGCAGATTGTGCTTTAGGTGTATGCTTAAATGAACCTAGCGTACTTTCTGAAATTGAACTTATTCCAATCGGCACCTTATCGTATTGTCTAATTAGGTGATAGTCATCTTCTGGATATGCAATTGGATCGGACTCTGGAGAAATTTCATCAATTCCTCCCTTAAGTATGCTTATTAATTCTAAAGGAGTCGCAGATACGTTTTGAATCTGCATGATATACTGCTTCGTTATTATTTCGCCATGTCGGTAAACAATAGAATCTCCAATAGTATCCTTTATTTGATCTTTATAGTATCCTGCAAACAGCTCAACAGTTTGTCCTTGATTTACTGAAATTTCATTTCCATCAGGATCAATTATGATAACTTTGATTTCACCAGCCTCAGTAGCAATAGCTTTTTGTAATGCTTCTAATGATGCAGCTATTCCCTTTAATTGTTCGAATAAGTCAACAACATTTCCTTCTGGCGTAAAGAAGCCACTTGCAATATCTTTAGACTGATGACCGAAGAATCTTTCGCCAGTTGTGAATTGATTAAGTAGATGGAGGTCTAAGCCCTTAGCAGTTAACGAATCTTCAAATTGAACTTTAGCGTTTTCAGCATATGTTTTTTGAGCAAGTATAGTATTTTCTTCTTCGGATTCGATATCGTCTGGGAAAGTAACTTGAACTGAATTTGACCAGTCAGACTGCGCTGGATTATCTGGCCAACCTGCTTCAGAAAGAGACATTACTTGTATTTCTACTATTTCTCCTTTGTTTATTGCAATATCGAGTTGATTGCTATTTACTGCCTCAGAGTCGGTCACTGCTTCTTCAGCCCAAATATAAAGTCCAGTAGTTTCATCTAAAACTCGTTGACGAGGTTTGGTTAAAACTTCTGTCCATGAAGAAAATGTTGCAAACTTTTTAGTTCCATTAGTATCAACAAATTTTTGTTGAACTGCGTTTGGTGTGGTTCCTTTTTTACTAAGATATCTGTATCTGTACTTAAATTGAACAACGGTTTGCGTACCATACTCAGTAACTTTAGGATCTGGAATATTCCAAAATCCTCTAACTCTAAATTTAGGAGTAGTTATGAATGCTGGAGTAACACTAATGTCTAATGTAATGCTATTAATAGATGTTGCAAGTTGACTTTGTAAAACTCCACGATCCTTAACTGCTTTAGTTAGATCCTTATCTAATCTTCTTTTTTCCTTTTGAGTAGTTTCTTTCGCACTTATCTTACTTTTAATATCTTCAATCTTTTTATCCTTTTCAGATATTTCACTCTTAATTCTCTCCTTTTCAGCAATCTTTGCTTTAATTTGAAGAGCACCTTGATCTTCTTTTATATGCGCATTTATTTGAACTACACTAAAGTTACTAGAGTCTAAAACTGGAGAGTCTGGTGTTGCTGCAATAACTGCAGGTAATTTTCTTTCCTTGGCAGCATTCAATAAAATTAAGCCAAAATCGGCAACAAAATTATTGTAGTATCTTTCTAAAGTAGTTTGACTATCGTCCTCTAGAGTGATAGTCAACTCATTTGTATAAATTCCAAAGCCTTTTGAAAAAGAATCAGTTGTTAGGTTGTTAGCCTTGCTTACTGGACGTATAAAGATTACTTCATGTTCATTAAAACCAACATTGATTCTTAATTCTGGAATTCGATATGGAACAGGTTTAACTCTCAATTGGTTAGCGCCAATAGTTAATGGATCCAATCCATAAGTTCTTTCTAGAACTACTTCCTTAGTTGTTTTATTTACTGACCTAACAATGTATTCTGAATCATTTGCAGTAATCAAAACATCGCCCTCAGAAAGAATTCTAGTATTTTGAACTGAGTCTAAAATATCTGTATAATTTAGAGTGCTTAATTTGTAAACTCGACGAATAACTGATGATGTTTCAGTACCTGAAGTAACAGCAACTGTTTCTTCACGCTGTTTAACGATATCAAACGATCCTCTATATCTATTTACAGGTATTTCAAGATCAACTACGTTGTCATCTTCAAAGAAATCATAACCATTATCTGAGAGATCTAACTTTAGATCCTCCAAATCAATGTTTGTTTGTCCTCGGTAATTTTCTCTAAAGAAAGCAACAGCATCATCGTCTGCTGAATTGATTATAATTCTCTTAACTACAAATCGATCAATATCTTGAGTTAAGAAAGAAGAAATATCTACTGTTACAAATAGTAATGGGTTTAAGAATGACTCAAAAAACCAGTTATTTCTAACTTTAAATGAATTTGGTAAATTTAGAGTAACATTTTCAATATTGTCTAAATCTGAAACAAGTTGTGATATTTTTTTCAATTCGAATTTTCGAATATCACCATTTGATGATTTTACACCAACAGTATCTCCATTTGCAGAAAGCAATGAATCGAATTTATTGTTGATGTCTTCGATCTTTCCTTTGAGATAACCGAATGAAGGTACAGTTATTGTATATTGACTACCGTCTTCAGTATACTGAGAAACTGTTACATTCTCAGATTTTGATTCAAGCATATTTGAAAGACTGTAAAGGAATGCATTCATATTGTTTGCATCCACAGTAAGTCTTTTTAAAAGATCTGAAAGCGTGTTCTTTTGCTCTGCCATCTAAATTATCTTATTTTATCGATTACGAAGGTGTAATTTTCATCATTTACGCAAATTAACTCAAATATTGGAGTTCCATCTGTTCCAAAATCGTCTGATGTTAAAACGCCTATTGTTTTTCCGTATACTCCTGAGTTTTTACGATTAACTGCATCTGTTTTTACAGTTAAGTTATACACTCCTAAATCTATTTCGTCACTAATCACAAGTCTAACAGTTTGACCTTTCTTCCAAGCATATTGAGTATCGTCAATGTAAAGAGTATTGTCTTCAACTAACATGATTGGAATACTTGAATTTTGATGTCTATAATAATTAGTAAAATTACTTAGAGTTAGAGTATTGTTATCAATTATGTTGATTAATGAAGAATTGGATATGTTGTATTTTTGATTAGAATTAACGATTCTAACTCTTCCTGGAGTAGATCGATCTACAACAATACCTTCACCTGGACGAATAACATTCAAGTCATACGTAAGTAAGGCATTAGTTGTGCCTGTGATTAATGAATCTACTCTGTCATTTAGACTTTCAATAAGCCCCATGATAGCTGAAGTATTGTCAAATATCGCTTGATTTTCAGTAAGACTTGTTTCAAGATCAGATATTCTTAAAGATAATTCAGTTTTGTCCTCAGAGTTGATTAGTTTATTCTTTAAGGATTCTACATCTTGCGATAACTGCTGCATTTCAAGCAACTGATCGTTTATAAGTATTTGAGTTTTCTTAAATTGAGTTAAAACATCAGTGAATAGGTCTAGTGAAAATGTTGAATAATCATTTATTGATTTTTCAGTCTTAACTTCTTCCGCTGAAGTATCTAACTTTAGATTCATTTTGTATCCAAAGCTATTTCCATTGATCTTATTTAAGGGATCCGGTTTGTATTTCTCAAAACTAGGGATTGCAAATTCTAAACCATTTTGAGTAGGTTGATCTAATATAAGTATACCATACAAATTAGTTCTAAAGTCAAGTGGTGCACCAGTAGAATCCAAATTATTTGGATCATATGTATCATAGTACACTAAAATTGCATTAAACTCAAAATCTTTATTTCCAATATAGTCATTAAATTGTGAAAACACTTTAATGTTTGGATTTTCACTAGCTAGTTTGTAGTTATTTAGGTCAAAGTCAATAGATATTCCATCTAATGTGCTACGAACATACGAAATAGTAGTTGTTCCATCTGTTTTTATTAGATATTGATCCTTTGTTGAATCAAAGCTTCCTGTTCCATCGTCATCAGTATAATAAGTATTCGGCGTATTATTTGTAAACCAATTTCCTGGAGAACCTGCAACAAGAGGATCATCTGTAATCGTTGTTGCGATGCTAGAATCATCTAAATCATAGTATGCTTTTAAAGAAATACCAAATGGATGAGTTTCATCATATTTTCTACCGCTTAAATATTCAATATTTAATGGATCAGATGGATTATTAGTTATTGATTGACCTGCATAATAGTTTACATCAGATACCGATTTAAACAATACATGAGTTGTTGAACCGACATTTGTTGGGACATGTATGTAAACCTCAGTATATGAATTTTCCTTAGCTTTTAGAGAATTTACAATGTCAATATCACCAATGTACTTAACTACTTTTTCATAATCTGTATTAGTTTCGCTAGCTTCAACATATCGTTTGGCAGTACCAAGAACAGCTGTATTTTTCTCTAGGCTATTTGCGTTTTGAAAACGTATTGCTCCAAGTTCCTTCAACCATTTAAAAAATACTCGTTCAGCTACAGTTAACTTTTCAGAACGTTGATATCCATTTTGAGAAAGAAGCAATGCTTCTAAGTTTAATGCATAGTTTTGAAAACTAGTAGCTAAGTTAAAGGATTGATCATTATCGAGTCCTTCAATCAAGGAAGTTTCACCTAACGCTAAAAATTGAAGTTTGTTATCTGAAGAAAATTGAGCAGCCGGTTCTCCTATATTCGGAAGACGCAATAACGCAAATTTTGAAAATCTTACTTGATTCTCGCTATTGCTCAAAGTAATATTTACATCTTCAAGTGCGCTCTGAAAATTGTAGAATATTCCTTTTCTATTTTGTACTGGCTTTATTAATGGAGTTACTGCCATTTATTTGTTTTTCTTATTTTTAGATCGATTATGCTATTGAGAAATTATGCAATGAATTTACTACTAATCTATCTTGAGTAGTTGCATCAATGTGATATACTAAGCTAGCACAGTGTCCATACTTAACTAAAGTATTTGTTCCAGGTGCAGCTTCTATTTTAACTGAAGTTGGAGTATTTCCACCATTTAAGTAGATATCCGCAGCAACTGCGTTATTTACTCCAGGCAAGATCCAAAGAGTCTTAGGTTCAGCATTTAATGTTGCTAATACACTAGTATCTGCTGAATTTACAATATCTACAATGTGAATATTAAAGGTTTGGCCTACTGCTGGTGGGTTAGTTGCATCAAAATCTAGTAAAATTTTCATATATGCACCAGACCAAGCTGCTTGAATCGTAGTTCCAACAATTAGTGAAGAATCTAACTTAAGAGTTACGTAAATGTCTTGTCTTGACGTACTTGTTAAATTAATCGTAGCTAATGCGTTATTACTGTCTTCGGATGCAGTTACTAAAACTAGCTCAGAAGACGATATGAAAGCTGAATTAACTTTAGTGACTCCATCTAAGTTAACTTGTCCTGAGAACGTTGAAGCATTTGTTATGGCTAATGAGTTAGCGGTTACTAATCCACCAAAGGTTGATATAGCATCTACTTGTAAAATATCAATGTTTAATACTGATTGATCACTTCCATTTTTAGTTAGCGATGCAATTGGAGCAACTGGTCCAGTTTTATTAAACTGAAACCCTGTGCTTTGCATAACTAACACATCAGTAGTTATAGAATTGATAGGAGTTGAAGTACCGAGTGTAATCCCTGAAGAGTCTATCTCCAGTCCATTAATTAGATCTTCAAATGCGGATTTTAAGATATTAAAGTTAGCATTTGTGATTATTCTAAAATCGGTTATGAAGTCTGTTTCTAGAACTTCGGTGATTGCTAAATCTACTTGAGTAAATGGCATGTTAGTTATGCGTTATTTTTGTTTTTATTTATTATCTAGGATACGACTCTTTAATTAAGTCATTCTTTCTAAGGTTGAGCAAGAACTCAGTATTTGTTACATAGTCTATTTTATTCAAAACATGAATAAAGTTCTTCATTTCTGAAAAATATCTGTTATTTCGATTATCTGTGACCTCAACAGATATTGAATATCTACCAATATCTTTAAATTTCCATACAAAAAATGGAACAGACTTAACTCTAAATATCTCTTCCCCAGTTACAACATTTATTAATTTCCAAAGAAAATCATACTTTCCTTCTAAATTATTTACAGCAAAGAACACTATTGAATTTTCAGGAACTTTAAATGTTTCTTCATACACTTTAATATTTTCCAAACTAAAAGCATTTTGGTCTAATGCGGTTGGTAAATATCCTCTTTGCGTATCATTATCAAATGTCCAATATCCACGGTCGATCCAATATTGAGGATCTTGAACATCTCCATCTAATAGATCTTGTACTGGTGCTATTAAAAATAAAGTTTCTTCATCAAATTGTGCAGATTGAGAAGAGAGCATGTCAATTACACGCTGTGAATATACTTTTTTAGGTAAGAAGAATGAATATTTGTCGACTCCAGGTTGATCTGAAACTAACATGTGATACATTTCCTTACTTAAGTATCTAGGTTGAGCGTGAATAGTAGGGGTAGGAAGATCTAAAAATGAAAATACAAATAGACTTATTGCTGGATGTAAACTTTCATTAAGTTGATAAATCAAATCGTCAATATCGATAAATGAAGGGATAGTAAATGTTGAAAAATCGGAAACATTTATTAGTTGGCCAACTTGTGGATCTTCTATGTAAAAACCTGCTGTAAAATCTCCATGATATGTCATGTCACAAAATCTTTGAAAGAATAGTGAGTCGATCGTAGTATCAGAAAGATCAGATAGTTTAAAAGGAGTATCATTTTTTCCAAGTCCCCAGTATTCTAGATATGGGTGATTTTGAGAAGAAATATAGTTTAAGTATTGGGAGGTAGTTTGATCGTATATTTCAACATCATCATACATTTTTTGACCAAGACCATATGAATTTTGGTAAAAACTCAACCAGTCTAATATATTTTTCTCAATATCAATCTCATTTGCAATGTCTTCATTGTTTAATAGATTTATTCTTGGGAAGAAGAATGGTGAGTTTCCAAAGTCTTTTACCCGAATATTATGCAAATTCTTAATACTAAAGTCAAATTTGTCTTCTAGCCTAGAAAAAGCAATTATTTGTGGAGTTAATTGATCAGAAACTGTTATTTTAAGTTCACGACGAGTAATGTTTCCATAAAAATCTCTTACTTCTGCAATTGCAGTATATTCACCAGTATGTGGTAAAAAGTGAGGAAGATCGTGGAGATCTATTAGTTTTCCAGAATATTCAAAGTAGTATGGATTTGGATTGGATTTTGTAATTATCCAAGTAACTTCGTAAAGGTTTCTAAAGTCTATGTTTTGGAATGTCCAATAATTTGGAGCTAATGTAGATTGAGGTAATAGATCGATCCATCTAACTCCACTAATTGATTTACATGTAAATTTTTCAACATTTACGCTTAGTATGATAGGGCAGCCAATTGCCATTTCTGAATCATCACCATAATCCCAACTATATCTTTCAGAAAGATCTGGAAACTTTTCAGATACTTTAGCTGCGTAATACTGCTCAATATATTCAATCATTCCAGGAATTAGTGAGCCTGGGTATTTTTGATCAAATTCGTAAGGATTTGGAGAAGATTCGTTAAATGTTACTGCTGGAAATTCAACACCACCAGTAACGTCTATTCTCTTCATAGGTGCAACAGACTGAACAAAAAGTTCGCCTATTGTTTTTGGGTAATAAGTAACTGTATAGTCTTCATTAAGATCGTAATCGCCTATCTTAATGTCATCTGGCCAGTAACTAATTGTTATTTTTTGAAAGTATATGAATTCTCCGATAATATCCTTGATCTGAACATTAATAGGTATAAATTCACTTTTTAGCTTTTCCTTTAGCTTATAAAGCTTATGGAATATTTCATTAACGCTAAATGAAGTAGTCTCCTCAACAATTGGAATTCCATCATCATCATAATTATCAGTAGCAACTGTGAATTGGTAAGCAAGCGCTAAAAATTCAGTTTTCTTAAACTGGAAACTTTCCTTGAGACTCTTTTCCTTATAGATTAAGTTTAAATCGTCTATTTTTCCATTATCTAAGTAATCTGAAATATCAATGTGTAAGAAATTATTAAAGTACGCAGAGTTTGGATTTATATTTTGCCAATACTCTTTGATCTTAAGCACATCACGATAGCCCAATAAGTTAACGAAATTAGATATTCCAGCGTAAGTACCAACGTATGGAAAAATTTGATCTTTATTTACAAGTAGTTCCTTTCTAGCTTGGTTTACTTTTTTCCAATCAGGATACGCCTCTTTGATGTCATAATCCTTTAGAATAGTAGCATCTTCTCGATTAAACTTTATTCCAAAATTTTGACACCAAACTCTGTATCTCTCATCCTCATCAATACCTTCTCCATACAAATTAATTGAAGCAATCTTTGTTTTTTGAGCTCCATCCTTTAAATAAAGCAGTATAGTTCTTCTAAATATCTTTTCATCGCTAGGATTAAAAGCAAAGTTAAATTGAAGAGGAGCTTTAACGTTTAATGGACCAATATTTGTTTGGTAAATATCAAAATATCCAATCTCTTTACTTTCTAATTTCTGTATAAAATAGTTTTTAAGAACAGTGTCTTTATTTACATCATATACGAAAAATTCGTTTGAATTTTCAACAGTTTCCCATTCAAATGAGATAGATTGAGTTGAAGTAAGCATTGGGAAAAAATGCTCATCGCCCTCCTCCTCTTTTTCGAGCATAAAAATATTCTCATTATCAAATAAGAATAATGATAATGGTTCAAAGTAAAGAGTACCTTCCCAAATTCCCAGTTCGGAATTGTAGCCTAGATTTAAACTTTTACCGTTTTTATCAAAAAAATAAAGATTCTGTACTACCATTTGGGAATTAGCTAACTATTTATGTTATTTATTAGTTAGATACTAAATATGGAACTTTCTCCGCTAGTGCTTAATGATATAAAGCTGATTGATTCGTCTTTTTCCAAACCTGGACGATGGTGAATCTTTTTAAACTCCTTAGCATATCCATTTTTACACATTTGAGTGAAATAAGCGAACGCATTTAAGCTTTCTCGAGTTTCATCAAAACCTTTCCAATACTTAATACAATCAAGTAGAGCAGACTGTATGCAATCTTCCCTATCTCTAGGATCTCTAAAATAAAGACGATCAACTGCGCGGTTTGCTAGTGAGATGAAACACTGTATTGCAAATTCAGATAATTCACCAGTTCCTTTACATTTAACAATCTCATCAGTAAATTCTCGGTTGTTAATGTAGTGTTTGTCACCTCTCTTTTTTCTTGCCATTCCATTTTTTGATTATTTTAAGAGTTGGTGTATTTTAACAACACCTAAATATGAGTCTATCATATCAATGATGGGCGAAACTATCTTATCTTTTGATAGAATCCAATCTTCTTTTAAGATAGCTTTATGTAAATCTGATCCTTTTACTGAGTCTATAATTGGATCATTTTTAAACTTTTCGTAAATATCTAATTTATTAGCATTTCCCTTGCAACCAATCGCATTTTTTAATTCACTTGGGCTAAAAACAAAGAAACGATCAGTTTTTCCATCTAATAGTGAATCAACTAATTTATTCTTAAGTATTCCAGTTGCTTGTGAAATATCAACTAATGAGTTTCCGCTGGACCCAAATGAAATTCCTTCAATTGAAACTATCAAATCTTCTGAAGTTGGAACCTGCTTCTTTATTTCTGCAATGAGGACTTCAGTTAACTCTAAGTAATTAGTCAACTTATTTCTTTCAGTTACATGATACTGATCTGATTTTTCCCTTTTTGTCTCTGTGAAGAGAATTTTTAAATTAGGGTAAGTTAACTGGATGTCTTCCAGTCGTTTCTGATCTTTTTTACTTAGCTTAGCATTTACTACTGCTAGCCAACTAAATTCCTTAAAATCTCTACAAATGCAAACCCCAGGGTAAAGTATTGAAAAATCTATGCTAATTATTGTCATTCATGACTAATATTTTTAGCTATCTAGAGTTATACTAAATAACTTAAAAAAGTTTTCAACTAAAAAATATTTATTTAAGCAAAAACTTTTTAAAAAGCAGTAGTACAAAATGGGTGGTAGGGCGGGTATACACTAGAGTATACTATACTCTTTCTTTAATCTTACTTTAATAGTCTTTAGTACTACTATAGTACTCTCGCGGACGCGGAAATTTTTCCCCAAGGAGAAAGTTTAGTATATTTACCATATGAGACTAGGATACTGCTGTATAAATTTAAGCCTTAAGGATCGCGGGATCACGATCAATCGAGGTATGACAAAGAAAACTTGGGAATCCCAAGGTATTGCTCGAGCAGCTTTACTAGCTGAGCTAAATCTAATTGACCTTTGCGAAATTTTGCAATGGAATGTTGAGAACAATATTCATGTGTATCGTATGTCCAGCGATATCTTTCCTTGGATGAGCGAATATTCCTTTGAAGATCTACCTAATTTTGATCGTTTACGTGGTATTATGGAACAAATTGGTGAGTTTGTGCACCATCACGATCTTAGGCTATCATTTCACCCAGGGCAGTTTGATGTGCTTGCTTCCCCCAATCCAGAAGTAGTTCGTAAAACTATCTACGACCTAGATCAGCACGCTAGGATCATGGACCTTATGCTGCTTCCAAAAAATTACAATGCTCCGATCAATATCCATATCGGCGGCTCGTATGGCGATAAGGAATCTGCTCTTGCCAGGTTCTGCGAGAATTTTGCAAAGCTTTCTGATACTACTCGTGCTAGATTAGTTGTTGAGAATGATGATAAAGCAAGCCAGTTTGGCGTTCAAGATCTATATGATGGTGTTTATTCAAAAGTTGGTTGCCCAATCACATTTGACCACCTACACCATCGTTTTTGCACAAATGATCTCACAGCTGAAACCGCCGCGCATCTTGCGGCTAGCACATGGCATGGATTTACACCACTGCAACACTATTCTAGTTCTAAGTTTCTGTATGAGGACTCTTCAGTAATTCCAAGATCACATGCTGATTACATTTACGAAGTTATCCCAGATTTTGGTTTAGAAGTTGATGTTGAGGTTGAGGCAAAAGCTAAGGATTTAGCAGTTCTTAACTATCGAGAAACTCATCAAACTAAGCTAATTGAGCCCAAACCTTTTAATTTTGAGCAAACTTTAGTATAATAAACCTAACTTTAAAACTAAACTATATGAACCTTCGTAAATTAGCACAGCCTAAGTACTATTTTGATGAGCGCACATTAGATTACTATCAAGTTAACCTGATAAAGCACAGATTCTTAATCGGTGCACTAGTCTTATGCATTAGCGTCACGTCAGCAACAGTTACTTATTTTTGGACCAAGGACAATATCCTAGTTTCTCTAACTGAGTACGAGAAAATCTTACTAGTCCAGCAAGCTAATGCATTTAGTGAGGAAAAGCTTATTGCTAAGATTGATGAGCTAAACTTTAAATATCCACACATTGTACTTGCGCAAGCTATGTTAGAATCTGGAAGATTTAAAAGTGGCATTTTCAAAGAGAATAACAATCTTTTTGGAATGAAGGAAGCTACAAGCAGGCTTAACTTAGCTCAAGGTACAAATCATAATCATGCTGCATATAAGAATTGGGAAGATAGTGTATTGGATTATGCATTATGGTGTGGAACCTATGCAAACTCCGCCTCAAATGAGGAAGAATATTATGCTATCTTACAAAGCGTAGGTTATGCTGAAAATCCAGAGTATCTTGCTAAATTGAAAGAGTTAGTTGCTAATGAGAACCTAAAATCTAAGTTCAATCAATGACCTCTTCTCTTTCTAACTGGGAATGGACGCTAACTTGGTCAAGCTTGGAATTTTTTCTAACCCAAGATGAATATCAAGTTGAATACTGGATAAGTCAATTTCTCAATAAGTATGAAGCTCGATTATCTAACATACAACGTGATGATCTCTCAAATATCATACGTAACTCAATCTATTCAAACCCAATAAAATTTTCAAATTTTCAATGGAGATTTTTAGTTTCTTACTTGGATGTAGCAAACCGATACTTAGTAGAAGTTGAAGGTGCTATCGAAAAGATAACTTGCTTTGAACACAATGGAGAATACTTCAATGTTGAGTTATATCGAAACGATCCAACTGAAGGATGGTACGTTGTCCAAGAGTCAATAACAAATTGTGTAAAAATATCAGAAATGAACTAATTATGAAGACACTAATCTTATTAAGAGGATTGCCTGGAGCAGGTAAATCAACTCTAGCAAAAATGATAGTTGGCGACAAAGAATACTGTCACAAAGAGGCTGATATGTACTTTGTGGACAGTGAAGGTAACTACAAGTTTGAACCATCAAAAATCAAAGATGCACATGCTTGGTGCCAAGAGGAAGTTGATTTCCTAATGAGATATGAGCACTCACCAGTTGTAGTGTCAAACACATTCACACAAGAGTGGGAGATGGATGCTTATTTTGAATTAGCTGAGAAGTATAGTTACCAAACATCTTGCCTCATAGTAGAGAACAGACACAGTGGAGTAAATGAACACGGTGTACCCGCAGACAAGTTAGAACAAATGAAAAACCGATTTGAAATAAAGTTATGATAGAGAATGCAAACAGCGTGTGTTATGTAGCACGTATAAACGAAATTAAACCAATACCAGGAGCAGATAATATCGAAGTAGGTGTTATTGGAGGATGGAATTGTATTATCAAGAAAGGTGACTATAAGGTAGGTGATTTGGTTGGAATAGCAACTACAGACGCAGTTATTCCTCAACGCTTATCAGATGCAATGAATGTGACTAATTACTTACGTAAGGGTCAACGTGTGCGTACTGTTAAGTTAAGAGGAGTGTACTCAGAGTGTTTAGTAATTCCTAATCAATTCCTGCCTATCGGATATAATCGTGAAGGTAAAGACTTAATGGAAGACTTAAAAATCTTCAAATACGAACCACCTGTAACACAAATCCAATTGTCTTCAGGTCGTAAAATTAAGTACCACCAAAACCCAAACTTCACAGTGTATCATAAGTTTCCTAACTTGAAGAACGTAGCTGGATTGTTTACTGAGGAAGATAACGTACAGATCACTCGTAAGTTGCATGGAACCAATGCTCGCTATGGTATTGTTAAGAAGTCAAAGCTATCCTTATGGGATAAGGTTAAGAGGTTCTTCACCAACGATCCATGGATTGAATATGAGTACGTATATGGATCGCATAACGTCGAGAAAGGTTCTGACTCACAAGGTTTCTACTCAACTGATGTTTGGAGAGAGGTAGCTGACAAGTACAATCTTAAAGAGAAGATGTGGCACTTGGCTAAGGTAGTGCATTCGATTGAGTACATAGGATCCGGTATCGTGCTGTATGGTGAGATATATGGTCCTGGTATCCAAAAGAACTACGACTATGGAATGAAGGAGTTGGAGTTTGCTGGATTTGATATTACCCTTGATGGCGATTATCAAAACGTATTCAGAACAAGGCACCTTATTGAAAGCGCGACTTTACAATTGCGTCATGTACCTGAGTTATATGTCGGTCGATGGTCTCAAGAGATTCAAGACAAGTTCACATTCAACAACTATATTGAAGGAACCAAAGTACCGCATGAAGGTATTGTGATCAAGGAGGTTTCCGGAGAGAGGAATAAGGTAGCCAAGGTTATTAACCCAGATTATCTTATTTACGGAGAGAAACACGATGTAGGAGATTCACACTAAGCTTATGGAATTAGTAACCACATACATTTGCAAAAAGGGAGACATCGGAGTTCATGATAATATGTTCGGTGGGACAATCATGAGTTTAGTAGATGATGCAGCAGCTAGCTACGCTTCTCAAGTTTGTGATACTCCTAGAATGGTAACAATCATGATCAGCGAATTAGTATTCAAAAAACCGATCAAAGTAAATAATTTGCTTAAGATATACGCAACTGTGAAACAATTCGGCAGAACGTCAGTATTATTATACATCGAGGTTAGAAAGCATAACGTTCACACTGGCGAACAAGATATAGTTACTCACACAGACATTAAGTTTGTTCGAATAGATGAGGAAAGTAAACCTATTCCTCTTGCAAAAACAATAAAAACCAGATACGCAGATCGCATGCAAAAATATGGAAAAGCGTTATTAAGTTACGAAGAATTATCAAACGAATAATATGTACACAATACCTGAACTTGGAAAAATGGTGTTTTTTGATATTGAGACAGTTGCTTCTCACCAATCATTAGATCACCTAAAAAACGAAAATCTTACATTAGCTCAACTTTGGTCGAAACGTTGTGAATACCTTAGAGAAAGATTTGAGGAAAATAAGCAAAAGAGCGATGCTGAATTATTCTTGGAAAAAGCTGGTCTCCATGCAGAATTTGCAAAAATAGTATGCGCAACATTCGGCCGAATTCAATTTAACGAAGGCACACCATACCTAACACTAAAGACTTATTCTGGAGAAGAATTAGAGGTTTTGGAAGGAATTGATAAAGTGTTCAACAAGTTTTCAAACTATAAATTTGTTGGGCACAATATTAAAAGATTTGATGTTCCGTTTATCTGTAAAAGATTACTAATTAACGAAAAATCTCTTCCAGTTGGGCTTCAAATTCAAAATTTGAAACCTTGGGAAATGCCATTTGTAGATACTAGTGATATTTGGAGTTTTGGCGCTTGGCAGGAGAGTTTTGTATCCCTAGAATTACTAGCAACCTCATTGGGATTACCTACCCCAAAAGGTGATATTTCCGGTAAGGATGTAACTCAAGTGTGGTACAAGGAACGAGATGTAACTAGAATATCAACATACTGTCAAGCTGATGTGTTAGCTGTTTCTCAAATTATCTTAAAACTTTCAGGCAATCCTATAGTAGAAGACTATCAACTACAGGCCTGAGAGTGATAGAAAAATTAGAGTATTTTAAGGATCCCAACTTTAAGTTTGACGAAGATACGCATACTTACACATATTGTGATGCTTCCGGCAAACCTATACAATTTTTCCAGTCAGTCACTCAATTCATAAGCACTTTTAAGAAACCATTTGATTCCGATTTTTGGGCACATAAAAAAGCTAAACAATTAGGCGTACACAAAAGTGTTATCCTAAATGAATGGAAAAACACAGCAGATATTGCAGTAAAGCTTGGAAGTAATGTTCATAAATGGATAGAACTGTATTACAATGGAGAAAATCCTCCATTACCTGAACACCCTGAAGAAAACTTCAGGGTTTCCTCATTTTTAGACTTATATGAAAAGAGGCTAAATGTTTTTAAGCCAATTGGGCAAGAAATCAGATTATTTTCAAGAAAATGGGGAATTGCTGGAACGACTGATGCTCTTTTTGAATTAACTCAAAAGTATTATGTTGGAGACTATAAAACAAATAAGAAGTTTACAACAGATGCTGATCCTAAAGGTAGATACTCAAAACTTCTATGGCCCTTTGATGATCTATGGGACAATTCATTAAATGGTTACTCAATTCAGCTTAGCATGTATCGATTGATGCTTGAGGAAGCAGGCTTCGAAACCCATGGATCCTTTCTAATTTGGATAGGTCCATCAAAACCAATGTTATACAAATCAGTAGATCTTAGAGATCGATTAAGAATATATCTAGAAAAAAATACACCAATATTATGAGTAATCCACGTCAGATAACATTTGATGCAGAATCAAGAAAAGCTTTACAAAACGGAGTTAACAAACTTGCAGAATCAGTAAAAGTTACTCTTGGCCCAAAGGGAAGAAACGTTGTTTTAGGACGACAAAATCAGTTTGCTATCACCAAGGATGGAGTTAGCGTAGCAAGAGAAGTTTTCTTGCACGATCCTGTTGAAAATCTAGGCGCGCAAATGGTAAAGCAAGTCGCATCGAAGGTTGCTATGGAAGCTGGTGACGGAACAACAACAGCAACTGTTCTTTCTCAAGCTATCTTAAACAAGGGAATTCGTCTAATTGAATTAGGACATGATCCTATGGAAATCAAGAAAGGAATTGATTCCACTGTCAAAATGATAGTTTCACAAATTGAAAAAAATAGCACAAAAGTAGAATCAGTTGAGCAAATTCGTCAAGTTGCTGAAATTTCAGCAAATGGAGATTCTGAAATTGCAGAACTTATTGCAGAAGCAATGAATACTGTAGGTTTTGACGGTATTGTTACAATTGAGGACAGCAAGACGCATGACACATATTTAGAAGTAGTAGAGGGTATGCAATTTCAAAGCGGATACTTATCCCCATACTTCATCAATAATATGTCCAAGTTTGAAGTAAATTTTGATAAAGCCTTTGTTTTAGTGTTCAACGGAAAGATTAAAAATCTAAAAGGTTTGATCCATTTCTTAGAACATGCTTCAGAAAAAAATATTCCATTATTAATTATTGCAGATTCAATTGAAGGAGATGCCATGCAAACCCTTGTGATGAACCGAATGAATGGAGTATTAGATATTGCAGCCGTTCGCTCTCCAAGTTATGCGGACCAACGTAAGGAAATTATGCGAGATATCGCAATACTTACTGGCGGAGTATTTTTATGCGAGGATGAAGGTTTTGATATTTCTAGCGTAAATCCGCAAGCGGTTGCAAATATTTTAGGAACTTGTGAAAAAGCAACAGTTACTGGTTCAAGTACTACTATAGTGAATGGAAATGGTGATCAAGTAAGAATAGCTGATCGCATTCAATCAATAAAGGATCAGCTTGCTAATATTGAGGATGAGTCGACCGCTTTACTTCTTAGAGAAAGACTTGCTAAACTTGAAGGTGGCGTTGCTATTCTTAAGATTGGCGCGTATAGCGAAATGGAACTTAAAGAAAAGAAAGATAGACTAGATGATGCATTAAGCGCAACCCGTGCAGCAATCGATGAAGGTATCTTACCAGGTGGAGGTCAAGCTCTTCTAAAAATATCTCATAACTTACTCAACGAGATTGAATTGGCAAATTGGTCTAGAGATCAAAAGATAGGCGCAAACATGTTATTAGAAGCTTGCAAATCTCCATTCGAATCAATATTGTTAAACGCCGGTAAAAACACTGAAGTTATTGAGAATGGAATAAATATGAGCGACTTTAATCATGGATATGATGCAAGACTTGAGAAATTTACCAATCTAATCGATGACGGAATTATTGATCCTGCTAAAGTAACTAGAACCGCTTTGGAAAATGCAGCATCTATTTCAGGATTGATGTTAACTACTCAATGCGTCTTGATCGAAGACGGCATAAGCAAAGATACAAAAACTGAAGCATAAAATCGGCCATCTCTCTTATGCTCAGGCAGAAAAGGTAGCGAAAGCTGCCTTTTTTGGTATCTAAATAAATAAAATAGACAAATGGCAAATAAATTAGATCAGTTAATATCTGAAATTGCACTAAGCTTAAATATCTCAGAAGCCGCAGTAATTTCTCAATTTACTCAGCAGGAGCTTGAGGAAGTTTTAACTCAATCAAATTGCGTCCCAGATGGAAAAGTTCCTCCTCTTGCAGAAGATGTAAATGTTCCATGCAATGATATTGGTCCAGTCATTGAAGCTTCCTCAGATTCACTAGGAGACGCATTCGACAAAGTACCTGATGATAAGAAAAAGTGTATTGAGGCAACTGAAGAAGTTTCAAAGATCCTTGAAATACAGTTAAAGGAATATAATGATGTTAAACAGCTTCTTGAAAGACTAATAGAATATCGAGATAATTTTAATGTGATCACCAATTACTATTCGGCTAGATCAAAAGAGTGTGCAAGAATACTAAACTTATTTGAGCCACTTCTAAAACTAAGACAAAATTTAGAATCTGAAAATACTGCAAATAATGCTAAAATTTTTCAGCTAAATCAATTAAGATCACAGAGCACTAATCCGCAAACAATCGATTTATACACTTCACAAATATCTGATTTGAATAAGAAGATTTCAGAAAATACAAATCAAATTTCTCTAATCTCTACTCAATTAACTCAAAGAACAACTCAACTTCCAATATTTGCAAATCCTGATATAACAAATAGGATTTCAGGTGCGCAAGGAGATTTAGGAGGAGCTGCTGTCATCGCATTAGCAGTTACTGATTATCTCTCATCATTCGATTTCAATAACATTAAAAATAGAATATCTGACTATTCAGAATGCATAAAATTAAACAATCTTTCAGTTGAGACATATTCAACTTTTGTAAAAAGTCCAGTTTTAGAATTTAAGTTAGATTTCATAAATTTAGAAGGAATAGAAATAGAGGAAGAAAAGACAAACAAGGAAACTGGAGAATCATATAAAGAAAAAAGAACACTTCTCTTAAAAAACAATCCACTACTTAAAAAATATTCATTTTTTAATTCAGTCACTGGTGTAAAAATAAAGAATAATCAAGTAAATCAAGATTATACACCAACTGGTAAAATATACACAGAATACTACAATCTATTCTCAGATCCTATTAATAACTTTTTCAGTTTAGATGAACGTGGACTTACGGATAGTGCAGCATTATTAGATCCAGTACTTAGAGATTCTCAATCACAAACTAAAATTGAGAACGGAAAAGAATACTATATAAGAAATCAGCAAACTCTTCAGGACTTCTATAAAGATTTTGAAACTCGATTAGAAGAAAGAAAAACTCAAATTAGATCTCAAAAAATAGAAACTAATTTAAACGCAATTTCTTCAACTCTAGAGCAACTTGCTTCAATGGAAATACAACTTTTATTATCATTAGGCAAAGTTAACGTTCAAACTACTGATCAAAATAGCGAGTTAAAAACAATAGTCTCTGCAGTAAATGATACTAACTCAAGCATGATGACTAAGAAGTTAGAGTTAGACGAAGAAATTGAAAGGCTTAGACTTAGAGCAGATGAAATAAAACCGGAGCCAGCAAAAGTTAAAAAATTATTGCAGCAAACTAATCCTGAGTGTTTTGGTTCTCCTGAAACAGCCGATATTGAACCTTTAGGCTGTAGAGATGCTTTGAAATTTGCAGGAACAGACCCATTCTTTGAAAAAATTGGAGAAACTTCAAACGTTGCATATCCAAATCAAGGACAGCTCTGCTATTGGCTTGAGTTTTCAAAGATTGCAACTTTGATGGGACTGTTGCCTCTACCTCAAACTCCAGCGAGTCTAAGATATTGGCCAGTAGGCCTATTAATTGTTACTCCAGCTACTTTAATAAAAGTTCCATTACCTATTGTTTGGGTTCCACTATTCGTTCTACCAACCCCAATGGGGCAATTTGTTCTATTCCTAACTATAAATGGAATATGCATAACTCCAATGGTTCTATTTAATTCATCTAGCGGAAAAAAGAAATTTATATTATCACTTAAGGGTGCATCAAAAGAGATAGGTGAGCAATTAGATTCAGAAAAGACATTTAGTAAATTAATCTCTTTACCATTAGGTGCAGTCGCAGCTGCTGAAAAAGCAAAGATTATTGCAAAGCAAGCAAAAGATGGTAAATTTTACAATTTAACAGAAGCTGAAAAACAATCATTAGCCTTTAAAAAGAAGATAATTGAGAACAATTTATCTGAAGCTTCTCAAAGTGGAGATGAAGGTCGCGTATTAAAACTAAATAAAAATCTTGCGGATATTGAGGCCGAAAATCTTCCAAAAAACCCATCAGTCATTGCTGCTGAATTAATGGATAAACCAGAAACAGCTAAAGACTTATTGGAAAAAGCAAAACGCAACATCTTCAAAAATATGAATGATCTAGGTAATCCAGCAATCCCTAGCCTAGATTCACTAAAGTCAGAACTTGCAAAAAATAAACAGAGTCTTTCTACTCAAAAGTATGAAGCTTTGAAAAATGGAAACATTGAAGAATATAAGAAAAAATCAGAAGAGCTTAAAAACGCAGACGTTCCATACGACAAAAAAATAGAAGCATTTACAAAAGATATTCTCAATTATGTCGATCGTATAAAAATACCTGGAGTAAAATACCCCAGTGATATTAGTAAAATTGAGCCAAAATTAAATCCTATAATCTCATTAAAAAATCAAGTAGAAGATTTAGTAGCAAATAACTCAACCGGCAAACTTCATGTTAAACAGCTTAGTGTAAAATCTAAACTTTCTCTGCACCTAATAAAAGCAAAAGAAGAGATATTAGCGGTCGCTCCAACTCAATCTTTCAATATTGAGACGCAATCTCAAGTATTCAAAGATTTTCTAAAAGTTTGCGTTACTAAATTAATTGAATCTGCTTCAGGAATAGGTGGAGGCTTGCCTAGCGAAGATGATGTTGCTGAAGAGTTAGCGTTAGATGATAAATTGCAAAGTGCACAAACTGATGCTGAGAAAAAAGAAATAAAGAATAAATTAATACTAAAGAAAAAACAAAATTCAAGGGTACAAGATAAACTAAAAGATGGAGAAGAATTTTCAAAGGGATCTGGTTTTATTTCAAGTTTAGCAGCATCAGTCATTAGTTTTAATCCATTTGATGTTGGCGCTATTCCTAAAACTCCAGGATTAGATTCAATTGGAATACCTCCAGTACTATCCGTTGTGCAAAATACTCTATTTCTAGCGATAGATTCATTACCTACTAGTGAATTAATAAAATTAACTGGAGGAAATTCAGTAATATCAGTGAATGATGCAATATCTACTTGCTTTAATTTAATTTCAACAAAATTACCGAATACAAATTTACCTCAAATTCCTTTAAATATTCCAGCAGTAACTACTGCGCTATCTGCTCCTCTTGCTTTGACTAGCGAGATAAAAGCTCCAATTCCAGCATTAGCTCCTTTTAGTGTACCTGCGCAAATACCAGTAAACTTAGAGCTACTTAAGGAGCCTATAAAAGAAGCAATTAAAATAGCTATTTCAAAAATACCAGCAGATTCTGAATCTAATCCATTAAAAAATATTGAAACAATTAATTCAAATGACCTTAAGGCTTTCTTAACTTCAACAATAGAATCAGTTATTCTTAAGTATGAACCTACTCTTGCAGCAATCACAAAACCGTTAGAATTTGCAAAAAGTTCAAATGGAGTAAGTTTAAATGTAATAGAAGCAGCACAATTCAAAGTCCCACCATATGGACCTATTGAAGAAGTTGCATTCAATGTAAAAGCATTAGCTAAGGCAGCTATTCCAAAAAGCATGACAATTCCTACAGTTGATGTTGACCTACTTAAAGAAGTGGTTAAGAGAGCAAAACCAGTTTTGGAACCATTATCGACTCCACCATTATCATATTTGATAGCGGCGACCGCTGGTCTCACTGAGACAAAAGATGCTCTACGAAATCTTCATCCAGTTTTACAAAATGATGATCTCCCTCCTTGGGAAAGGCTAAGTAGTAAGAATATTTTATTTCTTCTCTTCCTAGACGATTTTATCAAAACAGCCGCTGACCAGACAGGATTTTTTAGAAATTTTTTATAAAACCTAAATCAAATCCGTTGTATAATTTAGCTATAACTCAAAACACATGGAAATAACCAATCAGGAATTCGATTTTAACTTGTTTGATCTTGAAAAAAGCAAGTACAATACTTCTGTAAAATTAACAAATAGTGATAGAAAAGCTGGTGTAAAAATTTATTGTAAAGAAGCGTATGCACAAGACGTTTATGATAAATTAATGTCAGACGATTTTTCAGATTTTTCAGCAAAAGATTTAAAAGTAGGTCAAATTTACAAAGTACTTGCTAAAACAATTTACTTTAGTTCTGAAATGATTATCGCTGAAGAAATTAATTCAGGTGCACCAATCTCAATTCCATTCAAAGAATACTCAAAGTCTCTTGACTCTTTACAAACTGGCGAAGGTCTTGAGTTTTTTGCTTTAATTTACAAAAGCTCAGCTGATGGCGAGTATCTAGGATCTGAGAAAAAGTGCTTAGGTGTTAGTTATAAGCAAGAATTATTTGATCATCTTGAAAATAACACATGGTTTGATGTCAAGATAACTAAGCTGATCAAAGGTGGATATTTAGCAATCTATAAAAATACATTGGAATGCTTTATTCCAGGCTCACATGCAGCTGCGAACATCATTCATAACTTTAGTGAGATGCTAGGAAAGACTATCACAGTTATGGTAGATAATTATGATAGAGCAAATGATTTATTCATTCTTTCTTACAAAAAGTATGTTGCTAATTCTATGTCAGTTATGATAACTGAAGTTAGATTTGACAAGCTTTATACGGGTAGACTAACTAACAAACCATATGATTTTGGAATCTTCGTCGAATTTGAAAACTACTATACTGGTCTAATTCATAAGAGTGAGTTTGAAAATTATGAAGAAGTTTCAAAAAATATGAAAACTGGAGATGAAATTTCATTTTACGTCAAAGACGTTACCATGAAAGGAAATCAGTACAGAATAGTATTGACTCTTAAACAGGAACAAGTAAATAGTGATAAATTAAATTGGGAAAAGTTAAGAGAACGAACAGAAAATCAATCCTTTGAATACTCAATTGATCGTTCTAAAAATTCAATAAAGATACAGATAGACGACAAAGACTATGAAGTTTCTCTAAGGAAGAAAGATTTAGATGCAAATTTATCACAATTTCCTAGAGTTAGAGTATCTAAAGTAGATCCGATTAACCGTCAATTGAATTTTGAATTTACTGGAGAATAATTTTCATCAGCAAACTAGCTTGAATGAAGTCTCTAATAAATAATCCAGTAAGTCAAAGTTACGAAAGACTAACCACAAAATGTATGATTTATTAACAGCTTGAGGCTGCTTCGAGCAGCATGAGTTGTCTAAAAAATTAAGAGATATGGCACAATTATTTAAAGAACGAGTAGAGTATAAACCGTTTGAGTATCCGGTTTACTACACAGATGGCTGGCTACCACAAGCACAAGCCTTTTGGTTACACACCGAAATTTCAATGCAAGGTGATGTTAAGGACTGGAATGAAAAGTTAACAAAGGCTGAGAAAAATCTAGTAGGAAATATCTTACTTGGTTTTGCTCAAACTGAATGTGCAGTTTCCGATTATTGGACAGGTATGGTTTCTAAATGGTTTCCAAAGCATGAAATCAAGCAAATGGCAATGATATTTGGTTCTCAGGAAACTATCCACGCAACTGCCTACTCTTATTTGAATGAAACAATCGGTCTTGATAATTTTAGTGCATTTCTCCATGAGCCAACCGTTGCTCAAAAGTTTGAATTTTTAATTGAGACTAAAAATGAGTATACTCATGAAGATTTATTAACTTCGCATGATGCGAGAAAGGATATTGCCAGATCATTAGCTATTTTTTCTGCATTTGCTGAAGGTGTTTCTTTATACTCTTCATTTGCAGTTTTATATTCCTTTCAAATGCGAAATCTTCTAAAGGGAATCGGGCAGCAGATGAAATGGAGCGTTCGTGATGAGTCATTACATTCTAAAATGGGTTGTCAGTTATTTAGACATATTTGTGAAGAATATCCAGAAATCAGAGAATCTGTTCAATTACAAGTGGAAGAAGCAGCGACGCTAATGGTTGAAATGGAGATGAAGTTCATCGACAAGATGTTTGAAATGGGAGATCTTGAGAATCTAAAAGCAGTTGATCTAAAGGAGTTTATTAAGAAACGAGCAAATGAAAAATTAAATGAGCTAGGTTATGAGTCAGTATTTCAATATAACGAAGACATGGCAGCCAACTTAGACTGGTTCTATCATCTTACTGGCGGAACTACTCATACTGATTTCTTTGCAATCCGCCCTACTGATTATTCAAAGGCTGGAGAAAACGAAAATTGGGACGAAGATTCAATATTTGGTTAATAAAATATTATGGAAGAAATAAATCACGGAGCCGAATTAAACTGGGAGATAGGAGTAGATTTTCCAGTTTGGGCAAACACTGAAGTTTACGTAAAAACTGTCAGTAAGGGCTATTTACTAGCCGGGGAAACTCCAAAAGATGCGTATTGGAGAGTATCAACGTCAGTTGCAAAAAGATTAGGTAAACCTGAACTTGCATCCAAATTTTTTGACTATATGTGGAAGGGCTGGTTAAACTTGGCCACTCCAGTATTTTCAAACACTGGAACAGAAAGAGGTCTTCCTATCTCGTGTTTCGGAATAGACGTTGCTGATTCAATATATGATATTGGGAATAAGAACCTAGAGATGATGCTTCTTGCTAAACATGGAGGAGGTGTAGGAATTGGAGTGAATCAGATACGTCAAGCTGGGTCAAAGATTTCTCAAAACGGTACATCAGATGGAGTTGTTCCATTTTGTAAAGTATATGATTCTGCCGTGTTAGCAACAAATCAGGGAAGTGTTAGAAGAGGAGCAGCATCAGTCAATATTGATATTGAACATGGAGACTTTTGGGAATGGTTGGAAATTCGTGAACCTAAGGGCGACATTCAAAGACAGTGCTTAAACTTACACCAATGCGTAGTTGTTTCAGATTCCTTCATGGATAAATTGGAACAAGGCGATAAGGAAGCTCGTCGTAGATGGACAGCTGTTCTTAGAAAGAGAAGATCTACTGGTGAACCGTACATCATGTACAAAGGTAATGTTAATAACCAGAACCCAGATGCGTATAAGAAGAATAATTTAAAGGTGTATATGACAAATATATGCTCTGAGATCACACTACACACTGACGAGAACCACTCTTTTGTATGTTGTTTAAGTTCACTAAACTTAGCTAAATATGATGAGTGGAAGGACACAGATTTAATCTATACTGCAACATGGTTCTTGGATGGAGTTCTTGAAGAATTTATCCATAGAGCAAAATATATGAGAGGCTTTGAAAATGCAGTTCGCTCTGCTGAGAAAGGAAGAGCTTTAGGATTGGGAGTGTTGGGCTGGCATACTTATTTGCAAGAGAGAGGAATTCCATTCGATTCATTAACTGCTCAATTTGAAACTAGAAAAATATTTTCTCAACTCAAATTAGAAAGTGATAGAGCGTCTAGAGCGATGGCGCAAGAATATGGAGAGCCGTTGTGGTGTGCCGGTACAGGAATGAGAAATACTCACTTAAGAGCGATTGCACCAACTGTATCTAATTCTAAGTTATCAGGAAATGTTTCAGCAGGTATTGAGCCATGGGCAGCAAATGTATTCACTGAGCAAACCGCTAAAGGTACTTTTATCAGAAAAAATCCAACTTTGGAGAGAGTTCTTAAAAAGATAAAGAAGAATACTAAGGAAGTTTGGGACAAGATTTTAGAGGATATGGGATCAGTTCAAGGATTAGATGCTCTGGATGGATATTATACTAAACTTGGAGAAGAGCTACACCCTATAAATTCTGAGAAGTTTGAACAGCTTGCAGATATGGAAAAGGCACAATATGTTCAAATTAAAGAAGTATTCTTAACGTTTAAGGAGATTAATCAACTAGAACTAGTTAGACAAGCAGGCATACGTCAGCAATACATTGATCAAGCATGTTCTCTAAACTTAGCTTTCCCAACGGAAGCTGAACCTAAGTTCATAAATCAAGTTCACATGGAAGCATATAAATTGGGAGTTAAGACTCTCTATTACATGCGAACAGAATCAGTTCTTAGAGGAGATATTGCGGCTCGTGCAACATTAGACTGTTTAGCGTGTGACGGTTGATGTAAAAAGAGTTACTCGATATCTAATTATTGTCAGGATACACTAAAGGAGCTTTTTTGTTAAGGCTCCTTTATCGTATTAGTCAATATTTACAAATAAATAGAATAAATGCCTTTTTATAATGGGTAATTACGCAAAAACTTTTCATTCGTATCTAAAAGAGCAAGCATTACCGTTCGGTGCTCCAGCAGAAGGCGCACCAGCCAAAGAAAAAGTGTATAGTTTTCTCTTCATTGAAGAAGATGAAAAAGCAACTAAGAAGTATCCAGATGGAAGCTCAAGCAAAGATTTCTTTTCATATACTGTCACCGAACCTGAATTAACTAAATGGGCTGACGCAAATATTGTATCTACACAAAATGAAAAGTTATCAGATACTACTTTGAAAGCTAAGCGTGAAAATCTTATAAAAATTGTTACTGGCCAAAAATCAGACACTTCGAAAGAAGATGAAAAATACTTAGTTGCTTTGAAAGGGGCCGTTGCAATAGGAACAGTTGGAACTAAGGGCCCAATGAAAACAGTAACCTTTCAAAATGGAGAACCTTTAATCGATGATGTTGATATAACTTTTATAAAAGTAAAGAGAAGCAAATGACGATAGATCCTAGTATAATTAAGAAGATTGCATTAGATATTATCGAAACTCTCACTGAATTAGAAGAAAATAGTACGTCTTCAGATACTTATCTAAAGTCAAATCTTTTAAAATATTCTGAGCCAAACTCATTCTATGTAGAGGTCTTTGCTAGATTTACAAGAGTGCTGATTCCAGAAAAAGATAACCATTTTAAAAATCTTGCTTGGGAAAAATTAAATTTTGCAAAAAATCGTTTTGTAATAGATGCAAATACTTTTTTTGCAAAAGATAATAAAATTGATCCTAAAATCGTTTTTCACTTTGTCATCGATCCAAAGAGTGATAATGCCGTGTACTCTCAAATATTTTCAAAGTTACTAGATACTGTTGCTCATGAAATTCACCATACTGAACAAATTGGACCTGGTAGAGAAGCTTTTCTAAATACTGCTAGCTCAAAAAAAGATAGAGAATCTGCCAAGAAGAATTACAAATACTTTTTATTGCCTGAGGAGATTGAATCAATGGTAATCGGTATGTACAATAGGTCAAAGGAAGGAAATGTTCCCTTAGATCATCTTTTTTCAGAATACTTAATGCCTTTCATTAAAGATGGATATATTACTACTGATGAATACTCAAAAGTGATGGCAAAATGGATGGATTTTGCACTTTCTCATTATCCAGATGCACTTTTTTCAAAAAAAGTAGAAAAAATTATAAGTAATTCGTAAAACTTAGTATATTTTTTGAGTAAAATATTCAAAAATTATACAAATGAATCAATTCGAAAGTTTAAAGAATGAGATCGAAGCAGCAAAAGCAGCTATCTTTGGTCCAATTGACGCAATTATCAATGAAGCAGAAGATGATGCTGCAAAATACTACGCAAAAGGAGTAAGAAGCGCAGGAAATCGTCTTAAGAAAAGAATGCAAGAAGTTCGCAAAGCTATCAAGCATCCTGAAGTAAAGTCGAAGATGGCTAACATTCAAAATCAAGCAAAAGATCTTCGTCAAGCACTAGTTGAAGAAACCAAAGCTCAAAAAGCTTAATTTACTTTACATACAAACATTTAAAATGCCTCTTTTGAGGCATTTTTTATCTAATATTGAAACTATCTCAAATATTTTAGTAAAATAGACTAAATACATTTCAAAATGACAGATTTTTTTGACCTACCAGATGATGCCTTTTCAAAGGGAAAAGCTGCATCTCGCGAAAAGAAAGTGGATCCTAATATTTATGATCCAGATCCAAACGCATTCAACGGATCCTATAAATCGGTTTTCCGTTTTATCCCTTATGTCTTTGATAAGACTAAGAGCAAGTACACAAAGTACTCTGCAAAATTGTGGAATCCTCTAACTAAAGAATCAGTCATAGTTGACTGTCCTTCAAATGTTGGAGAGCCATCAATCTTGTGGACAATTGAGTCAGTTCTTAGATCAATTAAGAACGACGAACCCGATCTTCATAGAGAGATCTCAAACAACTTTTCAAGATGGTATACTCATCATTCATTGGTGTATATCAAGAAAGATCCACAGCGACCTGAATTAGAAAACACAGTAAAGGTTTTCAAGTTTAGAAATCAAGTCGACTCTTTGATTGATCAGCAATTGAATCCAGATGAAGACACTCTAATTGACGGTGTAAAGAAAATCAATCCATATCACCTATTGGTAGGTAAAGATTTCTTATGCGTAGTTGGAAAGAAAACCAAAGAATTTAGAGATTGGTCCAAGTGTAAATTCATGGATGAAGTTACACCATTCGTTTTTCAAGTTGGAGAAAAGATGGTAAAAGTTGAGAACGATGAAAAATCTGCAAAACTCGTAAATGAGTACTTAAATAAGTATTCTCCAAAGATGGATGACTATTACCATCAAGCTTGGGAAGAAGATACTTATCCAAAAGTTGCAGAAGCAATAGTTGGTGCAGTTGGCAATCATCATGTGTTAAATATGATCTTGGAAAAGAGCAAAGATTCTAAGATGAACGAATTGATTAAACAAAAAATGAATCGTTCAACTGGAACAAGTTCAAAGGCAAGTGCTAAGCCTGCATTAGATGATGATTTGGATTTTGGCACAACTCCATCTGCTCCAACTAAGTCTACAAAATCTGCAAAAGTAGAAGAAAGCGCATCATCGGACGAGTATGATGACTTATTCAAAGATCTATAAAAAAATAAAAGCAAAATGCAAGAAAATCAAGAAAACACAGTTGTTGAAAAGGAAGAAACTGGTTCAGAACAACCTAAAAATCAAAATGTTTTGTTAGGAGCAATCTCATACGAAACAGACGATGCTTACGATGCATTCCTAGAAAAAATGGACGTAAATCAAGCAGTTTTTGTTCTAGTTGCTGCTTCAAAATACGCACAGTCTCGTGGAGCATATTCACTCAACGAATCTGAGCTAATTGCGACAGCCATTCGAAAGTTAAAGAAAAAAGTAAAAGAAGAAGAGCAAAATCAAGATAATAATGATTCTACTAATTGATGGAAATGCATTCGTTAATGTTGCAATCAGCGTTACTAAATCAGTAACATCATCCGATAAGAGAACAGGTGATAAGTACTGGGTAAATGATCTTTTCAAAGAAGATCAGTACATGCTGAAAGAACATGTAAAGTTATCCTTCAAGAAGTTTTGCTTAACTTACTTAAATTCACTAATTGCACCCGTCGGGCATCAGCTCGACGGTTTGCATATAGTATTTGATTCAAAGAGCTGGCGAAAAGAGTATATTGCTGATTTTTTTGAAAATCGCCAGCATACTTCAGATTCTTCTCCCAAAAAATTCGAGTATAAAGGCTCTAGGTTACATGAACAGCAACATCATCTCTTCTTTGAGTACTTTCAAAAGGAAATACTTCCAAAATTAGAGGATTGTGGAGTTGTTCAATATCGTGTAAATCAAGCGGAAGGCGACGATATTATAGCATATTTATGCTCTAAATTTGAGGATGATGTATTGATCTATTCAGTGGATCATGATCTAAAGCAATTAATTGCTGATCCCAATAAAAACGTACTCCTAATGGTACCTAAGCAAATGTCAAAGACTAAAAAGCTTTTTGTTCCAATTGAATTAAGAGCACGTGAAGAAGTTAGTCCACTTGATGATTTCTTTTCATTAAGCGAATCTGATGTACTTGGGTCAACTATTGAAAAACTAGTATCTGCACTTAAGGGAAAAGAGTACAAAGAATTTAAAGTTGAGCCAACTGAGGAAGTTCTTACTAAGATTTTTGGTGGAGATAAATCAGATGAAATTGTAAAAATTTCAAAGATGACTCCTAAAAAAGTAGAGATCACCATTTCTCAAATATTCGAAAAGTTTGGAGGTGAGACATTAGCTAAATTAGACGAGTTAAATGAAGAGTTCGTATCATTTTGTGTAAGTAAAATAGCTGAAGTTACTAAAGCAAAGGAGAATGAGTTAGAGGACATTAAAGAGCATCTATTATTCAATATTAAGATAATACGACTTCACTCTAATTTTATCCCAGATCACATCGTTAAGGAAATAGAAGCAGCTTACTTATCAAAAGAGATAAGAAAATTCAATCTTAGAGAATTTACACAAATTAAAAATAATCCACATTTAATATGAGACCACTTTACGAAAGAGTCCTAATCAAACCTAGAAACAAGGAAACGACCACAGCTAAAGGAATAATGCTTCCAGACAAAGCAGTCAAACGACCTAATGTTGGAACCGTTGTTGCTTGTGGAGAAGGAAATCATGTGAATCCTATGAAAGTTTCTCCCGGCGATCTAGTCATATGCAATAGATATTCTGGAGTAGACATTATGTATAAAGGCGAAAAGCATTATATCGTAATGGCTAACGAAATTATTGCTATACTCGATTCAGAAGATGAAATTTCATTAGACGAATTTGAATAAAAGTAGTTATCGCAAAAAATAAAAAAAGCCGGAGCAATTCCGGCTTTTTTATTGTACGTTAAATAGTTATATCCTTTTAAAAATCATTATTGAATTTCTAAAATAGAAAAAAGGATCTTCCACATTTTTTCTTGCATCAAATGATTCTTTTTCTAAATATTCAAATCCTCTTTTAACAATATGCGGAATGACTTCATCATTATTTAATTCATTGAAATGACCATGTCCGCCCTGTCCTCTAAGTGCCCATGATAAGATAAGGTATTTCGTACAGTGCTTCGTGATATTATCTAAATATGCGTCCATGAATTTAGCAGGAATATGCTCCCCTACTTCTAAGCTTATAACATTTCCAGATATTCCAAGATCAATATTTTTAGTTAAGTCAAATGATTTTATCTCAAACTCATAATCATTCTTAGGAGGAATTGCTTCTATGCCCAACGCATATTTATGTCCACGTAAGTATAATTCATTAAGATATGTTCCCATGCCGCATCCAAAATCTATGACAGGAATATCTTTAGACTCGCTTAAAAAAGCACATATCCAATCGCTAACTAATTCACTATGCACGTGATTCTTTTCAGCAAATACTGGATCCCAATATCCTCTCTCATCTATTTCAGATGATGCTACTATTTTATTAGTATCCTTATGTAAATTAAGGTCAGTTGCATGTATTATCTCGTGTGGAGATATAGCCTTTGTGCATTCAAATTGACGATAAGTTCCTTTATGGTCTGGACACCACTGCCAATCTCCTCTATCAAATAATGTTCTATTCCAGCAGCTATTGCATACTCTAGTATTAATCACTCGTTGACATTCACTAAATTCTGAAATAGGATCTGAGAATCCAGAAATTAGAGTAACTGGCGTTTCGCATGCCCATGCTGCCCAAGAAAGTCCGCTGCCTAACCCAATAAAAGCTTTAGCGTACTTAATATCTGCTAAAACTCTTTCAAGAGGCAATCCGTTTCTCTTTACTATATTTCTTAGTTCACCAATATTTTGATGTGTCCATGAACTATCTGGATCTTCTTGAGATACATATACTACTTTATATCCGCATGAATTATAATAATCGATGACTTGCTGCCATCCTCCTGGAAAATTCCAATATTTTGCCTGCGCAGTTGAATGTGGTGCAATGCAAATATAATCACCTTCAATCTCCTTAGTTAATTCAGGAGAAAGATAAAGTCTAGGTCGCTCTTCAACATAGTCTATTCCTAAAATATCTGACGCTGCTGCCTGTAGAGGTCTAGTGAAAGGATTTTTTGGATGTTTCGATAAGTCTGGACCAGTATCTGAATACCAATATCCAATAGTATAACTTCCAAATAAATCATTTACTGCTTTGCCCGGAGAAACAAACTGTAATTCAGGATAAGCTTTTTCAAATAGACTATTGTGAAAAGTTGAAACAATAACTTCGCAGTCATATTTTTCCTTAAACTGTCTAGCTATTGGAATCCATGCAAATGTATCACCGATTGACTTACTCTCAAAACTTAATAAAATTCTTTTTTCTCGTAAATCAAAATAATATTCATATTGATCTTCTCCGTCATCTGCTCGAATCAACCAATCTGTCAAATATTCCCTATTACACTTTGCCCAGCAATTACCATTCATTGTAGTTGAGTAAACTACTAAATTGTTTTTTTGATCAATAAATTCAACTTTATATTGAGTTGAGCCGTTGCCTAAAATTTCAAAAAAAGCGCCATTAACGAAGTTATAATTAAACTTAGGATGAGCTTTTCTAGATTCAATACTGAGCTTAGGAATATTTTCATAAGCATTAATTAATTCTTCTTTCATATCTTTTATTTTTTTATAGTAAAGTAACAGTTCTTTTACTCTATTTTTCCAATTTAGTTTATTTGAAGATGTTTTACAAAAGATTTTATATCTATCATAATTGAGAATAGCTTCTTGAATACCAGCATGCACTGATTCAACTGATCTTTCTATTCTAATAAGTCCGCTTAAAAAGTTATCTTCTTCAAATGTTGCAACAACCGGTAAGCAACTAGCGATTGCTTCAAGTAAAGTTAAATTAGGATGGCCCGCTTCCAAAATAGAAGGATGAACAAATATAGTATGCTTTGAATACTCTTCAATTAGCTCATCCTCACTTAAATTATACTTTATTGTAAGTTTATCATAATCTTGAGGAAATTTAGAGAAAAAATTTCTATTATTTTCAGGCCCAACAATAGTTATAGGTAAATTCAAAAGCTTTGCTGCTTCTATTGCATATGTGAATCCTTTGCGATCTTCCGATTGATCATGTATAAATCCATTATTTGCTACACAAAGTAAACTGTGAGATCCCGAAAATGAAGATTCTTTAAAGCTTAAAGTATTTACACCATGAGAAAAGTAAAAAAGATTTTTTGGATTCTCAAAATAATCCAATAAGAATTTAGCTGGAACAAATGCAATTTCTGCATTATCGATTGCTCTTTTATTCTCTAAATACGTTTGAGATTCTTTTCCATATAAGTATGCATGATGGTCGTGTAAAGTAAAGACATATTTTATTCCTCTCTCGTGTGCAATATTTGCAAGATTTGCTACATGGATATGCACAATATCATCAGTTCCGTCTACCTCATCTAAATAGCATATCTTGGAAGTATGCCCCATTTCAATCAAGCACAGATGAGTTTCCCAAATAATTTTTTCAACTGCTCCCCATCCATTAGGAGGAATCGGCAATAGACCAGGAGTAACATTACATATCTTCATTTTACCAGTTTTTTGCAGCGTATGGTAGTATATTCATACGAATCGGAATAAAGTGTCTATTTGGATTATTTGGAAGATAATAAAGGTCTTCAAACCACTCTCCAAATGCATATAATTTTCCAGGGACAGTTTCTCTTTCTTTATAGTAAACAGTCTGTTTAACTCTCATAAAATCTAACGCAATGCTTATTCCGCCATCTGATGAATACACATGATCTGCTTTCTTGCATAGCTTTAAGTTATAATAAAGAGATTTACTTAAATCAAGTTTAAAAGCATCTCTTGGGCAAAAGTTATCTAACATGTACTTTCCCCATTGTCTCTTAGTTAATTCAATATCATTTTCAGAATATGCATCAGATATCGGAGTAGCAATAATTTTACTATGCTTCTGAATAGATTCGTCATCTTCTACAAATAGAACGTAATCATAATCTACGTCCAGTCCATGTTCTTCCGCGAAGAACTCTGCACAATACTTATCCGGATGAGACCAGAAGCCAAGATTAAAGTATTCTCCTAATATTCCAAAATCTGCTGGATTTAGATTGTATGGCTGACCTCCTCTTGAAAAATTATCAACTTTAAATTGGACTTTAGTTATCTTTTCAGTAAATGGTTGAACAGATAACACTTCATCTACTTGAGAAAAACACGGAATATCTGGTAAAACGAAATGAATTTTATCACCAGTCTTTTTATAGTACCATGATGCAATCGGCCATGATAACATAAAGTCTCCTAATAATCCACAATGCGTAAATATCATTTAAGTAAAATTGATCCGTTATTTAAGAAATTAGGGGACCTTGAAGTTATATGTCTAACTTGAACAGTGTCCTTTATTAAAAAAGCAGCAATCGGCTTATCTGACTTTTCAAAGATCTTATAAAAATAATTAGAGTCAACATCAAAGACTGAAACTTTTGAATCGTATAAAACAACTATTCTAATCTTTGAATTGATTATTGGATCAGATGTGTTGTACCATATTGCAAAAGAATCATTTTCATTTTCTACTTCTAAGAAAGTAAAATACTCTACTTGGGAACATATATCATAATTCGAAGTATCTAGTAAATTTTTATATTCTTGATCAGATATCTTAATTATTTCAGTATTTGAAAGAGTATGAAAAAACATATTTTCCAATCCATTCGATTCAGAATTTACTCGTATTTTCCAATCAGTATAATTAGCTTCACTGTTGATTTCAGGAAAAACATCCAAAAAGAATTTTGAAGATACTGCGCAAAATGCAGTTGTGAGGCATTCGCCTTCTTGTTTTACTTCATGGTGAAATACTCCATTCGAACTACCTAATTTTGAAAACATTAAATCAACTGATTCATTAGATAAGATAAAATCAAAATTAGTTAAGATACATTTAGAATAGTTTAAGCGATTTGCTGTCTTTACTCCATTAAAATAATTTGTATAAACAGCTGGTCCATGGTATATATGATTTCCATTTTCCCTTAAGTTTATTTTTACTTTAAACTCATGAGTCTCATTCCAATAATTACAATAGTAATCATGGTAGGTCAGTATATTGTTCTTATCTATTACGACTTCGTCGCAAATACTCGAAAGCTCTTTAGGGACATCACAGTGAGTTGCAAGTATTACCGGATACCCTGTTGATTTTGCAGCAAGTATTGATTTTTTAGTGAGTTCAATTGAGTCGTGAGTAGTAGGATATGCTGAAATTATTATACATGAATCCAAATTATTTGATAGTCTTAATTTATTCAATATCATTTCTCTATTTTCATTGAGGTCCTCGAAGTTCAAATAGTCAATATTATCAAACTTATCAAAATAGCTTAAATACACAGAAAGGTCATAGATGAGCATAGGGAGATTCCAACTAATTGCCTCACGTATTACTAAAGGCATGGTCTCCTTATCGTTTGCATGTCCTCTGGAGGTAAACAGAAATAAATCAGCAGCTTGATAGAAAGTATCAACATCTGATCTTTCTCCCCACCATCTACAATTTTCAGGAAAATCTTGCATGATTGGTTCCCAATAGTATCTAAAGTTATCTGCTTGATTTCCGATAAAATGAAATTGAATAGGATAGCCTTTGAGTCGCTTTGCATATTCAACTATCTCTGCTTGGTTTTTTCTAGACGTAAATAACCCAACGTTTATCACATGTTTTAAGTTAGGATCCATTCCTAACATTTGACACGCAGTCTCCCTATCTCTAGTTTCTTTATATTCTATTGGATATTCGATTAATCTACATGGAACTCCCAATACTTTAAATTGCTCAATTTGGTATTGACTAACCAATAAAAATCCATCTGGAATATATCTCTTTGCATCAATATTCACGCTAGAATCATGAGAAGTCTCAAATATTTTATAGGTTCGATTGCTTACATAAATTTTATCAGCAACTCGGTTATCCATAAAATACTCTGGAATTTCCTCAATATGCACAATGTCAGGTCTCACAGTATCTATAATCTCAAGTAAGCCCATCTTATCTTCGCCCAAACTATAAAAATTAGAAGAGCATTTCTCAATGATCTTATTTCGTTGGACTACGAATGCTGGAGCAACATATGCATACTCGATAATAGCTATCCGATAGTTAGTTTCAAGTAATTCTATTTTCTTAAGTAGATACTGTGGACATCCTCCAGTAGATAAGTGAGGAGTTATAAAAAGAACAGTTTTCATCTATTCTTTATACTAAAAAAATGATACTAGTTTTTATTAAACTGTATTTTCTGCGTTAGCTATTTCATACCAGAAGGATCCTCTTTTTACAATTGTAGTTGAGCTTCTAAAAGGAGTATTATCACCGTCCGATATTCTGGATAGAGATATTGTTGAAACAGCCGTTCCTGAACCAAGTAAATAAAAATAATTCGTGCCATCGCTTAGTCCCCTAATATTAATCCCGATTGCACTAAGATTGTCGATTCTAGTAAAAGTAAGAATAGTTCCTTCAGGAATATCATTACCTAACCTTACATGCCAAGTAATATTAGTGTTGAATACTGTGAATCTTCTTCCATTTCCATTAATAACGTCTCCATTCGCAGCATTAGTTGTTCCGCTAGCTGACGGTGAGCCTGATCCAAAAACATAAATAGATATAGGCGCTTCTTCATTTAAGCTACTTGAAATTCCATCAACTCGTATTGCTCCTTCCACGCCAGTATCGCTATCTACGTGTATAGTTTGTGAAGGAGACGTTATGTTTAAGCCCAGTCTTCCATTAGTATCGTCAAAATACAGATAGTTTTTGTCCCAATGGATAGTGTTATATGAAGTAGTTGTTCCAGATACTACCCATTCTCCCAACAAAGGGGACCATTGATACGTTGACCAAGAAAAGGCTGGGCCAGTATCCGATAAGAACCAAACTGCTCCATCTTGACCAGTCGCAGGAGAACTATCTTCGTTGAACACTTGTAGCGCAGTCGGTCCAGTTATATCCCACCACTGACCAAACCATTGAACTTCCATTGCAGCTCCGCTAGTTCCAGAAGTCCCAACTGCAGTGGAACTAGTTCCGCTTGTTCCAGAAATATTTGATGTACCGTTTGTTCCATTTCTCCCACTAGTTCCAGAAGTTCCATTAGTCAGATTACTAGATCCGGACGTCCCGATTACACCAGCTGCTCCAGGCGGACCGAAAGGACCATCTGGTCCTGTTTTTCCTGAGGCTCCTCGTGTTCCGCTTGTACCAGTTGTTCCACTGGTTCCGCTTGTTCCTACTTTTCCAGAAGGTCCAGCAATTCCGCTAAATCCCGGAATACCTGAAGTTCCGCTCGTCCCAATAAAAGCATAATGTAGAGCATTTTTTCCACTTGTACCAGCGCTTCCATTTAAACCTGCAATAATACTTACTCCGCTTTTTCCACTTGTGCCACTTTTTATGAGAGGATCCACAGATATTCCTGAAGTTCCAGCAGTTCCGGAAGTATCGCTATATCCACTTGTCCCATGCGTACCACTAGTGCCTGAATTCCCATTAGTGCCTGAATTCCCATTAGTGCCAGATTTACCAGAAGTTCCGTTAGTTCCGTTTGCACCAGAGGTTCCTGATGTTCCAGAAGTATTTGATAATCCAGATGATCCTGAACTACCTGATGAATTTGAAGTGCCTGAAGTGCCTGAATTCCCGCTAGTGCCTGCACTACCGTCAATTCCAGGAGATCCTTTAATGCCACTTGTTCCGCTTGTTCCAGAAGTTCCACTTTTTCCACTGGATCCACTTTTTCCAGATGTACTTGCTCGTCCACTAGTTCCGAATACCCCATCACTTCCATCAACTCCGTCTTTTCCACTTGTTCCGTTTCTTCCGCTTGTTCCTGAATCTCCATTTTCTCCATCCTTTCCGTTAGTCCCACTAGATCCACTAGTTCTCGAAAATCCACTTGTTCCGGAAATACCGGTCAATCCATTAGTTCCAGACGATCCTGAAACACCAGTAAGACCAGAGGTTCCAGTAGTTCCTGAAGTACCAGATGTTCCGTCCTTTCCATTTGTTCCATTTGTTCCAGATTTTCCAGAAGTTCCTCTTAATCCAGATTTACCAGAAGTTCCACTAGTACCTGATGTGGCGCTTGCTCCAGATGATCCACTAGTTCCAGAAGTATTGGATATGCCTGAAGTACCGGAAGTTCCGCTAGTTCCGTGTGCTCCAATATTTCCACTAGTTCCGCTGGAACCTCCCTGCCCACCAATTCCACCAGTTCCAGCTGTTCTATTTAGTCCGCTGGTCCCACCAGTTCCATTTGTTCCAGCAGTTCCAGATCTACCACTTGTGCCAGAAGAGCCATTTGACGAAAAAATCGCTGAGAATCTATTAAACCCGTCATATCGTATTCTAATTACTACACCAGGAGTAGATATATTAATTTGCGGAGCCCCATTTATTCTAGAAGCAGCTATGTAATTATTTGCGACAATCGTTATTCCGCTTGAAATGACAGGTGCTAATAATTCATTTGAATCAATAATAACACATTCCCAGCCAACACCTATAGTATTTTCAAAAGGAAGAATTATTATTCCACCTGCGCCTACTGTGCCAGAGAGAGTAACTACTGAATCTTGCGCAGTTAAATAGTGAGTTGTATTCGAAGAAAGAACTCTATTTTTACTCCTAAATTCTGACATTTATTAATATATTTGATACCAACTTCCTCCGCTTGGTCTATATACAAATGTTTTAGCTTTGTATGCAGCAATAGTTGTTGAGCCCGAACCACTCGCGCCTATTGCAAAAATTAGAGTACTTGCACCAGCAACTGTCCATACTCCAGCCGAAATGCTTCGTAAAGTAATACATAGACCGTCCGCTCCGGCTGGAAGAGATATCGTCGTTCCACCAGCTCCACTTAGCATTATGATTTGACCATCAGTTAATGTATTAATAGTCGAATTTGTTGAATATTCAGATATTCCAACAACTCGGCCATTTGAAATAAATCGACCAGCTGCTCTAATATTCCCATTCGCATACAATGAAGGAAAAGGATCGTTAGCGGTAGGAGGAGTATAAAAATTTGTTCCAGCTCCACCTATTGCTAGCTGGTATTCAACATCTGGAGAGCCTGAGTATGTCGCCCATGGCTTATATATAGCTTTTGCAAGTGGCGACGTAGCCACTGTAATTAAAGCTACTCCTGGTGTACCACTTTGTGCTGTATAAATCAAACCATTTGTGTCAGCTATCATACCGACAGAGTTATCCTTAATTCCAACATATGGAGCATAAGTAAATCCGCTAGTTCCGCTACTTCCAGATTTACCAGAAGTGCCACTAGTTCCGCTGCTTCCGGATTTGCCAGATGTTCCGCTAGTTCCTGAAGAGCCAGATGTTCCTGATTTTCCACTTGTTCCGCTAGATCCGTTTGCTCCACCTGGTCCCGGTGGACCTGGAGAGCCTATTGGTCCAGGCGGGCCAATTGTTCCAGACGTGCCTGAAGTAGTTCCTGATCGTCCGCTTGTTCCAGACGATCCGCTAGGTCCAGTCGGGCCTGGAGATCCGTTAATTCCACTCCTTCCACTTGTACCAGAGCTACCATCAATTCCAGGAGTTCCGTTAATTCCACTTGTTCCGCTTATCCCATTTGTTCCAGAAGTTCCATGGCTACCACTTATTCCAGAAGTGCCAGTCGTCCCAGATTTTCCACTCGTTCCACTAGTTCCGCTGCTTCCAGATTTGCCCGAAGTTCCGCTAGTTCCAGATTGGCCCGAAGTTCCGCTAGTTCCTGAAGTACTACTTACTCCAGACGTACCTGAAGATCCACTAGTACTGCTTACGCCAGATGTACCTGACGTTCCAGTAGTTCCACTCTTTCCGCTTGTTCCACTAGTGCCATTTGCTCCAGATGTTCCAGAAGATCCATCATTTCCATCTTCGCCAGACTTTCCGCTTGTTCCACTAGTTCCATTAATTCCACTAGTTCCACTAGTTCCGCTTGTGCCAGTTTCACCTGAGGTGCCTGATGTTCCACTGGACCCGTCGCTTCCAATATATCCAGGAGCTCCACTTGTACCAGAAGTTCCAGAAGTTCCACGTGTTCCAGCATTCCCATTAGCTCCATTTTTTCCACTCGTGCCAGAAGTTCCACTTGTGCCTGATGTTCCGCTAGAGCCAGAAGGTCCACTTGTGCCTGATGTTCCGCTAGAGCCAGAAGGTCCACTTGTGCCTGATGTTCCGCTAGAGCCAGATGTTCCAGAATTTCCAGTTACTCCCGACGTACCTGAAGTACCAGTTGTTCCGCTTGTGCCAGTTGCTCCACTAGTTCCGCTGCTTCCAGATTTGCCAGATGTTCCACTAGTTCCTGAAGTACTACTTACTCCAGATGTACCGCTCGTTCCTGAAACTCCACTTGTTCCATTAGATCCTTGAAAACCGCTTACTCCGCTTGTTCCATGAGAGCCTACTGCACCGCTTGTTCCGCTAGTTCCTGAAGTTCCACTAACGCCTGATGTTCCACTAGTTCCTGAAGTTCCACTAACGCCTGATGTTCCACTAGTTCCCGCTTCTCCCCAAGTTACTAACCATCTATTAAACCCTTCATATGATATTTTAATGGCTACATTTGAAGATCTAATATTCAATGACGTTAATCCATTGATTCTAACATTTGAATCTAATGCATTCGGAAGAATGGTTATGCCTGTTCCAGAAATGTATGCTCCACTGTCTATTACATAGAAAGTATGACCGACTCCGACTTGAGCAGTCGATCCAGTTACTTGAGGAAGATATAGGGTTCCGCCATTTCCAGCAGAAACGTTTGCAACCTCAACGCTTTGATATCCAGCAACTATTGAAATAGATGCTGTGTTCCAAGTAAGTTTACCTCTGAATTGAGCCATAATATATTACTATTTATACTCAAAATTACGTTAGCGGATTCGCAAAAGTTAATTCACATTCAAACAATCCATTTGTTCGGTTTATTAGAGATGATCCAGCAGAAGTTGGTAATTTTTGAGTAGATATACATCTTGCTCCAATGTCTATATTTGTTGATCCAGAGATAGCTTGATCAACTATCGTAAATCCTAAAGTCGATTGTGACCATAACACTAAATCACTAATTACTAATTCAGTAGGCTGAAAAATTCGTATATGTGAACCTCCACCGCCAGTCACCATAATTGAGTCCTGTAATATCAAGCTATGATTTGTTGCATTGCTAGATATTACATAATCGAGAATTTCGCTTGTTCCAGCATTTCTAAGTACTGAATCTTTTACAAATAAAGTATTTGGATTAGAGTTTAACATTGTTATAATTGGAGCAACGTTAAGAGATTCTAGTTTTGAACTTGCAACAATTACAGTATTTCCATTACTTCCGCTATCATCTCCTAATACTCTTATCATAGTCGCACCAGAAGCTCCAACTACTTGAGATCTAATATTAATTGACTCTATGCTCAAAGTAGATAAAATGTTAGGCATATTGAATACTCTTAAATCACTAGAAGTGTTAGTGATTAGTATATTTACATCAGAAACGTATGGGTTTGACTCTCCAACAATTGATAAATTTACTCCACTTGCTAAAGTTATCCATGAGGCGTTCGCAGAATTTATGGTTACGGTTACTGTCACACCTGCTGCAAAATAAAGTTTTGCGTTTCTACTTAAAGTAAATTGAGCAGTTTCAGTATAATCTCCTCTAAACACATGGATAGTGTGTCCATCATATGATGCATTGTTATTAATTGCAGAAAGAGCGCCAGAGATAGTTTGCCATGGAAGATCCATTCTACCCAATTGCGCAGTTGTGTTATTTCCGCTAGGGTCAACGAAAAGAGTCTTTTGGTATGCGTAAGTAAATCCTGTTCCACTAGTTCCTCCAGTTCCTCCAAATCCGCTCGTTCCGCTTGACCCATTCGTTCCGCTTGTTCCACTCGTTCCAGTAGTCCCTGAAGTACCGTTTTTACCACTAGTCCCTGAAGTACCTGAAGTACCGCCAGTACCTCCTGCTCCACTAGTTCCTGATGTACCGCTAGATCCGTCTCCTCCAGATGCACCAGCAAGGTTAGTTGACCATGAGTTATACGTACCGGATCCGATATAATCAGTTACTGTAACTGTCAAGCTTCCGCTTCCTGAAGCATATGATGAAACTGTACCTATTACATAATTTGAGGTATTTGCGGCAATGAGCACTGACTGTGCAGTCGTATATGAAAGACCTGTGCTTGTGACTACTGTAAATGTTCCTCCAGTTGATGTCGGAATAGCTGCATTTGTAGTTGATGAACCAACGTATGTGTTACTAGTTCCACTCGTTCCAGTAGTTCCTGCAGTTCCAGCTACTCCGCTAGTTCCAGAAGAACCAGTCGCTCCGCTTGTACCCGAAGATCCACTAGTTCCTGCAGTTCCAGCTACTCCGCTAGTTCCAGAAGAACCAGTCGCTCCGCTTGTACCAGAAGATCCACTAGTTCCTGCAGTTCCAGTAGTTCCGCTAGTTCCAGTAGTTCCCGAAGTACCATTTTTACCACTTGTTCCGCTAGTTCCACTTGTTCCATTTGCTCCAGAAGTACCGGACGTGCCAGAAGTACCTGATGTGCCTGAAGTGCCGCCTTCTCCACTTGTACCTGAGGTACCTGATGTTCCGCTAGTTCCACTCGTTCCATTTGCTCCGGATGTACCAGTTGTACCTGAAGTACCCGATGAACCATTTTTACCACTTGTACCACTTGTACCAGAAGTACCGCTTGTTCCGGTTGTACCAGACGTTCCTGAAATTCCACTTGTCCCAGAAGTACCGCTTTCTCCACTAGTGCCTGAAGTACCTGAGGTTCCGTTTGTCCCACTAGATCCACTTGATCCCGAAACTCCACTTGTACCTGAAGTACCTGATGAACCATTCTTTCCGCTTGTACCTGAAGTGCCGCCTGTTCCGCTTTTACCAGACGTTCCTGAAATTCCACTTGTTCCAGTTGTCCCAGAAGTTCCGCTTTCTCCGCTTGTACCTGATGTACCTGAAGTCCCAGAGGTTCCGCTTGCTCCACTAGTGCCTGAAGTACCATTAGTGCCCGATTTTCCGCTTGTACCGGAAGTACCTGATGAACCGCTTGATCCGCTTGCTCCACTAGTGCCTGAAGTACCTGAAACTCCACTTGTCCCAGAAGTACCGCTTTCTCCACTAGTGCCTGAAGTACCTGAGGTTCCGTTTGTCCCACTAGATCCACTTGATCCCGAAACTCCACTTGTACCTGAAGTACCTGATGAACCATTCTTTCCGCTTGTACCAGAAGTACCAGAAGTACCACTTGTTCCAGTTGTACCTGAAGTACCTGAAACTCCGCTAGTTCCAGAAGTTCCGCTTTCTCCACTTGTTCCTGAAGTACCTGAAACTCCACTTGTACCTGAAGAGCCGCTTGTTCCAGTAATTCCACTTGTTCCTGAAGTTCCAGAAGTTCCAGTTTTACCGGAAGTTCCACTAGACCCGTCTCCTCCAGATGCACCAGCAAGGTTAGTTGACCATGAGTTATAAGTTCCTGATCCTAAAAATTCAGAAACCGTCATTATTACTTCACCAGTTATTGAATTATATGATGAAACTGTACCTACTACGTAATTTGACGTATTTGCGGCGATAAGTACTGACTGTGCAGTGGTATATGAAAGACCTGTGCTTGTAAATACTGTAAATGTTCCTCCAGTTGATGTAGGAATTGTTGCAGAAGAAGTAGACGACCCTACGTATGTATTACTAGTACCTGAGGTTCCGCTTGAACCAGCTATCCCGCTTGTTCCACTAGATCCAGCTGCTCCGCTAGTGCCCGAAGATCCAGCTGCTCCACTAGTTCCTGATGTGCCAGATGTCCCAGACGTACCATTCTTTCCACTTGTACCTGAAGTACCGCCTGTCCCGCTTGTTCCAGCATTTCCGCTTGTTCCACTTGTACCTGAAGTACCGCTTTCTCCACTAGTTCCGCTTGTTCCACTAGATCCGTTTGTGCCACTAGATCCGCTTGTTCCCGAAACTCCACTTGTACCTGAAGTACCGCTTGTGCCTGATTTTCCGCTTGTGCCTGAAGTACCTGATGAACCACTAGATCCGCTCGCTCCACTTGTGCCAGATGTACCACTTGTTCCAGTTGTACCTGAAGTACCACTTTCTCCACTAGTTCCAGACGTACCCGAAGTTCCATTTGCACCAGAGGTTCCGCTTGAACCAGATACTCCACTCGTGCCAGATGTCCCAGAAGTACCGTTCTTTCCACTTGTGCCGGAAGTACCCGAAGTTCCATTTGCACCAGAGGTTCCGCTTGAACCAGATACTCCACTTGTACCTGAAGAGCCACTTTCTCCACTTGTTCCAGAAGTACCTGAAACTCCACTTGTACCTGAAGTGCCGCTTGTTCCTGAAACTCCACTAGTGCCAGATGATCCACTTGTACCTGATTTTCCACTTGTACCTGACGTTCCATTTGCACCAGATGTTCCAGATGTACCTGATGTTCCAGCTGCACCAGACGTTCCGCTAGATCCGTCTGAACCGTCTCCACCAGATGCTCCAGCCAAATTAGTATACCATTGTGATGTTATTACACCAGATCCAATGATATTTGAGAAGTTAGATAGTGATATTGATCCGTTTGCTGGGTCATACGATGTTACTATTCCTTGAAAAGAGACACTTCCGTCTGAGTTAGCTATTAATATGCTTTGCGCTGGGCTATATGAAAGTCCACTAGACGTAGTTAAGGTTAAAGTTGCCCCAGGTGAAGACAAATTAGAAATATTTATAGCTATTCCGCTAATCGTATTTCCTAAATATCTGTCGCTTTTTCCACTTGTACCTGAAGTGCCTGATGTTCCAGCTGCACCTGAAGTACCGCTAGATCCGCTTGTACCTGACGTACCTGTTTCTCCGCTTGTACCGCTTGAACCAGTGATCCCACTTGTACCTGAAGTACCAGTCGTTCCAGATACTCCAGAAGTACCGGAAGTACCGCTAGATCCGCCTGCACCGCTTGTTCCTGATGTACCTGTTGTACCTGAAATTCCACTCGTTCCTGAAGTACCACTAGAGCCTGCTGCTCCGCTTGTACCTGAAGTTCCGCTAGATCCTGCTGCTCCGCTTGTACCAGATGTACCGCTAGATCCTGCGGCTCCGCTTGTACCAGAAGTACCAGTTGTTCCTGAAACTCCACTCGTACCTGATGTACCAGTTGTTCCTGAAATTCCACTAGTACCTGATGTACCTGAGGTACCTGACGTTCCAGTAGCTCCACTTGTACCTGATGTGCCAGAAGTTCCAGTAGCTCCGCTTGTACCTGAAGTTCCGCTAGATCCTGCTGCTCCGCTTGTTCCTGAAGTACCGCTAGAGCCTGCTGCTCCGCTTGTACCAGAAGTACCTGAAGTACCGCTAGAGCCTGCTGCTCCGCTTGTACCAGATGTGCCTGAAGTACCGCTAGATCCTGCTTTTCCGCTAGTGCCTGAAGTACCACTAGATCCTGCTGCTCCACTAGTCCCGCTTGAACCAGATACTCCACTAGTACCGCCTGTGCCAGAAGTTCCACCTGTTCCGTTTGCACCAGAAGTTCCAGATGTCCCAGAAGTACCTGAAGAGCCTGACGCTCCGCTTGTACCTGAAGTACCGCCTATGCCGGACGTACCTGAAGAGCCAGACACTCCGCTTGTACCTGAAGTACCATCTATGCCAGAAGTACCACTCGATCCGTCTATGCCAGAAGTACCACTCGATCCGTCTATGCCAGAAGTACCACTCGATCCATCTCCACCAGCTGCTCCAGCTAAGTTAGTTGACCATGTTCCAGTGTGCACACCTGATCCATATAAAACAGTTGAAGAATTTAATACTATTGCACCAGTTGAAGGAGTATATGAGTTAACGATTCCAGTAAATGCATTATTTGCATTTAATGCAACAAGTATTGATTGACCTGGAGTATATGATAAACCAGGTAGCGTATTAAAACTTTGAGTTGATGCGAGTGAAGTTAAATTAAATGATTGGCCTGCATTAGTTTGACCAACATATGTATTACTAGTGCCTGACGTTCCACTTGAACCTGCCATTCCGCTTGTACCACTTGAACCTGTTTCACCAGATGTACCACTTGAACCGGTTGCACCAGATGTACCGCTTGAACCGGTTGCACCAGAGGTACCGCTTGTTCCAGTAGCTCCGCTTGTACCGCTTGAACCAGATACACCGCTTGTGCCGTTTGTGCCAGATATTCCAGAGGTTCCGCTTGTTCCATTGGTGCCAGATATTCCAGATGTTCCGCTTGTTCCAGAAGTTCCTGATGTGCCAGTTTCTCCACTCGTTCCAGCCGTTCCAGTTTCACCTGAGGTACCTGCGGTTCCTGTTCCACCCGAACCAGCAGTACCTGCGACAGTTTTAATAACTAAATTCGCATCAGCCGTTCCAGATTGATACCAATATTCTATTACAGCATCTCCTGGATTTCCATTTTCATAGATTCCTACAGTTAAGCCCTGATATCGATTGTAAGAAGGCACACCCGTATTTGCAGCAGCAACTGATGACCAAGGTCCATACCTTGCATCATTTGGCTTAGGCGCTTGTACGCTGTGATTATCGTTTATATTTATTGCCATCTTAGTATTCCTCTAGTTTATCTATCTCATTAAGTATTTCGCAATTGCATTGCTGGTAAATTTCCAGGATCTTTATGTGAAGTTGGATAACCTCCTCGATATATCTTATAGTTAACGTTTGACCATAATCCTAAAGGTCTACTTGTTGTCACAAGTTGAGTGACTGGTGCATTAAACAAGTTAGTTGAGCCGGTTCCTCCAATTACAGAAGTATTTGAATCATTAACATACCAAATAGTTTTAGTTGTGCTTGTTGCAGGTGTTGCAAACCATAAGTATTGACCAGTTGCTCCCCAGTTAGTAACAGATATTGTTAAAGTAGAATCAGCTGTCACTTTATTTACTCCAGAACTTAATGGGTTATTCAAAAGATCTAATATGTCTGACACTGACAGCTCAGTCGACGATACTCCCCAATACCATGGATAAACTCCAGTAAACGATATTGAACTTGATGTAAAGTTGGTTGATGCTGCTTGTGGAGCATTTACGTTTCTAGTTTGAAATGCTCTAGCATCAGTATTTCCAAAATTATCTTGCTTTGCTAAACCGGCTGAGTAATTTCCTCTACCTGTGTAACTCGTGGTTCCAAGAGGAACAACCGTTGTTCCAGTATCGGCCAATTGATAATCATAATAATAATTTGGATTGTTCGGATCTGGGTATCCATGCTGTGCTATTATCGCAGTAGTTAAAACTCCGCTTAAACTTGTTTGAGTTCCGAGAACAGATGCTCCCCTAAGTATTTCAAGTTGAGTAAATACGCCAGCGTCATTCTCTGTCCCAGTAGTTTTTAATACTGGAGAAATGCTTGCCCCAACTTCAAATACCTGACCATTAGTAAATCCAGAAACCGGCGATATTGCGATAGTTGGAATCGTATATGTTGGGTTCTGAGTTTGAAATAAAATAGCGTCCAGCACTTGAATTAAGTTTCTAGTTTTCCAAGTGCTAGCTAGTGTTGCTGGTGCAGCACCAACTGCCGTCGATAACACCGAATCCGGTACGCTAGTTTGATATAGAGTCGATAATACGCCTGAATTTAATTGTAAAACATCATTTGTGCTGACTATTGGAGAAGTACCACTAGTGCCGCTAGATCCAGGAGAACCTTCACCACTAGTACCGCTAGATCCAGGAGAACCTTCACCACTCGTGCCGCTTGTTCCAGGAGAACCTACTCCGCTTGTTCCACTAGATCCGCTTGCACCACTAGTTCCTGATGTACCACTTACTCCACTTGTGCCTGAGGTACCGCTTACTCCACTTGTGCCTGAAGTACCTGTTGCTCCAGAAGTTCCGCTAGTACCTGAAGTACCTGACTTGCCACTAGTTCCGCTAGTACCAGCTTCTCCACTAGTTCCACTGCTGCCCGCTCCGCTAGTTCCTCCCATTTCAACTAGCTGCCAATGGGAAACATTATTTCCAGATTCCCCGTCCTTTAGATAGTAAAAAGCTTTGACATCCTTTATCCAAACGATCATGTTAGGATAATTATAGTTCACATCCAAGGCAGTGGCTGCAGTTAAATTATCAAGTACTAACCTAGAGTCAATCGATCTTGGTGCATTTACTTGAAAATTATCGTTAATTATTATAGGCATAGTAGAACTCTCTCAAATTATTTATTTTAGAATTAGCTAAAGGTTACTGGAATATTTTGACCGTTTGCGTTTACGAAAGCTGTTCCATACGCTGTCTGGTATATCCAATATTCGTGAGATATTGAATTTACTGTGACTACGATTGAATATGGAGATTGCCAAACGTTTGTTCCACCTATTTGCCCTTGATTCAAAGAAGTTACAAAATAGCTCGTGTACTCATCGTCTTTAGTAGTTTGACTTCCTTCTGACGCTGGGATAGCAAACCATGACTTTTGGGAACTTGTGCTTCCAAACGTGATTGAAATACTTACATCTGATTCAGCTAGGACAGGCGTTCCTCCAATTACATCAGCTGCAGTTAGAGTAGTAGTCGATGACTGTGTAACTCCATAAAAGTAAGGAAATATTGTTTTTACTGTCTTTGGAGTAGAGGTTACTGTACCTGCATTAATGCGTCCAGTCGGATACGGTTGTCCAAAATTATCATTTTTTAATGGGCCCTGTGCGTAGTCAACTTCGGATGTGTATGATCTAAGAGTTGGTGTAGTATCAGTAAACGTTTCACTAAACGTTGTGCTTGTACTGATCGTTGATGTTCCTTTCTTAATTCTATAGGTAGTTGCCGCACCTGCATCATTTTGAATAAAGCTTACTGATCCAGTAACAGTGTGAGGCAAGCCTATTTCTAATAATCCAGTAGGAGTCACATTAATTACAGTAGATGGACTAGTATATGTAGGTGGCACTTGAGGAAATATTATTTTTTCAAGGATCTCTAGCAAAGAATATTGAGTTAGGTCCTGGACAGTAGTTCCTTGTGCAATTCCTCTAAATGCTGCAGGTAAAGCTAATGTAGGGCTCAGCGTGCTGTTAAACGTAGTTGAAAGAACATTACCAGTTAGGTCTAATCCAGTATTTGCCTCAACTGTCACAGAAGGTCCTCCTCCACCTTGAAGGTTAATCGTCACATCATTTCCTATATTAGTTATTGAAGCTACTCCTTCTCCTGTAAAATTTATTGAGCTAACATTTTGAGTAATAACATCTTCATCCCACTGTATCTCTATAGGATTTCCTCCACCTCCTCCTGACCCATCAGTTAAACTTACCCAACCTCTATCGTCAAAGTATGCAATAAGATCTTCTCCAAATAATTGATTGAATAATTCGCTTTCTGGTACACCAGACATGATTCCTGTGTAAATAATTTCACCAGGTACTCCTACTTCCGGATAGTCAGGAAAGTCCGTAAATCTCTGACGTTTAGTTTCAGAAACAACTGTCAATATGTCTTTTGCGTCTATTCTACCTGAGTTATCAATAGTTAAGTTAGTTACTCCATTTTGCACAAGCGAAAGCTGTTCTAAAATATCAATTTCATCAAGCGTTGCCTTGAAAAACTGCATGCTATTTAGAGTCTCGTTATAGTTTATGTTGTCCAATAATTGTAAATTAGCGTCAGCTAGATTGGTTACATTTGAGTTTACTGTACCTACTAATTGAGTTAAGCTAGATCCTGAGATCTTCTTCTTTGCTGCATTTAATTTTGAGTATATTGACATTTTCTATAATTTTTTAATTTTTAGTAACTAGATACGCTCACTTCAGTCATATTAAAGGTCGCTGAGAATCTAATCAAACCATCACCATTCGCGAAAGTAAATCCAGAATTTTGGTAGTAGAATACAAATTTGCCTGGAGCAATATTATCGACAAATACGTATCCTGGGGTACTTGCAGCTGTGAAGATTTCTCCAAGCCCATATAGTTCTTTCCAGTCTTGCATAAGTATAGTATCTGCAATCGGATCGTATCTTACTAGTAATTGTGACCCTAATGATATTGTATCTCCAATATTTAATCCGCTTGTTCCAGGCTGGATGACTACGCCGACTATATTTATAAAAACGCTAAATATTTTTTCAAGAGTAACTGCTCCATTCAAATCGCTATGGATGTATACTTGAGCAAGTTCGTGTTTTTGACCACTGTTCATGATATATCCTTCATACGCTCCAGTAAATACGACGTTTTGTGCATCGCCTGCTCTTTCTATCGATCTGGATGAAAACGTAATTGCTTTATCTGATACTCCAACTGCCTCTGTGCCTAGAGTGATCGAATCTTCAGCTAGTGCAACACTATTGCTCCCTAGTGTTATTGATCTTCGGCCGATCGCCGCTACATTCTCTCCATGTGAAAATGAACTAGAAAGCTCGCCGGTGTCGTGTCGTATTTGCATCAAATAGTCCTTTCCATTAATCCATGGATATTCAGAATCCGCGATAACTGTTGTTCTAATTGAAGAGCCATCGTTACTTATTCTGAAAATATTGTTGTATCCAACTGTTAGGTCTACTTGATTTATTTTTCCGACACATATTATATCGCCAGTAGAAAGCTCAATCATTCCATATGGAGGATACAGATGTGATCCCAAAAGAGTTCCGCCAGTCTCGCATAGCTCCACTCTTAACGCACCATAATGAGTTACGATAACTGTATTATTGCAAGAGATTCCTTGGTACTCAGTTGTGCCACTATCACCAAGTCCAACCATAAACTCTCCATTTTCCATGAGATTAATAGAGAGGACTCCATTATTCGCCCAACTTCCTGAGTTATTAAAGCCTTGCCAATTTGATTCTAAACTAAGCGAGTCTGCTGTAACTGAAACTAACGAACTTGATGACGTATTTGAATACGTGTCGGATATGGATGTAAATATTCCACCTAAAATCACCTCAGTCTTTGTTCTATTAAAACAAATACTCTTAACTACATCATTACATGCTCCCATCGTAATAGCCGATGTTCCATTTGCATCCATTAGCCTACAAATTCCCTTAGAAGTTATCAAAGTATTAGTAAACGCATAGTTAGAGTATATCGGCCCATTCATAGCAATATACGTAGTGTTATCATCTCCAACTAACAAACTAAAATTTTCAGCACTCAGTGGCTCTGCAAAGACTGAGAAATTAATGTTTAATGCACCAGTATTAAAATCAATCTTAGTGAATCCTTTGACGATGTTTAGATCACCTTGATATTCATCGAAGTATCCGGAAATTATGAGGTGGCCGTCCTTAGTTTCAGCTACGTCATATATTGCAGGGACGCCGTGGACAGGATACGCGTTTGAACTATGAGTAAATCCTTCACCAATTGCTGAGTTAAAGGAATCTACTGGATCATATGATCTGTCAAATTTAGCAACTCCTCTACACTCTATGCTGTTAATTTCAGTAAAGGTTCCAACAACAATCAGTGAGCCGTCCTCGCATTCTATTACTTTGTAAATATACGAATTTATCGGATTACCGTTATCATCCTGTGTTACGATAGATGGAGTTGCGACAACATTAAAATTATTATCGAGTATTATTAATCCATCGTGTTGAGTACTTCCGTATGTGCTAGAAGTGCCATATACTGCAAAATGCAGTCCGTTTTTTAATTTAACACAACCTCGCATAGCAGCCGCAAAGTTCTCTAAACTATCTGAACCAGGCAACAAGACAGTATTTGCAACATATCTAGAGTAAACCCGTTCAATGTTTCCATATGTAAAAACTCTCGGAAGTTCTGATGTAGGTTCGCTATATGCTTGGTACGCAGGCAAAGGATCACCCACATTAAAATAGCTAGTATAATCATCAGGTAGTTCAAAGACATCGCTCGCTATTGAATACATAACATCTTCCGGCCATACTGAAACTCCTGCAAATGACTTTTGTCCGCTTGCCTTAGAGTTTGACTTAGCGGCTATCGTATTCTCACCAGCAGATACTGAATTTTCTCCTATTGCTCTAGTTGAGTTTCCTAAGGAGAACGAAGCAGGACCATCAGATTCTGTTAAATATCCAGAGGCATGCGAAAACTTTCCAGTTGCTCTAGTTAATCCTCCCTCTGCATGCGAGCCTTCACCGAATGCTGAAGTATTTGTGCCATGTACGCTTATTCCAGGCCTTTCGTTCGCTAGTGCAACATGTCTAAATATTAGCTGAACTGCTTGTGATAATTGAGCAGATAATCCGCTAACATCCAAAATAATAATAATGTCTTCTCCTACTATAAATGAATCGGTAATCGATGCTGATTCCCAAATATCTATATTTTGTAAGTAATCTTGATCGTACTGGTCACTAGTAGAAGTAGATTGAGGAATTAGCAAGTATACTTTAGTTATTACTTGAGCCAGTAAGTTTCCATAAAATTCATACTTATTTACATTTTTTATTCTAATTGAGTCAGAATATGGAAACGAAAATTCATTCTTTGAATAATATAATTTTTCTCCAGTTACTGAGAAATAGCCTTCTGCTTTTGAAGAAAGAGTAGATGCGATATTACTTTTACCATATGCAGTCGACCACGTCCCCAAAGCAACAGGCATTGCCACGTCATCTACATATTTTGGAATTATTGAGTTATATCCATCACCATTTATCCACAAAATATCTGGCTTATTATTAATGTAAGAAACTTCATTAGTATCTGTCTGATTCCAGTCGGCCTGTACTTGATCGATTACCGGATTATTTGGATCCGTGTTGTCTACAATGTTTCCACTCACAGCTCTAACTACTTCTTGAGTATACTGAACTTCTCCGCTAGGTAATATTACTAGAAAAGTATTTTCTGAAACGTTTGTAACATCGTCTGAAATAGTATCCAAGTATAAAGTATCTCCGATTACAACTGTTGTTCCATCTTGAGTAACATTTGGTTTATTATTAATATATGAAACTTCACCAGTATCACTTTGAGTCCAATCAGCCTGTACTTGATCAATTACTGGATTGTTAGGATCTGTGTTATCGACGATATTTCCGCTAATTGCTCTA